TGGAAGCTCTGTCTGTGTGTCAAGTACAATCACTTGACAGCACACCATCAGATTTTCATTCACCTTTTGTGCAAAAATGCATAACGTTTTTGTGCCTCAAAATCGTGTCATATTTTGGATCGAATATGAGGCATGAACCCTACAGCGCCAATGCTTTTCGGCACTGTACACCGTGATGTGAATGTGCAGGTACTACTCACCAAATCCGACCTGTTTATGCACTCTATGCAATCCGTATTCACTCACCACAACACCACATATCACCACCTGTAACACAGCCTAAACACAGTGATACCAACACTTTACACTGTATCATAGCACCTGTATTCATCATCGACAGTATGCAGGATTTTATGCACTCTCACGAAATTGGGATTTACTGGCAATCTAGCATGGATGCACACGTAAATAACATACTTTTAAAATCTTGTCAAGCAATATGTCTTTTTGAATCAATATGCAGTCATTTGTATATCCGGATTCCGTACCCTCGAAGGTATCCCAAAGCCTTCAGTACCAACACTTAAGCACACTCCATAGCTATGCCATACACCACCATAGGAGCATAGCCTTATACACTCATACTGCATACTTATTGCATATACTGACAATCATATCCATATCTCTTACATATACTGTCAATATACCAACATATGGCACTAACTTATATATAAGCTATGAGTTACCAGTATATACCATAAGCTATAAGGTGGGACATATAGCGTCCCACATACTGTTTCATAGTGCAGGTAATACAGAGCAAATAGTATACAGGGTATACAATGTGCCAACAAATGGCTTAACACCAGTACTTGAGGGCATATATCGATCCACCTCAACCCTGTTTCACCTATACCCTGTTAAGCATCCACAAATGGCTCTATATCAACGTTTATAGTGTTTATAATACAGACAGTAATACAGCAGGGTATATCGGATAGTACCGAAAGGGTACGTCTTGTAAACGCTTACACCATTGGCGCTCTAAGGCTCAGAGCCTCTCAAGGCATCATCGGCTTTTGGTGCGGTCTCTCAATTTCACAAAATCGGATTTGTTGTAAGCGCTTAACCCGTTCTGGCAGTAGGGTTCATACCGCTTTGAGTCGTTTGTGAATCGGTGTTTTAGGCTCAAATGAACTCGGGTTTTTCACAAACTTTGCTCAAATTTTAGGTGTTGACACTCACAAACCGTTGGTGTGCCTCAAAAAAATATTTATGAGAACGCTTACAAAGTTTGTGAATTAGACTGTTTTCAAAAAATGAATAGTCGTTCATAAAAAAAGTTTTTAATAAATTAGGTCAATGCTTAAAATCGGCTATAAACCGTTGGTACATAAGGGTTTATAGCACTTCGAAGGAAAATCGGATAAAAATTGATTTTTTTAAATTAGGTCAATGATTGAAATTAGCTCTAAACCGTTGGCGCTCTAAGGCTGAAGCCACTTCCATCGATCAAAAATCGACCTTTCCGGACGACGTACAAAATCCAATGTGCCTTGAACCCTTGCGTACCAACGGTTTGAGGCACTTTTTCATGTCCAAAATCGAGTCCTTTAGCCTCATTTGAAAATTAAATAAGGCAATTCCGGACGGTCTCCCGAATCAGGAAATTTTAAATTAGTGTTTGACAGGTGAAAATGCCTGTGAGATATTATTGGTGTGCCAAGCAAGAACGGCACACAACACAACACACGACAGACACACACCTCCACGGAGCGTGTGAGCGAGTCGACCACCATATGAAACGGAGGAGCGCATATACGCAAAATCAAGACACCTTTCTGCACTCAGACGTACTTTGACAATCGAATAATTCGGCACTGGCTCGGAAAAGCCTTATAGTGCGAGGTGGGTAGATTCCCTCCTATAGCGATAAAAAGTCAGGAAAAGGGTGACAGTAAGACCTAGTTCCGCAAACTGATGACCACACCGGACAGTCGGTTGATTGGCTCGTGAGGAGTGTTATATAGTCCGTGGACTATATAATTACCCGTCTCAAGCTGAGAGATTTGAGGAGTAAGTGTGCGAGGAGATAAGGATAAGAGTTCCACAAACCGTAATAGGTTTGCCCTCTAGGGAGATACCCTACAGGAGTAAAAACAGCTACTAACAAGGCTATAAGTTTGCACTTTAGCAACACAGATTTTACACGCTTTACACCTTCCGAAACACCTGAACACACGCTTTACACCTTCGCAAAACCGCTTCAAACACAAACTTTTTAGCCTTGTTAGTAGCGAAAATGCTTAGCCAACTAAAGCAAAACTATTGCAAATGTGCTAGGTCACTGATAGATTTATCAGTGTCCAATGGACAATTGCAACTCACAAATAAGCCATAAAAGGGGAAAATTAACATGAAAATTGAGAAGTTTACTGCACGAGAAGGACGCAAAATAGACGGAGAAACACTGGTCGGAGTACACTGGAACGCACACAAAAAATGTTGGTCGATAGTAGGCATGAAGTCACGTAAGACCACGGCACTCGTACTTGGATACTGTGACGAGATAACACTGCGAGACGTAACGACGCACATAGATAAATCTAAACAGCGCAAAGTAATAGAATCGCCAACAGGTGCAAAGGATAGACACGCTTTCATGGTCGGATACATCGACGACTTAGAGGCAATACACGACGGGAAACCCGTGTACTACAAGCCACAGTGCGTAAGCAACTTTGTTGATGCTGAGTCCTACTTCAAGAATGGAGAAGTGAATTACATTGATCAGGCAAATTCGGTCAGTCTGTCTTGGGATAAGTCTAAGAACCGACCAGTCGTAACTTACTCTGCTTAAACAAAAGTATTGCAACTATGCTAGGCTACTGATACGCTATCAGTAGCCAATGGATTGTTGCAATCCAAAACTAAACCATGATAGGGGAAATTTAAAATGACAAACACAACTCAAGCACAGGAAAAAAAATACTTCCGGTTCGATATCAACGAGCTTGAAGAAGGCATGAAAGTAATAGATGTTGACTACGAAATAGAAACTTTCGAAGAGATGAAACAATTTCTTGTAGACTTCTGGAACGAGGACTTTTACGGAGGCACTTCGGACTTGACTGAAGAGGAGCATAAGAAACTCGTAGAAGAAATTTTAGCTGTCACAGATTTGAGTGAACTTGATGACCGTTTAGGTGGAATCGGATGGTCATATTGCGATATGGACGAGGACGGCAACCCGATTTGGGAAGAGATGACGACGACGCTAACATGCACTTGTGAGCAAGATGCGAAGAGCCAAGAAAAATTCTTCACAGACCACGGAGCATGTCAGGTCTGTGTATATACATCGGAGGGAAAATAAAATGAATTCATCACTAGCAGACGTAAAAAAGGCACTCAAAATAATAAGCGACGCAGAAAAAAATGCAGAGGTTAGCATAGAAGAATTTGGCGAAGGATATAACGTTTACTTCACGATATTCTCGGGAGAAGGAAAGGTAATTGAGAGCTTCACGATGTCCGATGAAGAGAAAAAATCTCAAGCTATATCACGAGCTAAACGTATTGAGGACTCGATAAATAAACTAGGTGTACCGATTAAAAATCTCGGTATCACGAGTTGGTAAATCATTCACTCATGCTAGGAGAGACAAAAAATTGTCTCTCTCATGGATTAGTGAATCCAAAATAAAACATGACAGGGGAAATTAAAAATGGCAACAGCTACAAACGTAATAATACCAACATTCAACAACGAGGTGCAGGCTAAAAAATGGGAGAAGGCAAACAAAAAAACTGTGCCTGCTACTAACATCCTATTCCGCTTGAGTGAAGGGAATAAAAAATTAAAAGACTCGTCGGTGGTTAGCTTCTACCAGTGGAATATAACGAGCGTCGTATCTTGTCCGTACCGTACAGCGATGTGCGAAGCATCATGCTATGCACTGAAAGCAGAAAAAATGTATCCAACGGTGGCGAAGCGTCGAGACATGAATCTAGAATTCTCGAGATCCGCAGAATTCGTGGAGTCTATGATTGAGCAGATACAGTTCGAGCTTGACCGCAAAAAAAATAAGGGTAAGACTATCTTCTTCCGAATTCACGAAGCAGGAGACTTCTACGACCGTGAATATACTGACAAGTGGGTACAGATTGCGAATCACTTTAAAGGCAACCGAAAAATAGTTTTCATGGCATATACGAAGTCGCTCCCATTTGTGAAGGCAATGTACAAGAAGTACGGAAAAGAAAATGTGAACATCACGTTCAAGTCATCTATTTGGGAAGACACGAAAGAAAAGTTCGTCAAGATGACTGAAGAAGTCGGCATGAGTGTCTTCACTGCACTTCCGAAAGGACAACTTGAGGAGAAAAATTACTTCTCATGTCCTGCAAGTGAGGCATTCAAGAATACGCCAAAAGAAAAAGATTGTGGACAGTGTAAAGTGTGCTACGTCGGTTCTGTCAACGTCGCTATTGAAATTCACTAAAACAAAAGTATTGCAAAAATAAAATCATGAGAGTCAGAAATGGCTCTCTCAAAGGGGAAAATAATCATGGTATTAACATTCATCGTCACTTTATTCACAGGTATGTCTATAGGTGTTCTAGTTCCAATATTGTTCAAGGAGCATAAGAAAGTTGAGAAAAAATATTGGGCAGGCTTAGAGAAGTACGCAGTCAAGAAGTAATCAAAACAAAAATAGAGGAGAGTGTTAGAAAATGAAAATCCTAAAAACAATCGAGAGCGTATTGGCGAAAAAAGAATTAAAGGTTGGTCATCCTGCAGTGGCAACAATCCGGAAAGACACGTTGAAAAAATCTTTAGAGCGTGGTGAATTCCATAAAATAATACTCGTGTTCAATCACGACACTCAAAATAAAGTGTCTGATAGCGAAGCCGTTTTGTATAACTACAACATCGGATTGTCTCCTGATTGTTGGGTACAGCCGAACACAAAAATAATAGACGGAGTGGAGTGCTACGAAATAAATATCAGCTTCCATTCAAACTTGGCTTACAACGTCTATGTTCCGAAAAATGAAGAAAAAACTTACATCGTCATGAACGCTCAAGATACTTGCGAATGGTCGGAGGGTGGCATTGATCATATCCGAGAAGTAATTCGTGAGAACTGGGGAATGATTGAGTGCGAGACGGTCGAGGAATATCATGCACTGGAAAAAAGTATTATGACTGCCAATCTTGAGGATGAAGACTTGCAGAACTGCCTTGAGCAAATCGATTACAGAGTATTCGAAAGCCATAAAGAAATGATTGAGTGGCGTATAGAGCTAGGAATGGAAACCGGAGAAGAAACAGACTGAGTAACGTCCAAAATAAAAATGACAGGGGAAAATAAAAATGAAGATGAGCAAAGTAGATTATGAAAAAGTAACAAATGCATTTGAGAGTCAGAAAGAAATAATAGCCTCGCATTACGAGGCTATTAAAAAATCTGACAACTATAACAATCTAGGCGTCCTAATCGTCCGTGTAGCATGGGACGCCTGTCGTCATGCACTTGGAACGAAGTTTATTCTAGATCAGTACGAAAAGGGTTTAAATGATAGTCATGTTCAGACGGCAATTGTAAAAGCACTCAAAAAAATTATGACAGGAGAGGTTAAATAATGAAGAGACTCACAGAGATAATAAACCATGTAACGGCTAAAATCGAACATCCGGAATTAAAATTTAATGGCTATGAATTTGAGACGGAGCCAGTATACGTTGGTGACGGATGGTCGCAAGAAGTATTCCGCTTGGAGATTGATAAAAAATCAGGTGATGCAAAAATATACTGTGCCAACACAGATGAGTTTGATGTGACCGACGATGTAACGCATCTCTTCGATGTGAAGAAAATAAAGTCTGCTATCAACGAGTACATGAGAAGAAACATGACCTTCAACTATGGAAGTAATTATATAAAGTATCTTCACTTGGTAGAGTCGGGTATGAGTGAGCGTGAAGCGTTCGAACGAGCTATAACAGTTTAAGTTAAAAAATAAAAAATGACAGGGGAAAATTAAAATGGAAAATATCAAAATAAAATGTGCAGGATGCGGAGAGTCAACGTTTATAGGTGAATGGAATGAAGCGAATGTCAGAATCGTCAAAGGAAAAAGAGCTTTTGCAGGTGGCTGTCCAGTGTGTTTGGGAGAGTTTTACGAGGATGATGAGAACTTATACTCTATCAATGAAGCCTTGAGCAATTTAAGAGCTGTTGGGTCATCGATAAATAATTTGACGGATGACTTAATTGATGAGTTAGATAATTTTCTCGGCAGTAGAGAGCTGTGTTCAGATTTAAGACTATACCTCATGTCACTAGAGAAACCAGTTGAAAAAATTCTTTACAGAGGTATGAACTACCCGACAAATCTACTTGCAGTTGGCAAGGTAGTAGAAGAATGGCACGGCTCAACTCATTGGTCAAAAAAAATAAAGATTGCAAAGAGATTTGCCTTTGATCCATATATTAACGACGACCTTCTGAAAGAACTGAGTCAAGATGAGTATCTCCTAAGAGAAAATAATGTTAGCTGTGCCAGTGAATTATTCAAGCCTATTGTACTTAGACTTAAAGAAAGTAAAAAAGCTATAGATATTCACAAGATAACAAAGAAGTACAAAAAGTTAGAAAAATGGAGAAAAGAAAAAGAAGTGACATTTATCGGCTCCGACTTCATGATTGAGAGCATTGAGTATGTAGAGTCTGACAAACCGTACTATCTAGTTGATGTAACAGAGTGTTGATTAGTCAAAATAAACTATGACAGGGGAAAATTAAAATGAAAATTAAAATTACAAGTGAGTGGACTGTTCCAACTTGGTATTCAAATAAGATTGGAGAGGTATTCGAAGTAGCAGAAGTTGCTGAGAATGGAGACGTAAGAGTCAAGAATGAAAATGAATATAACTCGATGTGGGTATTCACCGGAAGCTTTGAAGAGGTTCAAGAAGAAAAAAAATATATGCGCTATGACGAAGGTAGACGTAACGTAAACGAGTTCAACATAAAAAATGTCGAAGACCATGAGATTGAGACACTTAAGGAGACAAAGAACTGGCTCGAAGCTCATATTGCTAATAATTATGACGATGAATACGATGACGAAGAATTTGATGAGTTAGTGGATGAGATTGAAAAAGCTGACTTCGAAGATATGCAGGAAATTTTATATCGATTTGATTATGGATTAGTAGAGATTGACAAGGATGGAAACGGATTCTTAGATTAAAATAATGGGAGGAAATAAAATGGCTCAACAAGATAAAATAATAGCAGAGCGTACCGATCGGAATGGCACGAAGCACCAAACAGTTGAAACCCACTGCGATAGATGCGGTGGGAAAGGTGGTTCGAAAGCATGGAGATATACAGGAGAAACCTGCTTTAAGTGTAACGGCACTGGTCGCATGGTAGTTGCTAGAAAAGTTTACACTTCGGAACATGAAGAAAAACTTCGCATAAAGAGAGCGAAGGCAGAAGAAAAGAAACTAGAAGCGATTCGTGCAGAGGCGCCAAAAAGAAATGCTGAGTATCTAGAAAAGATTGGCTATCATAACGGAAAAATATTTGCTGTGCTTGGTGAGACATTTAGCATCAAGAACGAGCTGAAAGAAAAGAATGCTAAGTGGGGAGGAGCTGTCATCGGATGGTACTTCTCAGAGGATAAAAAAGAATACGACACTGTCGAACTTGACGTCTCTAAGCTGATTAAATATGGAGATCTCGGAGAAGTCAGAGAGAAATTTGATGATGAAGTGATTCAGTATGTAGAGGGACAGAAAAAAATAGATGATGAACCTATATCTAAGTGGATCGGTGAAGAGGGACAGCGTTTAGATCTAGAATTAAAAATTATCAACTCATTCGAAATTGACAGCTTCTACGGGTTCTCATGCATCAATAAGCTTAAGGATGAGAACGGAAATATTTTTGTATGGAAAACATCGTCAGACTTAGCACACATGTATGGAGAAGGTTCTACGGTAAAGGTAAAAGGAACAATCAAAGAGCATTCGACGTTCCGAGAAGAAAAACAGACTGTGCTTACACGATGCAGAATAAAAAAAGAAGAGGTGCTTTAATATGAGACGAACAAAAAGCGAAATGAATTTAATGCGTGACGATGCCAAGTACTATTTGCTGTTAAATAATAATAATCCTCACCTAGCATTTGAAAGCATGGTGAAAGAAAATCTTGAGACAGGTTCGAAAACTCCCTACTACATCAAGGGTGTAAAGGATTTCATAGAAGTATCAAAGGATCTAGCGCTTGAACTAAATCGCATTAGCGAGATGAGAAAGAGAGATAAGCTTAAGGTTGAAGATGAGAATAAAGTAAAGGAACGTATTGCGAGTCTAGATTTAGCAGAGGTGAAAAAAATTTACAGTGAAAACAAGGATACTGTAAGACATTCAGATAAATTGAATCTGCACGATGTTTACATGAACGTATTTACAGATGGATACATGAAGATTGAATTAATCGATGAGTCGATAGTTAGAACATTTCAACGCATCTTTTAAAATACAACTAAAGAAAAGTATTGCAAAATAAAACTATGAAATGAGGAATTTTAAAATGAAAAAAATCATCAACTCTATCCAAAAGGCATTGGCGAAAATCGAAGGAAAAGAAAATCGCTACTCCGCTACGGTACGACAAGATGTAGTTCGACGGGCAATCGAGCGAGGTGAATTCTTGAAAATAAAATGTGCCTATCATTACACAGATGACTATGCATGGGATGCAGTAAATAATCACGGAAAAAAAGATTCTGTTTCAAAAGAAACGATGTTGCGAGAATACAGTATCCTCACTCCTTCATGTTGGGTTGATAAGAAAACTCACATGATCGATGGAGTCGAGTCCTATGAGGTGAGTATCAGTTTCCATCAAAATCTCGCTTACGATATGTATGTTCCTGTGAATGGAGAAATGAGTATTGATCCGAAAGAGAAGGCTCTCAACTACGAAGCCGGAGAGTATTGTACGACAGGTGAAAAAGAAATTGATTGGGTTGAAGAGAAAAAAATTATCCGCTCTAGCGATCTCGAAAAGCTTCCAAAGCATCTCGCAGAGAAAATTATCGATGACATCATCAGTAACTTTGAATGGATTAAGTTGAAATACTTCACTCGTGATGAGGTGATGAAGTATATCGACGAGTATGGAATTGAGGCTAGATGCGAAGTTAATGGTATTCATGGTCAGAAAGCCTGCTTGAGTCTCGAAGATGTCTGGAACAATACGTTCGATTTAAAATACTTCAATCATGTATTTACGAAGGGAGAAAAATCTCATCCATTAATGAAGACAATCGAAATTGAATCATTTGGCATTGGAGCGCAAAAGACATGGATGGTGAGAGAAAAAACTCTTCATACAAATGGTAATACATTGTTTGATATTACAAGTTCATCTAGTCGTGAGGATGCGATAAAAAAGGCTCAAGTCATGAAAGATATTTCAAACATTCCAGTGCAAATCAAAGAGTAATTATTAATTATTGACCATTAAAAAATGTAGAAACTAACAAAAAAAACTAACTATGAAAAGGCGGAATTTAAAATGAAAAAAGCAGTCGTAAACGTTGTATTGGCAGGATTATTAATGGCAGGTTGTGCATCCAACTCTCTCACAGATTCATCAAAAAATAAAAATCACGATCAGCACGTATATAAATCAGACGGATACAAGACAGAGATATTCCTAATCACTGAAGACGAGAAGGATGGTTGGTACTTTGCTCCGCCAATCAATCGAAAAGGCGGTGGATACGCATTCGACAAGAAGAAGTACAATGTAGGAGACGTTGTTAGCGCAAAATATAAAGATGACGACGTAAAGGAAGAACATAAAGTAGTCGGAAAAGAACTGGCTCTTGTTGAAAGATTGTTTAGTAAGAGAATCGATACTCTTTCAGGATATAAAACAGAAAACTTCTTAATTACGACTAAAGAAAAAGATGGTTGGTATTTTGCTTCGCCTTTAGATCGCAAAGGTGGCGGATACGCTTTTGATAAATCAAAATATAGCGTAGGCGACGTAGTGAATGTAACGTACAAAGATGACAACGTAAAAGAAGAACATAAGGTAACTGGAAAAGAACTGGCATCACTTAAGAAATAAACTTAGAATAAAAAAAGAATCGATACTCTTTCTGAATGAAAGGGTATCGATTTTCTCATTAAATAGTTAGAATAAAGAAGTAAAGGAAAAAGAAAATTTATATATATTGTTTTTTACATATTTTTATATTAGATGTATAATATAGTAATTATCTATGTGTATTACTACATAGTATTTAAAAAATGTGATTAAATAGTCTGTAGTATTGTATTTTTATATCATTGATAGTTAGTTAAAAAATGATGTGCATTTCATAACTATTTTAATAGTTCTATGTTTTAATGGAGTTTATGACTTTATTACAATGTATTTGAATCACGTTTTAATACGAGGGGAGTGCATAGTAAAAGAGTATGTTTTTTATGATCGTTAAAAAAGGTAAAATTATTCATATTACACGAGCTATTTCTCTCATCTACATAATTAATAAGCTGAGCCAAAAAATAATATGACACCAAACAGTACTGATATTCGTATAAATGCCAAAGGTTTGACATTTTGAATTCGTATATTCAGTATTTCATATGCTAGATATAAAGTGTTTGGAAATGATCAGCTTAGAATATTGTGATTTGAAAATCTCTCGTGAGAGTAAGGTGTGTTCAATGATGTTTGGTCAACGATATAAAGGGAGAGGAAGAGTTTCTAGTCTAGCGAATTATGTTCAATTAGATATAACTGGTTTAAATGCCACAGATATAGTCCGTACTTATTTTGAGTTAAAGATAGATAAACCTATTATATTATTCTTGGACAACGTACAAAAACAAGAGGATAAAAACTTCTTGGACGATATACTAAAAGCAGAAAAAATTTATGATGTAAAAGATGCTATAGTAAGTCTTAAAGCGTTTGGAGCAGATGTCTTGGCGCTCACATTGACTCCAGTATCTAGAGATGGATTGAGTAACTTGAACAATATTAACAAATCTGATGAAAGAATAGTGAAAACCATAGGCTTCAATGATTGGATGGATAAGCTGAATGACATTTATAAAATTCCAGTGCTTGCAAAGAACACAAAAGATAAAGAACTTTTCCTTTCGTATCCAGAAGAGATAATAGAATTTAGTAAGAGTAATAAAATAACCTTAGATTCGATAGAGTTAGTAGATATTTTAATTGAAGAAAAAGAAGAGCAATATTTGGAGTTCATACACAGAATTAATCGCAAGAACATCCAAGAAGTGCATTTGAAAGATATAGAATCTTGTAAGAAAATAAGTAACTATTATGAAATTGACACATATAACACTTTTACAACATATAATTATGATCAATGCTATCAAAAGCTGTTAAATGAATTTGCAAAGCACATAGCCGACGTTCCGTGGGCGACACTGCTACTTCATGGTAGTGGTGGAAGTGGAAAAGAATTTGAGAAGAACGTTAAGATAATACAGGATCGCATTGGGTAAATGCTTTCCTGTATTATCTTATTTACTAAACAAAAGTATTGAATATATGAATTGATATTGATATAATTATATCAAGTTATACACCTCAGAAATGGAGCTTTACATGCATCAAAGTAATATCGTGAAAGAAGTCGTTGAGGAGATTAAAAAAACCAAGAGCAAGGTTCTCAGCTCAAAGGATGTATCTATTCTTGTTGAGAAAATTCTAGGAGATGACGTTGATTCGATCGTAGTATCTGAAGTGAAAGAGGCTCTTAAGATGAGTGATGAATTAGATTACTTTAGAGAAGGTTCGTGCATTCATGAAGACAAATTTTACTGGTCAGCAGGAAATTGGTTTTCGCTGAAAGGAATGTACAAGAATGCGGTCGAAGCCAAATCCAAGATAGGCATCTACTCTTGGCAAAGATTCGTCGACGATAATGCACCACATTTAGAGATTTAATAAAAATTTCTAAAACAAAAGTATTGACCGTAAAAGGGAATACTGCTACACCATCTAGGCTTAAGAAGAGGATCGAACAGATTCTCTTTTTAAGTATAAAAAAGGACAGGGGAATAGGGAAATGGACAAGAAATTTAGACATTATGCAATTATCGTCGGGATCATGGTTGCCGTACTCTTTTTAGGACAAGCGATCGGAAGTACCGGAGCAGAAACAGAAATTAATGGCAAGGAAGCTAGTGTTGAAAGCTTGAACAAAGAGATCAAGACTTTGGAAGCTAAGAAGCAAAGTATTTCAAAAGAAAACAAGGAAGCATTGGACGTCGTTAAAAAGCGTGACTCAATCGAAGCTGATGTGAAAAAGCTTGATTCTAAATATAAAGCATTGCAGAAGAAGGTCACTGAGAAGGAAGACCTCTTAGATAGACTCACAGTTAAAATGATCATGACGAAGAGCAAACCGATCGTTCTCGGAGCAGGACAATATGTAATCGGAAAAGATATTCCTGCAGGTCGATATCGTGCATCAAACGTTGGAGAAGGTTCAAACTTCATTGTCACATCGGGTGAAGGAGATTTGAAAGTAAATACAATCCTAGGTTCTAGCGGAGAAGAGAATTATATGTTCTTTGGTGAAACAGGAGATAACTTAGAAACAGGTTCTAGTATTAAGCTAGAGCAATTCGAGTAAAAGTATAGTCGCAATTGTGCTTGACACACGGCACAGTAGCGACTATACTTTTAATTATCAAGTGTAATACTATCACAGTAAGGAGGTGCCTAAAATGGCAGGAAGAGATTTTGGAAGACGTGTATCTCAGTTGAGAGTGGAATCAGGATACGAAAGTCAGCGTAGCTTTGCAATCGCATTGAACGTTTCAAATGCGACGGTCGCAAGGATTGAACGTGGAGAGAGTGAGCCAACCAGTGAGACGCTAGAGAAGATGGCGGAACTGTTGGGTATGGAATATGTTTACCTTCTTGAATTGAGAGATGAAGCATTTAAGGACGAGGCAAGAACGGTTTACGACAGGCTGAAATTGCTCGACAAGGATCAGATTAATCTCGTTACTAATCTCATCGATCAATTTTTGAAGACAGGAACTAAGTAAAAACTGGGAGGGTTTATGATGCCTAAATTGAATGTTAAAGACTCTTGGAAGTTGGATAGTAAATTGGCAAATCAACTTGGAATAGATAAGAGTATCTACGAAGAAGATGCCGAGTTGAGAAACCTCTTTGTCGACATGGGTAACACTGAGTTTTTTATAAACAAGAATCGTACAACGATCACTCAGCTAATGGAGTTTAGAGATTCAATTGAATTCAAGGCGATGCTTCCGGCAGTGAAGGAGACTATCATAGATAGAATTGAAGCACTCAAAAAGGAAATCGACAACTTTGAAAGAATCCGAAAAGAGATAATGAGCCAATTAGAGAAAGTTGGAAATGCAAATAATTCTATTTCTAAAGATTAATGAAATCAGACTTTTATTAGACACTGGAGGAAGTTAAAATGGCATTAGAAAAAGTAGGAAACCTTGGACAAATCGAATTAATGAGCAGACTTGTAAATCAGAAGATGATGCATGCGTTCGATAATAACGGAGAAATCACTTTTAGCGCAGATGAAGCTAAGGAGTTAGATCAGATTGTCAAGGACTTTCAGTATGTCGTCAGCAATCTGAAAATGTGGAAAAACGGATTAGAGAGTGATGGTTATGGTGGTCTTATTGACGTCATCAAGACGATCGAGAAAAAGGATTTGTAATAAAGAGGTGAAAGCAATGTCGAAGTTTCCGGACAAGTATAACTTGACTAGGAGAGAAAGCGTATTTCTTGCAAAGAAGACTCTCGTAGCAAGTATTTACAACAGTGCAAGACTTGAAGGAGTTAATATCACATTCCCCGAAACGAAAGTCATCGTCGATGGCACAGCGATCTCCGGAATGGACTTAGATGACCTTCAAATCATCTTAAATCTCAGAAACGCTTGGAAATACATTTTAAACAATATCAGCTCAGAAGAAACTCTTGACCTAGCATGCAAGATAAATGGTTTTGTCTCATACAATGAAAGCCTTGAGTGGGGAGATATCCGGAAGGGTAGCGTGGGGATTAGCGGAGTTAATTACAAGCCGGAAGTTCCCGATCGTAAAGAGACCGAGAAATACATCTCTGAACTGATGAACTCTGATGAATCGATTACATTCAAAGCAATCCGCTACATGCTGTATGGAATGCGGAGCCAGTTATTTTGGGACGGCAATAAGCGAACGAGTACATTGTTTGCAAATAAGATGTTGATTAAACACGGAAAAGGATTAATCAGCGTTCCGGAAGAATTATTGCCGGAGTTCCATAAACGACTATCTGCTTTCTATGAGACTAATGATTATGGAGAGATTGACACGTTTATTTATGAGAAATGTCTATACGGAATTGATTACTAAAATATTTGTCGATATTTTGCTTGACACACGGCACAGTATCGACTAATATTTTACTTATCAAGTGTAATACTATCACAGTAATTAAAAGGAGCTAATTTAAAATGCCATCACAATTTGAAGAAATCACAAAAAAAGTAGACGGTAAGACCACACTGATCGGAACGGTCGGGATGTTTATCGTTAGTATGGTAGGAAACAAAGGTATTGGAACCTATGAGGCGACATTAAAACACGGTGGAGTCGTTGGTAGCTACGATACTTTTGAAGAAGCGGTAGAAGCATTGCACGAAGCTTACGACAATCACATTGGAGGGAATCTATAATGACTAAAATTACTGTAATCGATTTGACTGGGAAAGAAGAAGTTCAAGTAAGTGGAGAAGGCTTCTTAACACGCATCATTCGTCGTGTTGTTGCAGGTGAGCGAGTGGTAGGAGAAGTAATTGAAGAGAAAATTTCACAGTTGATCATGTACAAGGCTGAAGTAAGAGATGGATTAATCGTTCATCAAGCTGAGGATAAATTTAACGAAGTTGAGCAAGCGATCGATGCAATCAAGCATTGGTACCAAGAAGAAGAGGATTTCATTCGTCAGGCTTCTGCGAATCCAAGCCACTATCAAAGTGTCATGAAAGAGTTTGGCATTAGTCATAATGACTTCATGAATAACGCACCAATTCGAATTGAAATTCTAGTCATCGATGACAAGCGAAAAGAAATTGAAGTGTTGAATCGATTGATCAGTGACGCAAAATCAGATATCGATTTACTCTCAACAGATGAAAGCGATCCTATTGCAAAGGTTCAGCTTGTTGAGATTTCTAATCGAGAGAGTGAGATTAAACGCTTGAAAGAAGATATTAAAGTAAGTGAAGAGAGAATCAACAAGGCGTTGAATCGTTAATTAATCGGACACGGGAGGAATAGCAGATGATTTCATTCACAGTAAATCGATTTGAGGATAAGGAACGAGTTGTCAAAGAGACGTCAATGGTAGTTACGAGCGTTATGGCAGAAGTTGTTGGTAACGGTTCGAATGTAGGGACTGTATTTCTTCACGATCAGGAAGTAACCAAGCATTATTCAGCCGAAGATGAGCATGGCAGAAGCCATACTGTAGATGACGTGGAGAGCGGAATTGAACTCATCAAAGAAGTACATGAAGAGTCGGAGAGTGAGAAAGCGGATCTTAGAGTAGAATATAGCAAGATCATTGACAGCGTGAAAAAATACGCTCCAGTGTCCGAGGAGTTGTACGTCAAAAGCGGAAATGTTCGAACTTATCTTGACAACATCTTTATGGTTCAACATTACATCGATCTCCTTCAAGGGAAACTGAATGATATCGAAGCATCGAAATCAACAGAAGAATATGCTTCTATTCCAAGTGTTCTAAAAGATGTAATCGAAGAAAAAGTAACGTACTACAAAGATGAAATTTCTAAGCTTCAAAAGGAACGGGATGAGCAATTGGGATACCTTAAAAGTAGCGTAGGAGATAATAATCAATGAGCTATACATTCCTGTCTTATCAGACCATCCAAAGCGATCTCGAGAGATTCTCCAAGAGTCTCTCCGAGAAGCTCGGACTTACTGTTAATCCATTGATGAATGAAATGGACGAATCTCCGGAACAAGAAGTAGGGTACGAGATGAAGTCTCAAGATGATTTTTATGTCGTCACTCGAAGTTATCTCCGGAATAATCGTGTAGAATATGCTGTGAAAGATCGTGATAGCCATTGGAACGTGCATCATAACGGGACAAAGGTAGTCAGAGAGTTTCCGACACTTCAAGAAGTAATTGATTACATCAAAAGCGTAGAGGTGAAATAAGATGACGAAGCTATCAGTTCGTAATTATGATGATAAATTAAGCGATTTGTTATCTAGAGTGAGAGACGAAGCAATAGTGGCTGAGATGCTTGATGGCGAGATCATCATAGGTGAAATTCATGCGAGGCGTGTAATTATAGATGAGTTCACTTATACAGCAGAGCTGATCGATGTAAACGGAAAGTTAGAGACAACTATTGGTGAATTTGACTCGGTAGAAGATGCGGTTAAACATGTGCAAGCATTCCTTGACCATCAAGAGTATTTATTCAAGATGCTTGCAGTGAACGAAGATGAATTGTATGAATTCTCGAAGAAAATTGGAGTCGAACTTCCCTATTCGCTATATCAAGGTTCAAATGATTTCATGAATAGCGTATTCGGTTTGATGACAAACGAACACAATAGAGAAACACTTGAACAGAGCGTTATGAATACGGCAACATTTACAAAGACCGCTCAATATGATGAGTTGCCGGAATTCATAAAAGAGAGAATTAATAAGTCTCTCGACAAGGATCAACAAGACCTAGCAGAAACATTTGAATTAGCGAAGGAAAATCTTTTGCGCAAAATCAATGAACAGCTCTCAAGAAGCTCTCATTAAGGAGTTAGAAAGGCGTGAGTAAGTTGTACGAAGAGACAAACTGGAGAGATTTAGAGGGAAAGTGGAACAACGAGCCTGATCACCTGTCAATCGATAATGGTGAGTTTCACCTTGTAGTTTCTCGCAATCATAGCGGTACTCTCAACGGGTATGTTGGAGTAAGAGTAGACAATCCTCTCTTTCAAAAAGGTATCGATCATTCGTACCTAGATTTTATAAATGTTCATGGCGGACTAACGTTCTCGGGTTCCGGATTCATCTCTCATGAATTCAAGAATACACACTGGTACTTCGGTTTCGATACTGCGCATGGCGGAGACCTTGTCCCTAGCATAGTAGCTATGAGAGGAATGACGGAGAAATTCTCCAATCCTTTGTTTGCACTGTTACCATCGCCAATTTCTCTCAAAGAGGAGTACAGAGATCTTAACTATGTCACGGACAATGTTAATAGCCTGTATGAGCAACTGATGTCGATTTCTAAAGATATCGGCAAGAAAGAAACAAGCCACATCAAAATGTATCGCAAGCTACGTCGATTAAAGAACAAGTATAAGCAATGGATGTAATCAAATTACGAGCTGAGGTCGACTTGACTTCAAGCTCGTAACTGAGTATACTGTAATAGTGTTACAGTTATTAAGTGATTGAAACCATATAACCAAAACGATGATTGGAGCTGAGTGGAAATGGCAAACGTAGAACAGTTGAGAGAGAAGGCAGAAAAGGCAAGAGAACGTGTAGAGAAGTCAAAGCTCACGATCGCTCGTCATGAAAAGACATTGTCAAAGAAGATTGAAGCCGTTCTTGAGGCGACAGGAATCGATGTCAAAGGAATGAACAAGGACGAGGTTTGGAGCGCTCTTAATCCCCGTGAAAATGACAACTTTGAGTTAGCATTTGGTGTTTCTCGTGCGTTGGAAGCAATCGTAGAATCGAATAAGAAACTGATCGAGAACGAGAAGACGTTGAGTAACTGGGAAGTGAAGTTGGATAAGGAAGTGAATCAAGAGCGGTTCATGAATGATAATGCACCACAGATTTTGAAAGACTTTGTCCAAGCGTGGAAGGAAAAGGCGCATGAGTGGTATATCTTCAATTACAACTTCATGGTAAAGACTCTTGATTCACTCAAAGAAAAACGTCACCTAGCAACGATTGCATATGTTGAAGGGCATCCGGAACAGATGGGAGCTTACCTAGGTGAGAACGGAAAGATTGCAAGCTACTGGGAGAACGATACCATCAACATTAGATCAAGAGGTCTTGCTGAGCATTTAGAAGAGAATGAGCTTGATCGCATGGCAGAGAAGAAGGTAAAGGCTAATTTTGGACTGCTGATCAACGACATGTACAGTGTCAGGTTTGATGAGGAGAGAAGACTTGCCATGTTGGAAACATTCTTGGAAAATGAGAGAAAGGCGAAACTTTTAGATCTCGTTCACCGTATTACTCATATCACAGGTGAAATCACAGATGCTGAAGACCTCTACATCAGTGAAAAAGGGAATCTTGATGGCACCGTTATCGGAGAAAAGGGTACTGCAGTCGTAAATACAATTGGCGCAGGTGGATGGAATATTCAATGTTTTCATTACCGGACGCTAGTAAAGGAATTGAAAACGAAATGAAGAAAGAGTTTGTACAGGATATATTCGAACAGATTAATTCCTATCCAGTAGGAATGATGTCTCTCTCTGAAGCTATAGAATGGCACGAAGGCGATGAGCCTCTCGTCGAAGAGGAGATGCTTAGAAAGGCATTACAGTATCTTGAGATTGATATTGATGATTTATACTACGACGAAAATGCCTTTGCATTCCTTGATAGATTCATCTATTTTGATGGATTAGTTTGGGTAGGTATTTCAAACTTTCAAATGGAGTATTTGGAGTTTGCTCAGACTAAGAAACACATTCACGGAGGCAAGGAGATGCTTGCGAAGTATATGTCCGAGGATAACTGGTCGATGGTCTTCTTGCTAATGAATAAAAAGGTATCGATGGCAAACTTTGCGATGATGTATGAGTATGTCCCTAAGAGCGATATGATCGATGTTTTCTCAGAAGTTTGGGTTAGAGCTGAATTTGGTTTCGAAATACTAGACCTTGAAATCATCAAAGAGATTTATTCAACAGGTGAGCCGACCGATCGCTTCCTGCAAGGGAAAAGTCATCTTAGAGCAATTGCAGATGAAGAAGGGTTTTTAACGATATACAGAGGCATCAACGACCTCACAGATGACTCTCTATCATGGTCTTTGAAAAGAGAGGTAGCCGAATGGTTCTCGAGTCGATTCGACAAGGTAGGAACTATTCAAGAAGCTAAGGTTCATGTCGATAATGTAATTGACTACTTTGATTTCAGAAATGAATATGAGGTTTTAGTTTTTCCGGAAGACGTAATCAACTAATCACAGATAAGGTGGCGAAAGGGTATGCTTTTCTTCTTCATGAAGCCGAAAGGATACAAGCCAAATTACAGACGGCACATCAACTACAGACCAAGTTTCCACGAATGGATGTTGCTAGCCAACTTCTTTACTGTTGGACTCTTCTTCCTAAGCTTTCTCTTCATGATTCTATTTGTTGAGAATGCCTATAGAATGGTCTTAATCACTTTAGTTGGACAGGTTGTGACTGGTCTCGTATGCGCTGTAAGCGATCCTAAATATTACTATTGGTGACGGTAGTAATATTTTATTTGACACCTTACTGTTATACTGTTACAGTAGTATTATCAAAACATGATAGGAGATGACTTTAAATGATTCCACAAAACGTAACGTTCATTCGTGAAGACCATTTAGATGTACAGCAGGTCTTCGAGTCGTTCATTCAATCAAGTAAGAGAAACTCATTACGAACGGCAACTGAATATCAGAACAGAATTGACGAGTTCTTTCGTGTCGTAATTTCTAAGGAGACGAAATTTGTAACGATGCAAGATATCGACAAAATCAAGCATAGTCATGTCAAGATGTATGTGAATCATCTTTCTGAGCGAGGTAATTCAGACAAGACGATCTCTGCCAAGCTTTACAGCGTGAAGAGCTTCTATAACGAGCTGTTAAAAAACGAGTTAAAGGTTAATCCAACTATCTTCTCAGTGAAGTTGAAGATTCAAAAGAATCATCATGAAGCATTGACGTTTGATGAATTGGAGAAACTATTCAAATTTATGATGGCTGAGAAAGACCTTGGGTTAGAAAAGTATCTATTCTTGAAAACACTATATGTTACAGGGAACCGACGAAGCTCTACTCTTGCACTAAAGTGGAATGACTTTAAGCAGAAGCGAGATCCGGAGACGAACAAGTTAATTTGGGTTCTCAGCACGATTGATAAGGGGAAGAAGCAGGTAGAGAAGCCTGTGTCTGATGATTTCTACGAGGAGCTTAAGCAACTCGATAAGGGGCAGGAAGAGATTTTCTGCATCTCGAGCAAGACCATCGAACGTGCGCTCAAGAGATTTTCTCAAACAATCGACAAGGATGTTTCCATGCACTCCATGAAAGCTACTGGAGTAACACTGGGATATGCGATGACAAAGGATATTAATCTCTGCAAGCAGTACGCATCCCATTCAGATATCTCGACGACAGCGATGTATCTTCGTGAGGTCAGTAGCTATACGAATCAATTAAGCTACAACATGTCGAAGGAAGTTGATGATAGCGATCTTCTAGAAATGAGTCATGAAGAGCTTCTCGCATTTATTATGAACTCTGAGAATATCGATATTAAGAAATCTATCTTGATGAGAATAAATAAGGGATAAATTCGAATGAATAAATTGATTTGTTCGAATTAATGTATTATATTAAGGGAAAGTATTGCAAATTGTTTTATAATGTACTGGTCTATAAAAGGTTTGATCAGTATATTATAAAACAAAAGTATTGCATTTTTATATGTTATCGAAGACAATCAAAGGAGATGTTGGATATGAGAAGATTAAACTTACGATCATTAAAGTACGGTAAATCAAAGAAGGAAGTGAGAGTGTATCAAAAGGCTCACAAGTTGATCATGAAGGGATTCAAAACGAAAGAGGTAAGTGAGATTGAGATTATGAATATTGCTAGTAAGTTCCCAACGCTTAAGGTGAAGGTGTTAGCAGGCGGAGACCTGTCTATTAGAAGCCGAGGTAAGTACGGTGATATGTGGCACGTATCGGATGAGGGGAGATTCTACGTTCTATACCATGATAGTCTAGGATTCAATGCATCAAAGAAGAAAGATCCTATGCATGTTCAGGACGTATTCGAGGATCTAGGTTTTATCTTTGCTAGCATTGTAAGTCACGATGAGTTTCGTCTAGGAGAGAGTAGACTATCAAATAACGACTTATTAAGAATGTCTATGTAGTTTACCGATAGAGAGTTGAGCTTTTAGGTATAGAGATTATACTTTTATTAAATCAAATAGTACAAAAATAAAGAAAAAGTATTGCAAATTGCTAATGGATATATTAGTATTGATATCAGATAGGGAAATACATAGCGGAGATTTACTTTATTTGATAAACATAGGATGGATAGAAAAACATGGAGGAGAAATTTAAAATGGCGACTAAAATTAACAATGCAAAACTTCAAGAGATTAGGGAAAAACTTGATTCAACGTTAAACGGAATTTCTAAGATTGGGATGTTAAAGAAATCAGTTGAGAACTCATTGAAAGAAGTAATTGGAGAAGAGAACGCTAAGAAAGTTTTTAAAACCAAATCTATTGATCATTTAAATAGCGATGAGGCAATTCTCTTCTTACAAGTAATTTTTAATAAAGTTGGCGACGATTCATTTAACCCAGAGCATTTTATTGCTTCTAGTACGAGCAAAAATGACAAAGAGGTATTCTTCTTTTTTAATCCAGAATTTAAAGAACTATTCTTAGAACAGCATAGAACTAAGTCAGGTCAGCCATACGCTGAAGAGACTAAGCGAGTAAATAGATTTTTATTTAATAAGACTGCAGTTATTGAAAAACTTTATAACGAAGACCTATATAATTTTGATAGTGTAAAATTCGAAGAGTTATTAAAAACATTAAAAGCAACAACTATCCGTAGTCTTCAAAACTCTATCTCTACGATGGAGCAATATATCGAGTTTGCAATCAAGCATAAGAATCTTGATCAGGTGAACATCGCTACCCAATATAATAACCGTGATGCTGTCGATGCATTCCTCGATAAGAAGGCAGAGGAAAATATGTTCTTTGACAAAAAAGAAATCGACTACTTAAGTGAGTATGCCGAAAATGCACAGGACGGAGTAATCTTGAACCTCATCTTTGATGGCGTGAGTAACAAAAACAGATTCCAAGAGTTAATCAATATCAAAGAGAGCGACGTAGATTACGACAACCTTATCATCAAGATTCCTGAGATGAGAACGGAAGATGAAGTGTCTCCGGCTCGTGAAGTACCGATTTCTTCAACTACTGCACGTATGATCCGTAAAGCAATGGACTTCGACGAGAAGTATGTAAGTACGAAAGGTCTCGTAAGTCGTAGCTATAAGATTGCTCAGAGTGAATACATCCTTCGTGGTCTTCGTAACAATGCGCAGATTCTTTGGAATAACGTTAACCAACGCATCCTTCGTATCGCAAAATTAGCCGGACATGAATATTTGACGGCAACCAACGTATCGTATAGCGGACAAGTACACTACGCAAAAGAAAAGATGGCAGAAGGAGCTTCGCAAGATGAGGCAATCGCATACGTTATCGAACGATTTAACCTTAGCAAGAACGAATCAACATACTTCTATATCCGTCGCAGAATTGAGTTGGCAGAAAAAGTATTGCACTAATTTTGCCAAACGCTTGCTTCATATTATCCAATTAGATACTATGTAATTATTCCCTGTAACCATAAGATGTACTGGTGACAGGGAATAATTACGTTAAGCAAGCAAAATACATATTATTCCATTTTTGAAAAAATTAAAGAAATGGGTTTCGTATTGGAAAAATATATTCACGACTTGGAAATTTTATCTTGCAATACGGATATGTCAATTGTATCATAGGTAAGCAGAGCTGATTGATCATCATTAGTACTTAATGCTCGGTAGCAAAAGACTACTGGGTAAATTTTAACACCGCCTAAAGCAAAAGTTTTACTATGAGTAATCATTTTGTAATATTAGGTGGGAGTTTCGAAATTGAGTTGAAATATTTGAAATTGAATTTTAAACAAACTGCAAAACTTTTGTTTGACACAAAATGACTAAGGTGCTAAGATTTACGGAGAACTTAAGAACGTTTGTTCCTATTTTGTTCGGAGAGATTGGCAAGATGATGATAGAAGGAGAAACGGACGATGAGAAAATTCACAGAAGCAAACGTATCAGGAAATGCAGGATTTAAGGCGCTAACACAGGGGAAGCAACCGTTGGTAGAAGTACTGTTGGGGAAATGTGAAGAGTATAATAGCTCGATCGTGGGATTCATTGAAGCACGTCGAGAAATCTTAATGCGTCACTTTGATCTAGAGGCTTGCCATGAGTTCGTTGAGCTATCTTCTGTCTATGAAACGGGAAACAGCGTCTTCACCAAGATGATGATCGTGTACTACGAGCGCATCTGCTGTGAGTGCGTTCGTGAGGGATTCATTGAGGACTTGATCAACAACATGAAAATGCGACTCTCACTATGCGATGGGAGCATAGAAATAGTCGTCGATCAAATCAAGTCATATTATCAGTCTGGCAAACTGGCTCCGGTTGCCCAGACGTGGCGTGAGGCGACAGAAGAACTTGAAAAAGGAAAGGTGATTTACAATGAACCATCACGATCAATCTGATCACGATTTAATGGATGAAATTAGCGAACGCATCAGTAACGGATTGCTAATGTTACAGAAAACGATGTCACTCATGAAACTTGATGTCTCGGATGAAGAGGCGATCGAGTCGTTTGATGAAAACAATGAAGCTATTGACCAATTGGTTAACAAGCTTGAGTCTAAAGAACTACTAGAGATTGCTCTAGAGAAGGTTCTGAACTACAAGTATCAAGTTGAAGAGTCCGTTCAAGCGGTCTCATCTAAGTAAAACAATTCGATCGGAGGAAACCCATCATGAAAGACGTAGCAGACATCCTGTTGGAAATCAATTCAACATCTAGCAAAAATGACAAACAGTCTATCCTTGCCCACAATAAAGAGAATACCCGACTTAGACGAGTGTTAAACCAAATATTTAATCCTTTTTTCAAAACGAATATTGCAAAGAAGAAGCTCCAGAAGAAAGTGACCAATGTCGAGGCAAAGGGATCGATCAAGTCGTTTGACGACTACCTTGAATTCTTGTCCGGAACAACTGGCAAGGATACGGAGATTGCTGAGATTCAGTTATTTATCGGTTCTCAGTCGTCAGACTTGAAGTGGTTATACGAAGCAATGGCAATCAAGTCGTTAAAGTTCGGGTTTAGTGAATCAACGATTAACAAGGCTTTCGGAGAGGAATTTATCCCTAAATTTGATTTGATGCTTGCGGAGAAGTACACCGAGAAGAAGAAGGACAGAAAGACTGGTAAAGACGTGATCAAGAAGAATTACAGCCGATATGAAGGCAAGCAGATCATTGCTACTCCTAAGCTTGACGGAAATAGATGCGCAGTCTTCGTTCACGACGACGGATCGATCGAGTTGCTATCGAGAAGCGGTAAAGAGCTTGAAGGATATACGGATATCGTCGAAGCTTTCAAAGAGTTCCCAAGAGGAATCGTTTACGATGGTGAGATTCTAGCAATCAATGATGAGAATATGAAGTCCAGTGAGCTGTTTCAGAAGACACAAAAGATTGTCCGTACAAAGGGCGAGAAGAAGAATGTCATGTTCCATGCATTCGACATGCTACCGATCAATGAATTCAAAAATGGTGGATGCAGTACGTCGTGTATCAAGCGTAAGAAAGCGCTTGAACTAGTTGTTGAACGTCATCATCAACCATTGATCGCATATGTTAAACCCCTGTACACTGGGATGTTTGATCATGATAAAATCAATGAGCTATCTGAAGAAGCGATCGCAATGGAAGAAGAAGGAATTATGGTTCAATTGGCTGATGCGTCGTACCAGTTAAAAAGGACTTTTGACATCTTGAAAGTGAAAATCATGGAGTCTGCAGACTTAATGGTCAAAGGAACTTTCGAAGGAGAAGGGAAGAATGAGGGTAAGCTTGGCGGAGTCATCGTCGATTATAAAGGATTCGATGTTCGTGTAGGTGGTGGATTCTCAGATGAGCTACGAGAATCGCTATGGATTGATTCGGATGAGCTGATTGGAAAGATTATAGAGGTACAGTACTTCAAGGAGTCCGTGGACAAGCACGGCAACCTCTCGCTCCGATTCCCGATATTCAAGACAATTCGAGAAGATAAAACGGAACCAAGCTACAACTAAGCTTGATTTGTAACATTATCGTAAAACAAAAGTATTGCAAATTATGTTACGATGAACTTGTGGAAAACCCACAGAAGGGAATTGATAATATGAACCAAATCAAGAATAAGAGAGGAAGTGTATTCGGTACAGCGTCTAGTCCATTAGTGAAAGTATCATTTAGCTTGGCACTGCTCGTTACGAGTGGTCTGTATGTGAATGAGAAGATTGCCATGGATAAGACTCAAGAGAAGATTGTTCACTATGAGAGTGCGTTAAAACGCCAAGAAGGTACGATTGACAAGATGCAACTGGAAACAAAGACACTCAAGTCAGAGTTGCATGAAACCAATCGACTAATCGACATCATGAAGAAAGACAAAAAGGATATGAAATCCAAGTACAACAAGTTGCTCAAGGACAATGAAAAGCTGAACCGAGATCTCAAGTCGAGCCGTCGAAATGCGGACGAGCTTGAGAAGATGCTAAAGCAGACAAAGTTACAAGCGTCAGTAAAAAAGTAAGGAGCCATTCCGTTACGGCTTCCGCAACTCCGGCACCTCAGAACGAAGTGTCGCAAAAGGTTACTCGTGTCGTCGATGTTTCGACAGAACCGAAACCTAAAGTGGAAGCTGAGAGAGAGAAGAGTAGTAGCGGTAATGGCTCATATAAAGACTGGACAGCAGTGAGTGTAAGCTCCAGTGCATACACGGCTAGCTGTGCCGGATGTAGTGGAGTGACAGCTACGGGAATCAATTTATCGGCAAATCCGAACGCAAGAGTAATTGCTGTTGATCCATCGGTCATCCCTTTAGGGTCGACCGTATATGTTGAAGGATACGGAATGGCAATTGCCGGAGATACGGGTGGAGCGATCAAAGGTCATCGCATCGATATTTACATGCGTGATCATGGTCAAGCCATTAATTGGGGAAGAAAGACTGTGAATGTTTACGTGAAGCCTTAATATCCAACTACAAAATCATGGAAGGGGATGAACGTAAATGCCAAGTGCAAATATGAATTAGGAGGAATATCAATGCCAAAGAAAGAATTAACACCAATCCGATTGTCACTGAACAACTTCATTGCCGGAAGTGGAAAGTCCACGATAGCATCGTATCTCTGTGAACACCATGGATTTAAGGTCTATAATTTTGCTGATCGAATCTATGAATTAGCTGAGGAGCTATTCGGGATGAAGGTTAAAGATCGAAGTGTTCTCATTGCAATTGGCGAAAAGATGCGTGAAATCGACAAGCTTGTTTGGATCAAGGAGACTATCCGTCGGATCGAAGAAGAGGGTCATCCACGTATTGTCATTGCCGACACTCGTAAACTATTGGAGTATGCATATCTAATTGAATCCGGATACCACCAAGCGATGGTATTCTGTCCAGAAGATATTGCGATACAACGATTGAAGGATCGTGATGGAGAAGAGAATGTTGATGTTGAAGTAGTACTGAATGGTGCGACAGAGACTCAGCTACGTCCGTTAATTGATCAGATGAAGGTATTCGACACGTCTCAGTCTTGGGAAGATACTCGTACAGAGATCGATGCCTATGTTAAATCTCTTGAGCGTTTGTGACTACAAAACTTCTTAAAAAAACATTAAAGAAAAGTATTGCAATATACAACTCTACTTGCTATTATTATCTTGTGGCAAGGAGATAGCGAAAAGGAAGCGATTGAATGAAAAAGAGAATGATCATCGCAGGTAGCAGGCACTTTTCAGACTACGATCTCCTCAAGCAGAGAGTTCAAGAAGTTCTTGATCAATCAGGAATTAAAATGGACGAGCTTGAGGTGGTGAGTGGCGGTGCCAATGGCGCAGATAAGCTTGGAGAGAGATTCGCCAAAGAGTTCGGGACGAAGCTGAAAGTATTGAATGCCAATTGGGATTCAAGAGGATATTCGGCAGGTCATCTTAGAAACATGGAAATGGCAATCTACGCAAGCGGTTCAATTGAAAGTTACTGCATTTGCTTCTGGGACGGTAAAAGTACTGGGACAAAGAGTATGATCCAATTGGCTGAGAAATACGGTATCTCATTATTTATCACACAAATACAAAAACAAGACATCGGGGGAAATAACAATGATTATGATTCAACTTCAAGAAACAGATCGGCTTAAAAGAATGGACGAAGTAGCACTAAAAGCACTAACTCATCACCTTAAAGCTTATCAAGCAGAGCGAGAGCGTAAGTTATCTAATGCATTAGCAAACATCGTGAGCGACATCATCACTCTTGATCAAGAAATGCAGACAGTTTCGGAGATTGAAAAAGCATTGGGAATTGAAGGTCGAGTTTATCCGACTCACATTTACAAGATTGAGGGAGAGATACTTTACAACTCGTTCCAAGACCTTCAGAGTTACGGAAAAGAAGTCGGATTCGAGTCAGAGCAATTCTTACTCATGCAGAAATCGCTTCTAAAAGAAGTTCGAAGCATGTTGGATACAGAATGCGTATTAGGATACGGCTATCAAGAAGGTTCTGGGAAGAAAGAGGTTGTCTTGTTCGAGTTCCCTGTAATCGCTACGGAGAACAATCGGTATATGCCTCAGTACGATCAAGAAATGCAAATTCCATACATCACAGTTTAAAAAAATATATTAAAACAAAAGTATTGCAATTAATATTCCGGAGGGATTCACATGTTAAAAGACTTACGATCAAATCCACTTATGCTTACAGACGCATACAACTTGAGTCACGAACGACTAAAGATTAACACAGACTACGAAGTATCACACATCTACAATCGTGCTTCAGGAATGATTTTGTACGGATTCGCTGAGATGGTGAATGAGGTTTTATCTGTTCAAATCACACACGAAATGATTGATCAGCTTCAAAATGCATCAAATACAATCAAGGTGAAAGCACCGATCGAGTTATTTCGTAAGGTGGTTGATGAGCATAACGGATTCTTCCCGATCCATGTCCAATCTCTACCGGAAGGAACTTGGTGTCCTAAAGGAACTCCTTTTGCACAGGTTCGCAACACGGTAAAAGGATTCGGAGAGCTAGTTACTTGGATTGAAGGAGTATTCTTGCAGTCATCATTCCCATCAGGAACAGCTACCGAAGCATTCCGCATTCGTCAGTATCTCGAAGATACGAAGAAGGAGTACGGATATGATGACAGCTTCCTATCTCGAGTACACAGCTTTGGATTCCGTGGTCATCGTAGTCTAGAAGATGCTTACTGGGCAAGTACAGCTTGGAACATGTTCTTATTTGGGACAGACGATCTGCACTCATTGATCCATACGCCTGAAGCAAATGTATCGTCTATCAGTGCGTTGGCGCATAAAGTTACACAGCAATATGACGCTGAATACGATGGGTACGTGCATGCGATTGATGCGACAGCAGATGCCGGAGAGAGTGTCGTTGCATTGGTAATCGACACATATGATGCACATCGCTTCATCGATGAGTATCTTGTTCCTTTGGCAAACTATGCAGACTCAAAAGGAGTTCATATCGTCATTCGTCCGGATAGTGGAGACGTTGATGAGCAGGTTGTAAAAGTTTATAAAAAGGTCGATCATCATGGTCTCAAGAATGTAAGTGCGATCATCGGTGAGGGCATGAGCTTCAAGATGATTCAACGAACAGACTACTTCTTCATGTTGCGTCAGGTACCATTAAGCTTCGTTAGTTATGGTGTTGGTGGCGGATTCTACAATGACATCAATCGTGATACGCTAGGATTCGCAATGAAGACAGCATTCTCGAACGGAGCGCCACGTATGAAGTTTGGCATGGATGCATTGAAGCGTTCAATTCCAGATGCCGTCTATGTTTATCGAAATCCAGATGGACAACTAGTAGTAGATCGTGAACAAACAACTGGAGAAAAAAGTTGGCATGCTGAATTAACTTCTGAGTATCAAACCGTTTATCTTCACGGATTAGACATGTCGACATATGACAATAAACCATTTACACATGTGCCGGAATGGAAAGAAACGAAGGAGATTGCATTGTCGAATTTAGGAAAAGATCTACAGGATCGCATCATCCTATCTGATTCAATCAATGAGCTTGTAAAAGAATTCGAAGCTAAATACTCATAATCGGAGGAGTTAAAATGTTTAAATTAGGATTTGTACTAGGACGCTTTCAGATGTTACATCTAGACCATGAAAATATGATCAGAAAGTCGCTCAGTGTGTGTGACAAGGTATTGCTTATGGTAGGATCTTCAACGGAGAGTGGAACGGTTCGCAACCCGTTTAATCTGCATACTCGCATGAATTTGATTCGTCGTGTTTTTGACGAAGAGATTAAAGGTGGAAAGCTTTTAATTTGCCATACAGATGACATGACACACGAAGAAGATCACAGTTATGATTGGGGTGACTTTTTACTCCAAAAAATTGAAATGTGGAAGAGTCATTATGCAATTACTGAAAATGTTGATTGCTTCATCTATGGTAATGACGAAGAGCGTGGCTCATGGTTTAATCCTGAAAAGATTAAGGGAATCAGTCATCTCGTCATTGCTCGAAACGATCGATCAGCGACTAGCATTCGACAACTAATGTGCAAAGATGACTATAGCGAATGGTGTGAGAACGTTCCTAAAAGTATTTCCGGTCTAGAGACTTTCCGTCGCCTCAAGAGTGAACTTCTTGACATCGAATGGTATAAGAGAATTTATTCTGAAGAGGCGAATCGCAATGTCTAATGTTATTGAGCTTTTTCATTCTAAATGGCTTGCCGTTCAAGAGAAAACGACCGTTGGCGGAGAGAAGTACATCTACACGACAGCTCCATGGTGTAATAATCAAGGCGTTGCAATCTTACCGTACCGATCCAAGACGATGAGCCAGTGGGGATATCCTGAAATGGAGTTCCTTGGTCGATTTGAAGTTTGTCCTGCACACTCTGATATGCCAGAGCTTGGTGCCGTCATGGGTGGCATGGATAAAGAAGGAGAGCCTGCGGTGGTCACTGCATGGCGTGAGCTAATTGAAGAGGGCGGATTTGAAGTACCTCTTGATAATATTATGTATCTTGGCACCTCAAAGCCATCGAAAGCATCCGATAGCACTATGTATCTGTTTGCCGTTGATCTCGATCGTGGATGCAAAGAGGTACCTGCTATTGGTGATGGAACAGAGCTTGAAAAGCTAGGATATAGCCAGTGGATTAGTCTGGAAGAACTGATCGCATCTAAGGAGCCATTGCTACAAACGATGTATCTCCGGTTGATGAAAAACTTAAATAAAATCTAAACAAAAGTATTGCAATAAAGAATGATCTTCTCTATAATAAGAAGGTAAGGTATTGAGAGAGAAAGACGTATAAAAATCATTAAAACAAAAGTATTGCACAAAGAGAGGGCGATGGATATGAAAGGCGTAATGACAGTAAATATTGAGATTGATTACAACACAATGCTTCAACAAGAGGGTTTACAGAACCTTCTACTCTTCACAGGAGCGCAGGACACGAATGAGCTTGTAAAGATTCACATGGAATCATTGACTCGTGATCTACTAGAGGTCATCAACAAGAAGCCGTTGGTCGGAGCGGAGATTTCAGGAAAACTTGTAGAGCATGAAATTCTTGATGCAGTTGTTCGTGAAGAGGAGTCAAATGATTCACAGTCTGAAGAAGCGATCGTGGGAGAAGTAATCGATGTACCAAACATCTACGACACTCTTCAACAAGATTTAAGAGATATTTCTGTAAACAAAGGCATGCCTACCAAAATTCGAATGAACCTTGCAATGATGCGTGTCATGAGCCAATCTGAAGGCGTAAATGCAGTTAGCCAAGTGAACGGATTCCCAGTAGAGCTAGAAGCAATGGAAGAGCTTTACGCCATCGAGTACAAGGATTATCAATCAAACGAAATCAAACATGCTAGTCCATCAAACGGACTACAAACGATTTAAGAGAGGACATTTAATATGACACTATTATCATTCGGACTATTGATCCAAACGATCGGATCAGCTCTCCTGCTTGGTGGATATGCTCCTCAGATTGGAAAGCTTCACAAGACAAAGAACCCAACAGGAATTTCACTTCTGTTCTGGACAATGATCGGAATCGGATGTACATCCATTCTAGTCAATATGATTCTTCATGACACATCTCTTCCTGTCATGATCACTCAGTCTCTCAATGCGCTCGGTGCTTGGTACACTCTTGGATTAGTCATCTACTGCAAGAAGCTTCGCCGTCAAAAGATCAAGATTAATCACAACGTCGCAAAAGCATTCTTTGTTATGTTGGCAGTACTTGTCTATGCAATGATTAGCGGAGAGAGCGCAGAGGACATTGGAGATGGAATTCAGCTAGTCGGAAGTATCGCACTTCTAACAGCGTATATTCCTCAAATCATTCACTTGAATCGTGTTAAGGATGCAACCGGAATTAGCCGTTGGTTATTCATTGTTCTTGGACTCGGACTACTGAGCGTAACAGGCAACATGATCATCACAGGAACGAATATCTGGATCATTACAACTGAGTTCTTAAACATTGGATTGATCTTCGTACAGTTTGCGATGACAGTTCATTATCAAAACAAAAACTAAACAAAAGTATTGCAATATGTGAGGGAGACTGTACGGGTCTCCCGATTATATCACGTCGGTGATTGACGTGATTAAGCTAATAAATATCATCTGTTTATTGGTTTAACAATTTCAATCACTTCTGAAAAGAAGCGAAAACTACTTGGAAAAGAAAGAGGTTTTTAATCATGGCAGAAAAAGAAAAGCAAGTACTACAAAAGGGTAAATCATACGTCACAGTCGTAGGTAAGGCGTCGCTGAGCGAGAATTCATTCAGTGGAGACAAGACTTCGAAGAACTCGGATTACATCTACAATCGAGTGAATATCGGTATTGAAACAGCAGAGGGAAACAAGATTTACGGTGAAATGATGGGCGGATATTCTCCTTCTCAAAACTACCCGATCAAAGCTCGTACTAAGCAAGTAGATGGACAGCCATCTGTAAACATTGATGTCGCATGGGCGGATCGGTTGAACGAGTCAATTGTTGAAACGATTAACGAATTCAACGTCATCAAGATTGGTCTTGTTCGTGAAAAAGAGCCTGCAGAGGGCGTAGAGCCAACAGAAGAGCAGAAGAACTCTAAGCTTATTGTTAAGAAGTTCCTTTCATCTTATGATGCTCACGACTACATCCAGAAGCATCTTAAAGACGGCATGATGATCATGGTCAAGGGTTCTTATGCATTCAACACGTACAATGACGAGACTCAGCGCAAGCTAGAGATTGATTCGATCTTCCTAAGCAAGTCAGAAGAAGGATTCGCAAACTTTGTACAGACAGTCGTTGTTGATGAGGATTCACTTACAAAAGAATCTCTTCGTAATGCTAAAGAGACTGGCGAAATCATCGTCAACGCTCGTGCGGTCGACTATGTCAGCAAGTTAAATGGTAAAAAGATTGGTAAAAACATGTTGTTCGACTTCCCAGTAGTCGTTAAAGTGAACAAAGAGAAGCCAGAAACTACGGAAGCGATTATCAAGAAATTGTTCTCTGTCAAAAAAGGCAAGGTTCGTGAAGTAACTCTCGAGGGTCAGATTCTCGAAGGATATGAGCAAGAAGAAGTTAACGAGAAGGACATTGAGTTGAGCAAAGATGTAAAAGAGCTTATCGAAATGGGTCTGTACTCGATGGAAGAAGCGAAGAAGAAGATGACTGTACGAGGCAATCGTGTCTCTAAGCTATTGTTCACACGTCCATTCATCATCCGTGACAAAGATGATGCAAACAAAATCACTCTGGACATCCATGATGACAAGTATACTCCGGAAGATCTCATCGTTAACATCGAAGAAGACGAGAACACTTCAATTGCAGAATCTATCGTTGAAGAATCATCTAATGCAGATGGAGACACTTCTTGGCTCCAAGGCTTATTGTAATCAGTAATCAATGCAACAGTTTAAGTGAAGTGACACAACTTCACTTAAACGAAAGTATTGCAAATAAATCATAACACAATCAGAAAGAGGTAATTAATATGATCGTAGGTAAAGGTGCAGTTCGTGAATTATGTCATGAAATTGATGGAGTTATTAAAGAGATTGATCAGATTACACAGTCCAAGATTGACCGTGTAGCAGATAAGATTGATGCGGAATTAGCATCATGTGGTCGTGAGTTAACGAATGCTTCGACAACACTTTCTCAAGTCAAACCATTGGCTGATCGTTTGGTTCAGCAAATCGGCAAGGATGCTCCGGATCATGTCCAAGTATTGGTGGGTTCAATTGTAACGGAAATAATGTCTAAAGTGACGGGTGTCGCAAGCAACATTGAAGAAGTACAAAAGAATATCAAGGACGTAGATAAGTATACAGACGAAATCGACGACTTAACTGACTTGATTGATAAGAAGACGGATCAAATCGACAAAATTACTGACAAGTATCAGAAATAAGAGAGGATAAACCACATGTCATACACACCACCGACAACTTCTCCAAACTATATGAATTCAGACTGGTCAAGTTCTAAAACAAAAGAGACTGCCATGAAAATCGATCACATTGCTGATAAAGCAAAGTTTGCGATTGAAATGCTAGAGTCTGCCTTGGCAGGATTTGATACGATTGAAAAAGAGATTATCGACGTGTCTAATGCTACTGTCCAACCAAGTCGTGAGCAAATTCGAGCATTTGCTTACCGAATTGACTCCAACCAAAATCAGCTCCGTGATGGTCTTAATCGAGTGAAGAGCATGATGCAAGAGGTAGATATTGCTACTGACAACATCCAAGGTTTCCGCTCTAACTGGTAAGACATTGATAAAGTATTGCAATTGTTATAAAAAAACAGATGAAAAGAAAGAGGTTATTATTATGAGTATGTTCCGTAAACCAAGCACAAAGCAATTAGGTCTTAAGGTATTAGTAATGGGTGAAAAGGGAGTAGGTAAATCCGTATTCTCGCTATCATTCCCTAAATTATATGCTCTCGACGGAGAGACAGGTATGGCTTTCTACGAAGATCATCCACAGTTTGGTCAAAACATTTTGGGTATCGCTAATACGATGGACTTCAATGAGCTTCATAGTGCGATTGATGAGATTGAGGAAATCGTAGAGGATGATCCGGAAGCTGTTAAATCGCTCGTCATCGACTCTGAAACGAAATTCTATCAAAACCTTACTGACTCGGCACTGACAGTTGAGGAGAAGAAGGCACGTAAGAGCGGTAAAGACGTGATGGACTCTGCCGTATCAATGCGAGGGTGGGGTCGAATCAAGTCTGTTGCTCAACGACTTCAAAACCTAAAGATCGACTTGTCAGCAAAAGGCGTCAATGTAATCTCTATCTCTCAAATCGATGATATTAAAGAGAAAAAAGGTGACAGTTTCGTCAAAATTGGTGAGAAGCCTGTTATGCAAAAAGGTGCCGAGTATGACTATGACTTAGTTATCAAATTGTACACTACTGTCGATGCAAGCGGAGATGTTCAGTACAAAGGCATCATCCTCAAAGACCGTACAGGTGTGACAAAAGTTGGTCAAGTCATCTCTGATCCATCATACAATGTATGGAAGCCATTCATCGAATCACGCAAAAACGGAGATAAGATCAAATCTACACTCTCTGCAGATGCTGAGAAAGCTGAAATGGCATTGGTAGAAGAAGATACTAACCGAGAAAAAACTACCGTTGATAAGCTTCGTGAATTGATGGCTAAATCAGAACGGCACCAAGCTCATGCTGTAAAACTCATTCAGGAAGCTAAAATCAAGAATCCACTTGAGCCAACAGCTACTGAGATTAAGAAGCTCGAAGCCGTCGTAGCTGAATTAGAAAAGTTTAACTAAACAAAAGTATTGCAAATAGGGTGGGCGCATTCCGCCTTCCCTATATTTATGTGGAAGGGGATAACGAAAATGACAACTGCAATGAAAGAACCAAAGGAGATTAAATGCTATTACTGCGGAAAGCCGATCGTAAACTCACTGGATCATGTGATCAAAAAGGTACCGCTACAGACTCGAAAAGGTATTCGAAATTATAAGCGCAACCTTCACTTGGAATGTGTTCCGGAATACAACAAAGGATTGACGAATGTCGAAATGAAATCTGCAGAAAATACGGAATGGGAATCGGTATTTTACTATTTCCGAGATGAAATTCTGGGAGTAGGAAAAGACTTTATCACATCCAACGACAAGAAGTCGCATATGGCAAAACGTCTCTTAGGTTTGCGAGTTGGCATGTACTATCCTAGCGGTACGAATACACGCATCCTGCCTCGAGGATACAGTTTCAAGACGATATTGATTGCAATGAAGGTCGTCAACCCAAGACTTCAATCCTATTTGAAGACAGCGAACTTTGCGAACTTCAAGCATAAAGTAGATGGCTGTATGAGATTCATCGTGTCCGAAATCCCTGATGTTGCGAAACGACTTGCTGATCAGCAAAAAGCCAATGAGAAGCTAGACGACGTAAGAACAGATGCTCCGACCTTCGACTATAAAGCAATGCTAGACAAGAAGAGAGAAAAAGAAAAGGAAGAGAAGGCAAAGGAAGAAAGCGTCAAAGACGAAATTGCCTTGCTTCTAGGAGGATCGATCGATGAGTAATGAACTAACACCGGAGCAAAAGGCTAAAAGCGAATTTAGAAAGATGCTTACAAATACAAAGAAATCAGCAGAGAGCTACGTCGTTCTTAGTATGTATAAGAATACAGAGCTTTACTTTGACAGCAATTTAACCATTGATGACATCCATGATCCTGTATGGAAGATGTACTTTGGAGTTGCAGAAAACTTGATCAAGAAAGGTAAGCTAGTTCTCGATGAAATCGTAGTTGGATTGCGTGTAGAAGAGAATGAAGCGCTCAAGAAGATGTACGAAGATGCCAATGGATATCAAACGATTGCTGACGGTAAGAAGTTCGTACAAGAAGAGAACTTTGAAGCTTATCTAGTTGATGTCAAGAAGTTCAATGCATTGATTCGACTACATGATTTGGGATTCCCGATTATGGAGAAATTCGATGCATACAAAGCAATGCCCGTTGTAAAAATCCAGACTACACTTGAAGCTGTACTGGACTCTGTATTTGCAGATGTAGAAGTTGCCGAGAAGACGGAAGATTTAAAGGATAACCTTTGGCAGACGGTACTCGATGCGAACGAGGGTCTCATGCGAGGATTCCCTTACTACTCATCCATGTTGACTGAATTCGTCAACGGTATGGCTTTAGGGAATCTAACGATGTTGAGTGCCAACTCGGGTATGGGTAAAACCTATATTACGCTTTCTCAGATTCTACCGAACATGATCGAATATAATGAGAAGCTAATGATCCTTGCCAATGAGGAAGACTCTGTTAAGTGGCGTAAGGAAATCATTGTGTGGGCGGTCAACAATGTCGTTAAAAAGAGCTTTGAAAAGCATCGCTTCAATCAGGGTAACTTCACAAATGAGGAACTCGATATTCTCAAAGAGGGAGTTGATTGGCTTGAGAGCGAGATGGAGAAGGGGAATATCACCTTCATCAACTTCAACTCGTTCAGTATGAACAAGGCAATCAAGACGATCAAGAAGCAGTCATCTGTCAATGGTATCAAGTACTTTGTTCTGGATACGTTGAAATTGGATAGCGACAATATCAATCTGAATACTCAGGCATGGCTACAACTGCAACAAGGGATGGTCAAGCTTTACGACTTGATCAAACCTTCTAACCGCAACCTTCATGTTTGGGTGACGTATCAGTTAGGTAAATCAGCTATGATGTCACGATTCCTCTCTCAGAACTCATTGGGTATGTCTAAGAACGTAGTCGACGTTGTTTCGACTCTTCTCCTTGTCCGCAAAGCATTGGAAAGCGAGAAAGAGGGCGGAAAGAACGAAGTAGAGGTCAAGCTGAAGAATGGCACCAAAACGAAGATGAGCAAGGATAAAGAGTACTTCATCTTATTCATAGGGAAGAACCGAGCAGGTCAAACCTCGAGACAGTTAGTCTTTGAAGTTGATATGGGTCGGAACATTATGACGGACTTTGGAACGTGTTTGATTCCGGAAGACATTTAATCAAAAGCATTGCTAGACTTTTCCATTTGGGTCTTGCAGTGCTTTTTTATTTTGTGCTAGTATATTACTGTAATAGTAATTAACTAGAGGGGGTAGGTACTATGATTATTCGACATAAGCCATTCAAGCATTTTGGAGTGAATCCGGTAGAAGTCACTGTTAATAACAAAGAAGGTCTTGCTTTCACGAATCCACATGGTAGCCAGATTCTCACAAAGGAAGAGTTCGAAGAGATGATTGCCTTGGCTAATGTATTCTATGAATCAGAAGGCGTAGAGGATTATATTAGAACGTCCAATAGATTCAATGAGTTTGCAGGTCATCATATTTTTGATACAGCGACTGTTGATGGCAAGCGGATTGTTCCAAGATCCATGCATCGAAGAAAGCCTTATAAGAAGAATATGAAGAAGGACTGGGTGTTTTACTGCAACTGGTGTAAGACGAAAGTTTCGAGCGCTGATCCGGATAGAGATTCATATGTAATGATCAATGAGCAAGTATCTTTAAACTTCGATATCTATGGTCAATTCTGCTGTGAGGCTTGCGCTGAGAACTACTGGTACGAGCAAATTCTTGATTATATGAACGAAAATGGATATAGCGATGTGTTCCATATGGATAAAACAGTAGGTCGATCTTGAGATGAAAAGTTTCATCTCTTTATCTAAACAAAAGTATTGCAATGATAGTAAATAGCTGATATATTATTAGCAGGAAGTCGCTTTTGCGACTATATTAAAACAAAAGTATTGCAAAGGGATGGTGTCGACTATGGTACTTACAGCTTGGATTTTATTCTTATTCTTTGGATTTTTCACACTTCACGGACTGATTAACTTCTTATTTTCAGGTCTCAATGATGCGCAAGTGGTAGTGTTCTTTCTATCCGTATTTATCACAGCAGTATCCGCAGGTGTTATCTGGGGAGGATTGTTCCAATGAATCTGACTGGATCATTCAAGGTTATTGAAGTCTTAAAGAAGACGCAGGCAGTTTTCTTCAAGCAATTGAAAGCAGGAGATGAATTTGATCTCTCATATGATCTGAACGGAGGATACAACAGTTCTCCTCAGATTGAAATCGTTCAAAACGGAGTAGTTGTTCACAAGAACGATGGACTTCAACTTCGAACTAATCTTGAAAAATTCAAGATTGAGCAGGTTGTCAAATGAGTGAAATTCAAACTCAAGAGATGGTGACAATATCAATCGATCGATACAACAAGCTATTGGAGATTGAAAGAGAGGTTGACTCAGCAAAGTCTCGAGCTAATTATGAACGAGCTGAATTGGCTAGGAAGGTTGATAGCTTGTACTCACTCGAATACATTCCGCCTAGAAAGATTATGTATGTGCGGATTGACAAGCTGAACCTACTAGGACTACTGGGACTGAACTTCAAAAAAGAGGATGAGATTAATCAGGTGTACTTCGAATTCGAGGACAGAGGAATCTTTTTCGACAGCGATATGGGTAGACGCTTTTGAAGAACAGAATTGTATATGCCAATTTGAAGATAGGTAGATTCTTTGATATGCGGTGTGTAGATAAAGTACACACAACCATTAAGAAGATGGAGGCAAAAGGTGAGGTTCAAATATTTTTGGATGAGCGTGATCTCCTTTCTGCCGTAGCCAGTAACTAATAAAATGACGGTTTCATTAAACATTTGGGGGAATTAAAATGCGACGAATCGACGAAGTGAAGAATAAGAAAATGGTCAATATCAAACACGTAAAAGTATTAGGCAAAAATCGAATCCGGATCACATTCCGAAACGAGGAGTTCATTGAACTGACGGCTCAGCCTGAAGACTTCGTCGGAGATTGTGGCATCTACATCACCGTTGACAATTTGGAACAGCGTCAAAAGGCAACGGCTAAGAAAGGGGTGACATCATGAAGTATCTAATTTGGATAAATCTTGGATGTGAGACTGGAAGTCCACAGCGAATACAGAGCTATTACGAAATATGCGAAGGAGACACTGAAGAAGAGGCTATTAATAAGTGGCTTGAACAAACTGGATTAAACAAGTACGCAGATATCAGCATCCGAAAAACCGAGAATGGATGGTACTGCGATGGTCGTAAGCTCAATGTATTCCACCTTATTGAGAATAATGGTTATGAAGACTGGAAGACACTTGAATGGAAGTAAAGAAAGGAGTGACATCATGAAGAAACTTATCGGAGCTTGGATGCTTTTAGTAATAGCAATGGTAGTAGGTATCTGGGGAGCATTTTTCTATGCCGGATACAAAATCTTACAACATTTCGGAATCATGTAAAAGTGGAGGGTTAATACATTGGATTTTTTAATTGCAGACACACATTATCTTCACAAGAATATCTTGAACTTCGAGAAGAAGACTCGAGGACAGTTCGAGACTGCTGAGGAAATGACCGAGTATATGATCGATGCATGGAACTCAGTTGTATCAGATGGAGATACCGTTTATCACGACGGAGATATTTCAATCAATGGTAGCTACGCAAAGATTGCTCCTATCTTAGAGCGATTAAACGGAAACATCATCCTCATTCAAGGAAATCATGATGATACGAAGGTGTGTAAGAAACTACTTGAAAATGGTCTTATCTCAGAACTTCACCGTGTCGGAATTGTACTGAAGCGAGATAAGCAGTGCATGTGGCTTACTCATTATCCTATGCAGATTGGATTACGAGAGCGGAAATGGTCGATTCATGGTCACATTCATTCGGAATTAAGTGACGATGCGAATCAGCTTAACGTCGGAGTGGATAGCTACTTTATGAACGAGGTTCTCAAGGTTCCGTTCGGTCAACCTGTTCCACTCGACACTGTTGTCGAATACATGCTAAACAATCCAATTACTGTCGAACGTAGAAATTGAATTCAAAGGAGCGAATTATCAATGGAGACAACTAAATTAACAACACCTGTAGCGATTGGAAACACATTCTCTCAAGTAGATCCAAGCATCATTTTCTGTGGCAAGGATCATAAGGAAATTTTAAAACTTACACCAACCGGAGATATCTATGTTAATGGTCGACTTGCAGAGAATGATAAAAGCGTAGTGGACGGATTGCGACGTTTTCTTAAGGTGCAAGGATTCTAATTAGGAGCAATGTAAAAACGAAATTACAAAACATACAGAATCAGGAGATGTAAACAATGAATTTTAAAAAGACAATTTTTTCAGCGATTATCGCTTTATCAATCTTGGCACTAACTGCTTGCGGAGCTACTGAAGCCGATACGGTATCGGAAAACTTATCAAAGTCCGCAGACTCTTTTGAGGTACAACGGAAGATCGTGTTCTTCAATGGCATTACGGACAAGTACTTGCTAACAATCGAAGGATTATGTGCGTTAGATACCGATAGCTCTAAGAAGCTTACTGTAACTTGTAAGGTCGGTAAGAAGAAGTATAAGAAGCACTATCTTGGATTGAGCGACAACGTCAGTTACTTCGTTGAGCAGACTGATGCTAAGTTTGAAGATTCATTCCACTATAAGGTCATTTTCCGACCAGAGTCAATTGTTCCGGATGTAGATCTTCAGACGAGCAAATAAGCATGATCGATGAGTTGATTATGAGACTCAAAGCAGAGAATATACCTACCTTCTCTATGTCTGAGAGTCAATTGTCTAGAGCGAACGAAATTATAAAAGAGATTTCAGATAGAGATCTGCTACAGGAGGATGATTCGAATGAAGACACAGGAGTTAATCGACTTTCTCTTGACGTGTGACAGAGAGAAAGAGGTAGAGATCTTCTCTTTATCAGGCAACTATGAAGAAATCGAACGCATCGAAGAAGGCAGTGATGTAGTTACCATTGGTAGCTGTTGAAAATCAACGACCAAATCGAAGGGATGATCAGGGTGGAATTAACGAAGATTCGTGAACTAAGCATTGCTAATAAGAAGTCACTGGAGCAGATCGGACTAAAGCTGTCAGAGGAAACTGGAGAGGTCTCACAAGCACTCCTGTCATATATCGGTGCCAATGGTAGCGAATATAAGAAATTAGGTTCCGAAGATGTAAAGGAAGAGTGTATCGATGTCGTTATGGTTGCCCTTTCTCTATTCTATAAGATTGGTGGAACAGATGAAGAGCTGTCTTCTGTTATAAACAAGAAAACGGAGAAATGGGAAGAACTATCCGTTGATAAAACGGAACTCGAAGAATTGAGCGAACTGGTCAATAGTTGTGTCGGCAAGAGATTCTTTTACAAGGTGGGCGAAGGAGAGGATCGAGTTGCTACTTGTGTGGCTATATCTATGGATTATCGGAATCGTGATAAATCAGAGATTGTTCGTCCTTTAATCATAGGAATCTCTCCATATGGACACTCTGTCAGACTTTACAGAAGCGAAATCTCATATTTTGAAGATTAAAGGAGCGATTAGATTGAATAGTCAATTAGAAGAATGGCGTGAACGTTGGGCAGACGGAGATACAAAGTTCGTTCCAGAGTTATTCGAAAAGCTAGAAGAGTACGAGCATTCTGGAAGACGCACAATTTACAAAGATCAGTTCGTCGGCATTCGTATCTATGGCTTCTGTGAAGGTTACTTTGGTAGCCGATCATATAGCGACAAGACAATTATTGCAAGCGGTGATAATTGGATCGTTGGGAAGACAGATTATGGCGATATCGAGCTTGCCACTTTTGGTAGATGCGACAACATGATCAAGCTTATTAACAAATGGCAGGAGAGCGAATGAGGGAATTGTTTCTTTTACCTACTATCGGTTTCATGTTAGCGACAATCACATTCTACTGGACTACAACAATGAATGCTTATGAATCGTTACTAGCAGGAGTCATTGCAGGGAGTGGCATGTTTTTAGTAGAGTCAAGCACATCGGACTCTAAAATTGATTAAACAATAAAGGGTTTAATTTAGGAGGAACTAAGAATGCGACCAATTTACAACGTCACAGCAAGAACATCTGTCAAAGTCAACATTGAGCCATCCGATATCGCACGTATATTGAATGAGGAGAGAGAGAGAGTAGCAGGTGGCAGAGACTACTATATCAGTTCTGATGGGACAATCATGAATGGTGGAGGACGATGGGCAGAGAAAGAAGGAGACGCAACAGAAGAGCAGGCAAGGCTTTATGAAGCGCTTAAAATCTCTGCAGAATATTTCAGAAAAATGGAGGATCGATTATGAATGACAATCCAATGGCAGGAGTATTATTCTTTTCAATCATTATGATGTTACTTTGCTATCTTGTAACGATCTGAGGAGGAAACGATTTGTCGAATAAACGAGAGATGAAGAAGTATAAAATCATGTTTTACAATCGCTTTGCCAATCAGACTCAAACTTTCTTTATACAAGCAGAGTCTGCGCTAAAGGCTGTAAGGTCGTTCTATTTAAAACATAGTCGCAAAGCGTATCATCCTTGTATTGAGTTAATCATGGAATACAGAGAGCCAAAGTTTTGGACAGAAGAAGAGATTATTTCGCAATTGGAACGAAGACAAGATCAAGTAAGGAGAAACGGATGGAAAAGATAGACGATATTTTTTACGCTCTCATGATATATATGGCAATCGGTGCCGTATGGATGCTAGCGGAGAAGCTGATTTATGGTCAGACATTCCCAAACATAGGCGATGACTTTATCGCATTAGGATTAGCGATCATAATCTATTCGATTTGGAAATGGATCGGATAATAGGAGGAATAAAGATGAGTAAGTTTATTGCATATTGCGATGGTGGATGCCGTGGCAATCAGGAAAAAGATAACGTAGGTGGTTGGGGAGTAGCTATCTCTTACGGTACCCATAAACATGAGATTCGTGGTGGAAAGATTGGCACTACGAATAATCAAATGGAGATTCAGGCAGTCATTAGCGCTCTCAAGTCGGTACGGGGCGCAGGACATATAGAGATGGAAATCTACTGCGACAGTGCATACGTGGTGAACTGTATGAATCAAGGATGGATGCTTAACTGGATTCGGAATGGTTGGAAGAACTCCAAGAAAGAGCCAGTCAAGAATAAGGATTTATGGTTGGAGCTAAATAAGTTGGTCAATGAGCGGAGATGTACTCCAAAGTTTTTCAAGGTGAAAGGTCATTCTGGAGTAGAGCTAAACGAACGTGCTGATCAGTTGGCAAATGAGGCAATGGATGAGATTCAAGCGAATCTCGTAACGTAATCCAACTAAACAAAAGTATTGCAAATAAGAAGCGCCTCTTTTATAATTAAGTGGTTAAGTATAAATAGATAAGGTGATTGATGCGCAATGAAAGCAAGTGAACTAAAAGAGTATTTATCAGGAAATCATGAAAGAATCTCGAAAGTGATGGAGGCTCTTGGAATCCATAGAATTTGGGAAACAGGAGATGAGTTGCGTGGGGCGCCTCCGGAGTCTGATAATCACACCGCCATCTCTGTCAACGTAGATACCTTGTTCTGCTCATACTACAAAAGCGGTGAAGCATTCCGAGGGGATATAATCTCTCTTGCCGAGCTTTTGCGAAAAGAGTCATTCAAGGAATCGATACGTTTTATCGGTAATCTTTTTGGATTGTCGACATCAGGATTCAGGAAGAGCAATAAGGTCGATCCGCTTCAGAGATTCAGGGACATCAGCAAACGATCTAAACCCGTAACTGACTTGGATGAGGTAGAGGTTGCGAAGTTCGGCATGGAGCCTTTGAGAGACTTTGTCATGGTTCCCCATGTCAGTCTTCTTTACGAGGGGATTACTCCGCAAACATCTGAGGTTTTCAAGGTTGGATATGATCCTAAGATGGATCGAATTATCTTCCCTCATTTTAGCTATGATGATGCAGGTTCGATAGTTGGAATAACAGGTCGAACTACTCGATCAGCTCATGAGATTGAGCAATTCAAGATTCCGAAGTACTGGAACTACATTAAAGGATACAAGAAAATCTATAACATCTATGGATTCAGTCATTCGATTAAATATGTGGAAGAGAATGGTATGTTCGTTATCTTTGAAGCGGAAAAAAGTGTTCTCAAGAACTGGAGTCAAACAAGAAACCGTGGATTTTCCGGTGCCGTGGGTGGACATGAGATTGCGCCAACACAGGCACAGATCATTATGAAGCACCTCCCTTCTGATATAGAAGTTGTCATCGCATTCGACAAGGATGTCATGGAGATGAAGGACGATGATGGAAACGATACTGGAGAGCAGTTCCTGATTAATCAGGCGAAGAAGTTTTCGAAATATCGAAAGGTTAGCTATGTATTTGATGATAAGAATTTACTGGACGCTAACTCTTCACCAATTGACCATGGATACAAGGTCTGGATGAAACTATTATCTGAGAGGAGGTATGTAGAATGATTAAGATTGAAAAGATGGATGACCTACTTTATTGGTACAAAGCAAAGATTCATAGAGTAATTGATGGAGATACAGTTGTCTTTTCAGATATCGATTTAGGCTTCTCAGTTACGATGACTGGCAAGCATGGTCGACTACTGGGTATCAATGCTCCTGAGATCCATTCTAAGGACGATGATATTCGAACGAAGGCTGTGGAGTCACGAGAATACCTGATCAGTCGATTGACTGGAGAAGAGGTATATCTTCGTAGCAGAAGTATTGATAGCTTTGGACGGATACTCTGCGATATCTATTTGAACGATGAACACATCAACGAAACGATTAAGGTAAATGGCTACGCAGTGGAGTTTATGGTTAAAAGTAACTAAAAGAAAGTATTGCAAAAAAGGAGAAGGCAGGATGCATAAATTCGCAGGCGTTCACTTAGCAACCTTTGAAGACGCTCAAGATTATCGTCGGATATATTCCCAGAATCTTGACGTAGATGATGAGGCGCTGAGTCGAAACAGCTTGAAAGCAATTAAAGAGTATGGTTTGAACCGTAGCTTTAATGAGCCACGAGACTACATGTTGGAAGGTAGTCGTGGAGAGCTGTACTACTGATTAGAAAGAAGGACTTTATATGGCAAAGCTTTACTATAGATATGGAACGATGGGATCTTCCAAGACAGCTCGTCTACTGATGGATGCATTCGAATACGAACAACGTGGTCAATTTCCACTTCTCGTCAAGCCAGTTGTAGACACTCGATCGGCTTCAGGGATGATTGAGAGCCGTGCAGGATTGTCGGCAAAGTGTTTAGACCTGCCACCAGATTATGATCTTTACACTCATATTTCTCTACTTATTAAGGGCGGATTGGATGTCGCATGTGTATTTGTCGACGAGGCTCAGTTCTTGAGTCACTCGCAGGTGTTTGGTTTACGACGAATCGTAGACGATTTATCCATTCCCGTCATGTGTTACGGATTGAAGACCGACTTCAAAGGTATGCTTTTCGAGGGTTCAAAGGCTCTACTGGAGCTTGCGAATCGATTTGAAGAGGTTAAGACAATTTGTCGAGTAGAAGGATGCAAGAGTAAGGCGATGTTCAATATCCGATATCTAGGAGACAATCCAGTGTTCGAAGGAAGTCCAGTGCTTGTTGGAGATACAAATACTGAAGCAGATAAAGAATATTATGTCGTAAAGTGTGCGAAACATTTCACCGAAGATGTAATGTCTTACGTCAACAAAAAGGAAGAAGGTAGTCCCGAATGAGATTGTCTAGAGAACAACTAAATTACATCAAAGAGAAAATGGACGTAGAACAGCTATGGTCATTTTCGAAAGTAAGTACGTTCGATCAGTGTAAATGGCTATTCAAGCTTAAGTACATCGATAAGATCCGAGTCCGTGGAGACAGTTGCTACACTTTCTTTGGATCGCTTGCCCATGAAATCATTCAGGATTTCTATGAAGGGAAGTACACTTATGACCAAATGATCGTTAAGTTTGATGAAGAGGTGCTTAAGTGGAAGGTAGCGGACGATCCTAAGCTACGTTTCAACACCGATGAGATTCGAGATGGGTATATCCTGAACATTCAAGATTACTTCCGAAATGTTAAGACGATTCCTCATGCTGTGATCAACGAGAGAGCTGTAATCGCTGTGTTTGAAGGACTGGAAAAGTACGTTTTCCAAGGCTACATTGATAGCGAGTTCCTAGATGACGAGGGCAACCTGATCATCATGGACTACAAGACGTCGTCGATGTCTGGATTCACTGGCAAGAAGCTTCTTGAAAAGGCTCGACAGCTTATGATCTATGCCATTGGTATCAGTCAGCATGGTCGATTCTTTAATGGAGAAGTGATGCAGTTTCCGCTTGAAAAGATTAAAATTCGGTACGATATGATGAAGTACTGCAACGTGTCATTTCTGCAGAAGAATGGATCATTAAAGGTCACGAAAGCAGAGCGTCGTCAATGGGTGGCGCATATCTCCAATCAGATTCGAAAAGACTTGGAAGGCGTATCGAAAGATATCGAAAAGCTTGAGAAAGAGATTGCCAAGCTCGTCAAGAAAATGGGGATGAAGAAGACAACTCCGGAAGAAGCGGAAGGGTATCAAGTCGCATGCGGTGATCTAGAGCAGGAAATCAAAGCTCTTCGTCTCGTAAATTTTGATCCGTTTAAAATCAGTGAGTTGGTCAGTGAATCTGCGTCTTCTAATTCTTTGTCTTGCCTACCTGAGTTTATTCAAAATAAGTACTCTGTCGACAATTGTATTATCGATGTCGATCTAACTGATGAGGTTATCTCAGAGTTCAAAGAGAGTCTCATATCAACTCTGGATGAGATCATCACACGATCTAAGGAAGAGAATAAAGATGAGGCGTTCAACCGTGAACACATCAACAACGGAGACTCATTCTTCTGTGTAAACCTTTGTGAAATGAAGGATCATTGCTCATTCTACAAAGAATTCAAAGAGCATAATGAGATGTTTGTCACCAAGCAAGAACAGCCTTCTGAAGAGGATTTACTGGCTATGCTAGGCTTGTCGTAACGTTCATTTGCACCGCTAAACAAAATATTTGAAATTACTTAAAAGAAAGTATTGCAATTATGGTTTGGCGGTGATATTCTTTAGAAGTAGCAACGAGCAGTAAAAATCAAACACATTAAAATTCAGTGAGGAGAATTAACATGATGAAAGATTTAACCAACGTAATGGCTTATACGAAAGAGGACAGCGAAGATGATCGCTACCCAGAATTTGAGATCGCAGTGCGCAAGCGATTTGAAAAGTTTGTATCAAATGGAGCATTGCTCTTTTCGACAAACGCAGACGACATCTTCGAAACGTATCTAGAAAATCTTCCTAAAGAGGCGCAAGCACATTACGTTTGCAACTCATGTAAGAGCTTCTTTACTCGATACGGTAATCTAGTAACGATTGATCCACAAGGAAATATGGAATCTGTCTTATGGAATCACGAAGACGTTCCAAGCTTCTTTAAAAAGTCAGTTAAAGCTTTGGAAGAATTGGTTTTAGCTTCAAGTGTTAAAAAGATGTTCATCTCAGATGAAAAGACTCTTGGTCATCCGATCACTGGATCATGGACTCACTTATCGGTAACATTGCCAATCTCCTATGTGAACAAGTCACGACTACTAACAGCTAGCCAACTGATGGCAGAGAAAGTAGAAGACTTCAAGATGCTCATGAGAGCTGTGATCGAGTTTAGTAGCACGACTGTTGATAAGGCATTGGCTCTTATTAAGTCAGAGACAATGTATCGATCAGATCGTGTACTCGGCATTGCAGAATGGTTTAAAAACGTACTCGACCTTCGTGCTTCTGTGTCAGGGATTGATAAGAAAACAAACGTTACTTGGTTAGCGGTCGCAACGGCTCCAAACGGATACACTCATATTAAGAGTTCAATGATTGGAACACTCTTGGAGGATATCCAAAGTGGATTGAACGCTGAATTAGTAGCTTCTCGTTTCGCAGAGAAGATGAATCCTGCAAACTATATGCGATCACAAACGGCTCCAACTCAAGGTGGAATTTATGAAGCTGAGAAAATCATTCAGAAACTTGGATTAGAAAACTCTCTGTCTCGTCGATATGCAACTCTTGAAGAGCTACCTGAATCAGAGTTGATCTGGAAAGAACGCAAAATCGAGCCTAAGAAGTCCGATAAACCTGCAGGAATCTTTGCTCACCTTGCTCCAAAACAGAACGTTGAAGATCCAATGATGCTTCCGCAAACGGTCATGACATTCGACAAGTTCTCTCGGACAGTTCTTCCGACTGCTGATAAGATTGAGGCAATGATCTCGAATCCAGAACGATTCATGGCACTTGTTACTGCTGAAGACAACACTTCAGAGAACATCCTTCAATGGGGAAATCCTTACAGTTGGTACTACCATGGTGGAGCAGATGCCGAGATGAAGCGTCGTGTAGAAGAAGCAGGCGGTCGTCATGAAGACAATACAATTCGAGTCTCTCTGATGTGGGAAGGACTTACCGACTTGGATCTTCACTGTGTCAATCCACGAGGTCAGCATCTTTACTACCATTCGAAACGTGATAGTTATGGTGGATACCTTGACTTGGACATGAATGGTCTTGATCGAGAGAGTAGTACACCAGTAGAGAATATGCGATGGGGATCAGATGCTCTGGAAGGTAAGTATAAATTCTACGTCGTCAACTATAGCGAACGTGTGAATTATCAGGAAGGAACTCCGTTTGTAGCAGAGTTGGAAGTCAATGGTCGAATTTACAAGTACCATGGCAAACCATTACGGGACGGAAAGAAAGAAACTGTATTTGAATTCGACTTCAGTAAATCACAAGGAGCTTTAATCAGCTCAGCGCCTACGAATAGCGATGACTGGGGAGTCCGGAATAACTCATTCGTGAAAGTCAATGCGATCGTACCTTCACCAAACCTATGGGGAGAAGACAAGGCTCCGCAAGCCGGAAACCATACGTTCTTCTTGTTAGACGGTGTCAAAGATACATCAGAAGGAAAGGGTCGAGGATTCTTTAACGAAATGTTAAAAGGAGAACTTCGACAAATCCGGAAGACTCTCGAAGCCTTCACTGCAAGTGCTGTTATCTCCGATTCAGATTCGGCTTCAGCATGTGGTCTTGGATACTCAAAAGACAGCGAATGGAACCTCATTCTAAAGGTAACGTCAGGTAATTCTTCTCGTCTCGTAAAAATCGATCGTTGGGATTAATTATTAAGCAACACGATAAATTTGCAATACTTTCTTAATTTATTTTAAAGGGAAAGTATTGCAAATTAAATGGAGGAATGGTTAAGTTGAAGGGGAAAACACTTAAAGAGTCAATTCAGTTAGAGAAAGATCGCATCAAGAATCATGGATACAAGAGTATGAAGATCAATAGTCGTCGTGGGCTATTTGGGACGATGTATGCAAAGGAGATAATGGAATACGGATTCCATGTCTACTTCATTCACGAACCTAATGCAGATGATTATCGTGCAGGCGTTTCAGGAACCCTGTCTGAAGTCTACTACAATCTTCGTACCCGAGAGTACTGGATCAAGCGGAATCTCAAAGAGGTCAACTTTAGTGAACGGAATATCGAAGCCGTCTTCGCATCATACTTAGTTAGTCTAGAAACGATGCTTGGCTTTGTGTCCACCGAAAGCAACTTTGAGATGTACAAAGAAGCCTATGATTATCTATCGAAGCGGAGTGTAGAGAAGAGATCGATGTTTAGTCGATTCCTGTATCGACTTATGGTTGACTATTCCTACTTCGAGATTCTTTTTAAAGCAGGGATCAACCTGAATAGTAATCATGGTCTAAACGTCAAAAATCCAAGAGGGAAAAATCCAATGGAGATCTTGGGGTTGTCGAAGACACGATGGAAGATGTTTAGAAACTATTCTGTAAATCAATACAATTTATCAAGATCTGCCGAAGACAATATAAAGGATTCTAAGGCGCTGTCTCTTATCAAGTATGCAGAGTCCTTAGAGGACGAATATGGTCTTGAAGTCATGGAAGTATTCGTCAATATAGAAATCGAAACAATGTATGGAAAATGGTCTCAACATACAGCAAGAGATGTTGCACAGAAATTCGGACTGTCACTCAAAAGACTCATTCGGTACATCTACTTTGAGTGCGAAGTATCTCAGGGTCTTGGAGCCAAGAATGCCTTGTTAAATCTTCACGATTATCTAGATATGGTTAAGGATATGGGTCTAGAGAATTATGATAAGTATCCAAAATATCTTCGTACAACACACGATATCGTAGGCAGAAACTATCAACTTAGTCTGTCAGATATTCAACTGCGTCAGTGGAATCAAGAGATCGAATCGCATAAGGCGTTTGAATTCAAGAGCGAGGATCATTTAATCGTGGCTCCCAAAGCTCCGGAAGACCTCGTAAAAGAGGGCAACATTCTCGGTCACTGTGTAGCAAGCTATGTCCATAAAGTTAGAAAAGGGAAGTCAAAGATTCTATTCCTCCGTCGAGAAGCCGAGACTCCACTCATTACTGTCGAGATACAGGGTGAAAGAATAGTTCAGGCTCGAGGGAAGATGAATGACGCTCCCAAGCGAGAAGAAATGGTTGCTTTAATCGATTTTGCCAAGAAATTTAATCTATCATTACCAAAGGAGCTAGCATCATGAATAAATTAACATGTATCGAAAACGTCGTATACGGTGGTAAAACTGTATTTGTAAAAGATAAAGAGTATTCGTATCAGAAGGAAATCTCAGAGTCAGGTAATTTGGAAGGTTACTGGGTTCATGGAAGTAGCTATGGAGAAGGTTTTTGGCAAGTAGCAGATCCTACTTTTTCTCAACACTTTGATCTTCAAAAAGCTAATCTTATTACAACAGGTAAGACAAAGGTCGGAACGTCGAAACCTAAGTCATTCGTCAACAACGTCGTCAATCTGTTCAAATCTAAAAAGTAATCATTTAAACAAAAGTATTGCAATTAATAGGAGGAATACAAATGACTATCGAAGAATTTTTAGCCACAAATCCATCTCGCAAAGAGATCTCAATTCACCTTCGTGCCATAGCGAATATGAATGTGTTAGAAATCGACGAAACATATCTTTGGGAAGACCTGAGCAAAGCAGGGAGCTTTACGAAGGATGATTTCTACGATGATCAGGAAGAAACGAAACGACAAATGGGGGTCGAAGCCATTACTCATTACGGCATCGTCAACTGGAAGCTGAAAGAAGTCGTCTTGGATCAACTCAATTAACGAAGGAGCGATACAGCATGCAGAGAGAAAAGCGAGATCAGGCAGTTGCCCGTATTCAGGAGCTTTCTACGATTTACGGAGAAGAGAAGTTCGTTTATAAGATTAGTCATTTCTACGACATCATACCGTTTGACGCCTTTGTTTCAGTTAATATCGCTCCTGAGAACATGCAGATGCTCGTTGCCTCCATTCAGTTCTTGGGACACGAGATGGATCATTCCTTCTCACTTGACCAACGAGACGTCGTGAAGCTCATCAAGAAGCATTTTGGTGGAAAGATGGTCGGCAAGAAGGCGAAAGAGTCTCAGCAAATTTACAAAATCGATCTCTATGAGAACTGGGAAGACTGGTGCGGACGTGCCGGAGAGCTAGTTCTGGTTAAAGGATTCGAGCTTGGAAACATTGTGGAAGACTTGAAAAAGATTGTAGAGGGTGATAAAGATGGCAATTAAGAATCTATCAACGGCTGTACTTGTCGAAAAGCTAGCGGAGCTATGCTCTAAGACATGTAACGTTATGAATACTGATTTACCAAAGCATTATCGAGAAGTCGATGAGGTTAAAGCCGAGCTGAAGAGCCGGATCAAGGATTAAAGACAGGATAGGGGAAGCACAATGACAGCAACTGAAATCTTATATGGGAATTTGAAAGTACTTTATTACACTCCAATCCATTTGCATACTGATCTATCAAATCAGAACATGGTAGAGGTAGTAAATAACTATCGACAATACATTGACCGAGCCGTTGAACTCGGGATGAAGGCAATCACATTTACGGAACACGGAAACGTCCTGTCTTGGTATAACAAGAAGATGTATGCCGAGTCTAAGGGATTGAAGTATATTCATGGTTGCGAGGTATATGTAACGATGACACTCGAAGAGAAGAAGCGAGACAACTTCCATATGGTATTGATTGCGAAGAATTACGAGGGATTCAAGGAACTCAACAAGATGGTTTCTACCGGATTCGATCGTAAGGGCAATAACTACTACTACAATCCCCGTATCTCTTGGGAAGACATCCAGAATACTTCTGACAACATCATCATCTCGACTGCTTGTCTGGGCGGAATCATCTGGCAACTTCATAAAAACCGTGCAGATAGTGAATACTCTCATATCCGGCTTGAAGAAGTAGTTGCATGGTTTGCGAAGAATAAGCACCGTGCGTTCTTCGAAGTACAGCCTCATCGACACATTGAACAGATTCAGCTTAATCGATTGCTTTTAAAGCTATCTAAAGAGACGGGAATTCGTCTTGTCGCAGGTTCTGACACACATGCGCTTACACCTGAATATGACAAGGCTCGTAAAGTATTGCAGAAGGCGAAGAAGATCCGATTCACTGATGAGGATGCGTTTGATCTAAGCATGCATAGCTATGAGAAGATGTTCCAGATGTTCCAAGAGCAAGATACGTTCACGGACGAAGAGATTCATGAAGCCATGCAGATGTCGAATCATATTGCAGACTTGGTTGAGCCTTGGGAAATTGACTATACGAAGAAGTATCCTCAGTTATACGATGATCCGGAAAAGGTCTTCCAACAGAAGATTGCTGAGGGAATCAAGTATAGAAAGATTGATCAGCTTGCTCCTGAGATGCGTAAGGCATACTTAGAGCGGATTCAGCTTGAATACGATGTATACAAAGCGAATGATGCAATCAACTATATGTTGCTAGAGGATGACGTTAAGACTCATGCACGTAAGAATAACGTTCGCTATGGTTGGGGTCGTGGATCAGTTTCAGGCAGTATCATTGCATACTTAATGCGCATCACTGAAATGAACAGCATTGACCGCAAATTAAACTTTGCACGATTCATGTCGAAAGAGCGTATTAGTCTTGCCGATATCGACTCGGACTACGAACCGTCTAAGCGACATATCATTCAGAACTACCTGACTGAGCATGAAGAGCTTCATTGTGCCAAAATCGTAACCTATAATAAGTTAGAGCTTCTTAGTGCGATTCGAGACGTCGCTCGAGGACTAGATATGCCTCTGAACGAGGTGGACGAGATTGCCAAGGGAGTCGAAGAGAACGAGGATTACTACCGCAATCGATATGAGGAACTATTCCATTATGTCGACTTGATTAAGGGTACAATTGTATCAATTGGCGCTCACGCTTGTGGAATTGCTGTATCTCCTATTCCTTTGGATGAAAATATGGGTCTCATTACAGTAGTCGACAATAAGACAAAGCTACCAGTTACTTTGACTCAAATCAATATGAAAGAAATCGATGCTCAGAACTACGTGAAACTTGATGTTTTGGGGTTGGATACGGTGGAATTAATCAGTCAAACTGTAGACTTTGCAGGATTGGATTGGGATGACATTCTTCCGGAAAACATGGACTCTGAAGACGAAAAGGTTTGGCAGAGTGTCATGGAGAGCAACGTAGGTATCTTCCAGTGGGAAGGTGACTTTGCTCACCAAGTTTACAAGGACTTGTTTAGTGAGCAGACGATCAATAGAATCAAAGAGGTTCATACGGACTTCTCTTATATCGATTTATTCTCTTTAGGGAATGCAATCATCCGTCCTGCAGGAGCTTCTTATCGTGACTCGGTGAGTCAAGGAGAGTTCTATGACAATGGACACGAGGCTCTCAACAGGTTCTTGGCGCCTTCAATGGGACGATTAGCTTACCAAGAGCAAATCATCGAATTCTTGGTTGAGTTCTGTGGTTACTCTGGCGGTGAAGCCGATCTTGTTCGTCGGGGGATCGGCAAGAAAGACAAGAAACTCTTAGACAGCTTGATTCCTGAAATCAAGAATCGATTCATCGACACGATGATTCATAAATACTCAACTCGAAATGTATTAGCGGAAGAGATTTCTGAACCATTTATCCAAGTTATTCTTGATGCAAGTAACTATGGATTCAGTATCAATCACTCGGATGCTTATTCTTGGCTTGGATATGCAAGCGCATGGTTGCGGTACTACTATCCATTGGAGTTTATCACAGCCAACTTGAACGTCAATATCGGGAAGGCGGACAAGACTACTAAATTAGTAGAATACATGAAGTCCAAAGGTATCTCTTTGAATGGAATCAAGTTCCGATATTCTCGTGCAGGGTACATGTTTGATAAAGAGACTAACTCAATTTATCAAGGCATTCAGCCAATCAAGTTCTTGAACGAGGCAGTAGCAGAGGGATTGTATAGCTTGCGAGACAATAAATACAAGCGTTTCGTTGATCTTTTGGTTGATATCAAGGATCGTAGTAAGTTCTCTATCTCTTTCGAAGACACTGATGGTCAAACAATAGACATTCAGCAACTGTTTTATGATGAAAATTATAAAGCAAAAGTATTGCAAAAGTTAGAGAAAGAAGCTAGAATTGTTGTTAAGAGCGAAGATCCTGTTCCGGTCAACTCTAAGCAGATGAAAATCTTGATCATACTCGGATTCTTCAGTGAGTTCGGTGGGAGCAAGAAGCTTCTTGAAATCTATGAGCAGTTCGAAAAGAGATATAAGAAAACTGTCAAGATCAAAACGAAGCGAGAACGCTATGAGGAGCTTGCTGAGTTCGAAGATAGTCTCATAGATGAGAGTCTCTCACTTGTCGAAACCTGTGAAGCAGAGCTTGAATATCTCGGTCACATTGAAACAATTGATCCTAAGATGCAACCAAACTTCTTAATGATTACAGATGTTATCAAGAACAAGACGAATATACGTGGTAAAGGATATCAATTCTCTACTGGTGAGGTTCGTGAGTTCAAACTGGCGCCACGGATGTATGGAGATGCTCCATTCGAAGTGAAAGATGTTATTCAAATCATTGATGCAGAAGCCAAGCCAAAGGTTAAGAAGATTAATGGATCTTGGCAAAAGTCTCCAACAGAGAAAGAGCTATGGCTCAGACAGATTGTCCTTGTTCGAAAAGGTGTATTGCAAAGTAAATAATAGAAAAGGGGATTAACATGACGAAATTAAATGTTGAATTTAAAGACAAAAAGGTTTTAAGCGAAGATTCAATTACAGGAGGAGCATTCTTCCTTGAACAAAGAACTCAAGATCTTTATGTAGTAGCAGAGATTGTGAATGAAGAAAACAATGATCATCTAGATCCGTTTATTCGATCACTTCAGCCTAGACAAGAGGCTTTCCGGTACAACTTGGTAAACGTCTCAAGTGGAAAAATGTTCTGTTTGCAGAATCGGTCTAAGTATCAGCTATTCAACAAGATGCTTCGACATGCCTTTACTCCAATTAATTCAATGAAAATTAGCATCAACCAATAAAACAAAAGTATTGCAATATAAAGGAGGATTAGAATGACACGGGAAGACGTAGCATTGATCGTAGGAGAAGAGGCATTGTTTCCAGTTGGTCTGGATCAAGCATTGATTGGAGTCGCACATCGTGGAGCGCTTAGCGTTCCACTGTATGACATGGAGAAATGTATTCAAGTCCTTGTTGAGAATGATGGAATGGATGATCAGGAAGCACGAGAGTACTTTGATTACAATATCTTAAACGCATGGCACGGAGAGTTAACTCCTATGTATGCGCAACTGGAGGAATCGTAATGAACAAGCGACAGCGTAAAAAAGCTCTGAAGAAGCAGGGCGCAATCGTAGAGGATCGTTCTAACCTAGCAATCGTAATTGAAAACAAATTTGATGGAGAAGACACTGTGTATCACTACCTTCCTATCGGAACAAAAGTACGAGTAAAAAAAGGCTCGAAGTGCTATCCGTATGACGACGGTGCATATGGAACGTATTACCAAACGGTATTAGAAGATCATTTAAAGTTTATTTAAGAGAGGGAGTTTCATCATGGGCAAAAAACACAGAGCAACTAAAGAAGAGTATCCGGTAGCAAAGGTACTGACGGATCGCAATGACGAGGATTTCCGCTATCATTATTTTCCGGTAGGAGACAAAGTCTTAGTAGTCGGCAATAGCGACTTCTCTCCAGTAGGTACTCAAATGATGAAGTGTATTCCTCTCGATGAGGAACATCGATCTAGCGGAGTTTTCCAAAACATCAATAAAGACCATTTAGAATACATTTAAAATCAGAGAGGGTTTTCAACATGAGTAAAAAGGTATATTTAGCAGGAGATATGTTGCCAAAAGCATCGCAGTTATTACGTGCGCAGGAACGAGAACAGATTAAGGAAATCGGTCTTGCCTTTTACAATCCTATGGATAACAAGGATATCAATGACAAGTCAAAAGTCAGCAATGAAGGACTTGCAGAGCGGATCGTCAAAGCTGACACGGATGCAATCGAATCAAGTGACGTCATTGTCATTGAGCCACAACCGTTCGCTCTTGGCACCTTAGTTGAATTGGGTCAAGTAAAAGGTCGTAAGGACTTGGCAAAGCAGATTATTGAGATTGTATCTGATGAGGATTCAAACTCAGAAGCATTAAATAAGATTCTAGAACTCGTTGAAAAGGTTGAGGCTCAAAAGGTCTATCCTCACTACGAAGACATTCGTCGATTTGAAGGTGCAGGTAAGGATGAAGAAGGCGATCGACGCTCTCTTGGTATCAACCAGTACGTTTATGGAACTTGCCTTGACTTAACTGGTGGCAAAGGCTTCTATGAATGGGATGAAGTACTCGACGAATTGAAAAAAGTTAAAAATGATCCACTTTACTAAAACAAAACTATTGCAAATTAAAATGGAGGGTTTAAAATGACAACATTCAAAAAAGAAGACGAAGTAATCTTGGTAGCATCTCGGGAAGCGCTATTCGAAAATGAGTCTCTCACTTTCCAAGGATTAAACAATGACTCTGAATCAGTTGATAAGATCATGGAAAACGTTGATCGGTTCTTCCGGACAATGCGTCGTGGGTCTCGTGAAGAGGGTCTAGTTGACGGAGTTGAAAATGCTGAATTAGCAATGAACTTCAAACAGCCGATCCCGTATATTGTAATTCGTAAACAGTTCCAAGGAGAGCAATTCTTCTATGTTACTCAACGACTGTCTGGTGGCGGAGAAGCACGTTTGCATGGCAAGCTTGCCATGGGTGCAGGCGGACACATGAATCCTCTTGAAAAGAACATCTATCCTTTTAAGAAGGTTCTTGAAGTCAATACGATGCGTGAACTTGAAGAGGAACTCGAGATCAATGGCAAAGTATCAATCAAGACGCTAGGTCTAATCAATGATGACTCTGACGAGGTCGGTCAAGTACACTTAGGTATTCTCGGTGTAATTGATCTAGAATTTACGGATTCTGTTTTCGTTAAGGAAACTGAACAGTTGTCTGGATCATGGCTATCATTAGAAGAGCTTAAGTCCAAAGAGGTCTATGAGAAGCTTGAAAACTGGGGTAAGATTGTCGTTGACATGATGTAAGAAGAAAGGAGCCAAGTTGAAAAACAAGGCTCCTTTTTCTCTGTTTTGGCTTGACTTTGCTTTTCTACTGTAATACTATATAAGTAGTTAAGAGAGGGGATGTTTTACTTGAATCAATTTCAAAACTTTGTGAATCCTACTGCAAAAGAGCTGAGAAAGATTATTGCTTCGGGAGGAGAACCACTTATCAATTACGAGATCACTAAAGAAGAGATCTTGAGTCAGAACTTTGAAGGAATTGACAACTTGATGAATACGGCTAATCAGGTCGGTAAAGGGTTGTATGATTCAATTCTTTTAATGTGTGGTGGATACGATGATGTTGCGGACGAACTGTATGAGATTCCAGAGGTGAAAGCCTATGTGAAGGTGATGTTTAAGAAGTATCCTCATATCCTTTACTACATCAGTCGTCGTCTTGATGGAGACCAATGGTTATTGACTAGCCTGTCGGACTCAATGGAGCTTACGAATAGAGAGCGATTGTCTGCGATTGAAATAAGTGAGAAGTATCCTAATTACGATGATGCTCCTGAAACACTTGTTCAACTCACGCTTCCAAAAGAAGAGTTGGTGTCAATGTTGAAAGGAATCATTGCTCACGGTAGAAAGCAGAAGGACACTAGAAGAGCTAAGAAACTGGCAATTCAATATGCTACTGTCTTCTCAAATACGAATGACACACTGAAAGCATTAAAGATTACTGAAGAAGAGCTTCGTGAATTCGGCTTTATCAAGTAAAATAAAGTGAATTCAATTATAAAGGGGAAATGATCTAGATGTTTATTTGGGGGCATTCACAACAAGAAGGTTGGTTTTACACAAATAAGTGGCACTACTATCAACAGAGACGAGGCAATGTCTCCTCATATGTTGAACGCATGATGGGGTTCTACAGAGTACATGTGACATATAGCGGAAGACTTGATATGTGTGACATTGAGATTCGTAAAGAAGACTTGTCAGAGGCGTTCAAGATTGCAGAAGAATATCTAGAGAAGTACCAAGACGTCGAAAGCAAGTCGATCTTACAGCAGGATTACTACAGTCCTCACAATCCATACGGTTGGTGGAGACTTTACCAAGAGTACAAGGATAGCGGAAAGCCTTGGCGTGGATACGATTATATTGACGGGAGACAAGCCGAATGACAACGATTCGATATGACGAAGCTTATAAAATGGTATCAGATGAGCTGAGCAGGGTGATGGGCAGACTCTCAGCTCTCGGTGCCAATGGAGACAACATCTCTTACAATGATGAGAATATGGATGAAGATCTTATCCAATCAGAGCTAAAGAATGCTCTCGAAGAATTAGAGAATGTAAAGTATCGGATTGAATACCTCAACAAGCCTGTCATTGAGCATGGGACGCTGTCTAAGGGCGAAGATGGGAAGTATCAAATCAAAGAGGGCGGAGCCAAGCTTAGCTCAGGATTTACTTGCGAGATACTTTATCGATCAGATGCATATGATGAACCATATTGGTTGATTACTTCGGTTGAGTTTGATCATGTTACGGGAGATTACTATTCGACTGAGCTTGGACGAGGATATCAACTCGAAGGCGCATACATTCGAATTAGATAAGAGAGGGTTTTAGGGATGACGCAGAACACATGGGGTTTAATTATCACTAAGGTTGAAGAGGATTCGTTTAAAGCACTTCTCTCGCTGAACATTGGAGACGAGGATCGGACACGAACGCTTTTCGAAACCATTAAGGAAGATTTTATCGAAAATACGGGTGATCCAGAATGTGTTCTTGATCTTGTCAATGAGCATGATGAATATGTCACTGACTACGCAATCACTCTTCAGGATGCCATTGAGATTGCCAGTATCTTAGGACGACCAATCGGATTAAGACCTGTATAACACTAGCGTTGCTGATTTCGTATTCTTGATCAAACTGTTAATGAAACCACTGTTTTATTAGCCAAAAATGTAAGCTCGGTACGGAGTTCAGCGACCAGAAAATAAAAGGAGTAGTCGATAAACATGAAAGCTTTAACTAGTCTAGAAGAAATCATTGGTAAAACTATCATATTTCAAGAGAAAGTTTATGGCGAGGACAAGAACTACATCCTTCTAATAACTTCTGAAAAAGAGCTGTTCGCCTTCAAACCGAAAAATAGTGGCTTCGAAGATCTTGACATTAAAATGCTCGATTTCTATGAAATAAAGGATTTAATCTTGGAGTATGACAAAACTGCAAGCCGAGTCAGAAAGCTTTATCCGGAAATCTTTGAGAACTTCGAGGACGAAGTTGCTGAGATTCGAAAAGAGAAGAAGCGAAAAGCAGACTACGAATTATATCAAAAACTGAAGAAGCAGTTTGAGGAAGAGGAGGATTGAGATGGAGCTGAAGCAAAAAGGTGTAGCCGTATGCCCATACTGCGGACACGAAGAGAAGGACTATCAGGATTGGGCGGATCTCGAGGCAGAGGAGTCGGAGTTTACTCTGGTATGTTCGAATGAAAAGTGTCTCAAGGAGTTCAATGTAAAAATGGAGTTCATTCCGACATTCACAACAAGTAAAAAATTACCATAACGTATTATTTCCATTGATTCCTGAAATCGTATACACTAAACGCAAGAGAAGCGGTACATCCGTTCGCTTCCAACGATTTCAGGAGGAAATACAATGTTATTTAAAGTGAAGTACAAAACGGAGATCCCTAATCCAAATCCAGAGATTCAAAATGTTTACGGAGTCCGCTTCGAAGAAAAAGAGGGCGTTGAGCTACCGCAAGGCGAAACTCTTTTTCTCTTCTGCGACAAGGGAAATTGGAAGTGGGACTACGCTTATCAATTTGACGTAGTAGAATAACAACAAAGGAAGTGTTTACAGTGCCTCACAGGACAGAATTGTACGTCGTTGTCGGCAAGACATCTCATGGAACATATAAAGAGACGATTACATCTCTGAGTGCAACCGATGAATCTGACAGCTTCTACATTACTCCTAGGCGTTGCATAGCCAAGGAATCAGTTGGCGAACTTCAAGGTGTACACGACTGTCTCCGGATGGTCGTGGTATCACGACAGGATATTAGATATGCTCAGCATAAAATACGGACGACGTTTCATCGGAAGCACGTCGAAATCATCAGGGACAGTCAAAGCATCCTTGAAGCGATCAAGGTGAAGCTTGATCGAGATAAAGAATACAGAGGTTAAGCAAAAGTATTGACAATAAAATAGTGGATTGATATGATATGGCGTAGGCTCAAATAGAGTGTCAAACTCTATTTAGAAGCCTATAACTAAACAAAAGTATTGCAATTAAAAGGAGGATTTAATATGACAGTCGTAAAAGGAATCGCTCGTATGAAGCGAATCTTATTCCCAAAAGGAGTCAGATCGTCTCAAGGCGGATTCACAATTGCTACATTCGAAGCTGTTAAGATCGAAGAGGGAGAGATTGAGCTACACAAAGAGTATAAGACATTTACCATTAAAGGAGACCTTCCGTCTCTAGATCCGAATACAGACTATTACTTTAACATCGAAGAGGAAAGTCGTCATTCGACGTTTGGCGTCAGCTATAAGCCGTTATTCATGCGACAGAACGTTCAACTGGAGAAGTCAGATAAGAAGTCGGTCGAGGCATTTCTTAGAACGTTTTTAACCGCTCGACAAGTCAAATCTCTGTTTGAGGCTTTTGATGATCCGATGTCGGTCATTGATAATTCTGAGGCAGAGAAGCTCACAGAAGCCAAGGGTATTGGATTGCGCACTGCAGAGAAGATTATCAATAAATACGACGAGCAAAAGGACTACTCATTCGCTTATATCGAACTGACGAAGTACGATATCTCACCGGACGTTATCCGGAAGATTTGTAAGTTCTATGGAAGTCCTGAACTTGCCGTACAGCGTGTATTGGAGAATCCATATGATCTAAAGCGCTATGAAGGATATGGATTCAAGAAGTGTGATGAAATCTATGTCAAGACTGGTGGGGATCGAAATGCACCAATTCGAATCGATGCCTTCCTGAGTCACTTCTTACAAGAAGAAGTAGATAAAGGTCACACTTGGACGTCTCCAATCGATGTTCTGAATGCAACGTTCACGTATATCCCGAACGCAGACAAGAATCTCGTAGGAGAAATCCTCTTAAAGAACCCTGATAAATACCTTCTCAGCTCAGATAAGAAGCGTGTATCATTACTATCGTATGTAAAGACTGAAGCTGAAGTGGCAATGGAGCTTATTCGATTGAATCGCTCGACTTACAAGTTCCGCTATTCCAATTGGGAGATTATGATTGCCAAGATGGAAGAGGAGCAAGGGTGGGAATTCACCGATGAGCAGAAGAATGAAGCCATGGTCATGATGTTTGAGAACAACGTAAGCCTCCTACAAGGTTATGGTGGTACAGGTAAGACAACCATCCTGAAAGCAGTCGTCGATGTATTGGAGAGCTATGGATACATCTATGCTCAGTGTGCGCTATCCGGAAAGGCATCGAATAACCTTGCTATTGTTACTGGGAAGGACGGTAGTACGATTCACCGACTTCTTGCTTACAACCATGAACTAAAGGACTTCAGTTACAATAAGAAGAACCCTCTTCCTTACGACATTATTGTTGTCGATGAGATTTCCATGGTTGATGCTAACATTTTCGTATCTCTACTTCGTGCAATCCGCACCGGAGCAAAGCTGATCATGCTTGGAGATAGTCAGCAGTTGGAATCAATCGGAATCCCTATCATGGTACCAATGATTCAGTCAGGACTGATTGTCACTAAAACACTAACTCAGATTCACCGTCAGGCACAGAAATCAGCCGTTGTAACGGATTCGATTGCCATTCGACAAGGTAAGAACCCTGTCAAAGAGAGTTCTGGTCGAATCATTCGGGGTGAACTTCAGGACTTGGAGTATCTATTAGTAGATGAAGATGAGGAGATCTTTGTGAATGTCGTCAAGGAGTTCTATAAGCATATTCAAACAGAAGACATTAAGGATGTTCAGATTCTCACTCAGGTTCGAAACCGAGGCAATAACTCCTGTCTCTCGCTTAACCGAGCCTGTCAAAAGATATACAATCCGCAGGACGAGACTCGTCAGCAAGTAGAGATGGGTAATAAAGAAAAGGGTACCGACTACATTCTTCGTGAAGGCGACAAGGTTATCAACGTCAAGAATAACTATAAGTCTGAAACGGAAGATGGAATCATTTCTCCAGTATTCAATGGTAGTATCGGGATCTTGGAATACTTCTCAAGCGATGACGACGGAAAGTATGCTCTTATCGACTTCGAGGGGATTGGGCGACTTAAGATTTACGAGGATTCACTTCGATCAATCGAACTGGCATACTGCATCACAGTGCATAAGAGTCAGGGATCATCGTCCAAGATTATCATCGTAGCCTTCCCGTTCCATTATCTGCTGAACAACCGACAAATCATCTACACAGCAATTACACGTACTCAGAAGCATTGTGTCGTTATCTGTACGAAGTCTACATTGCGATCGGCAATCAAGAAGGATGACGTAGCTAAGAAGCGGACGTATTTAACCGACTTATTAGTTCAGGTGAATATCGTTGAGGAAGCCAAATTGAAAAATAAACAAAGCGAAAGTATTGCAACTTAATACCAATGATGCTATAATTTAAAGGTAATGTGATGAATTCAAAACCTCACGTTAAACGAAAGTATTGCAAAGGGAGAGTGCGAATTATGATTGTTGCTTATGCATCATTGACTGGAAAGGTAAAGAGTTTTACCGAGAAGCTTCAAGTAGAAGTTCCGGAATTGAAGCTTGTTAAAATCAACAGAGACACGACGATTAACGATCCGTTCATACTGATCACTTATACGTTTGGCTCCGGAGATATTCCTCGAGAAGTCCAAGGGTTCATGCAGAGATGCGGTGACAACATCATAGCTGTCGCAGGAAGCGGAGAGCGCAACTGGGGAACTCATAGATTCTGCAAGGCATCTATAGATATCTCAAATCAGTTCAACGTACCTTTGCTTCATACCTTCGAAAAGTCAGGTTTTGATTCCGATGTTGCTTTAGTAGCAACCAAAATCAAAGAACTATTGAAGGGAAGATGAAGTTTGTCAAAATGGATCGAGCTAAATAACGAAGTAAAAATTAAAGGTGAGGATGGTCAATTCCAATTCGAAAAGGATAAGGAAGCCGTAAAGACCTATTTCCTCGAGCATGTAAATAAGAATGTACAGTTCTTCCATGATCTCGAAGAGCGAATCAAGTACATGGTCAACAATGACTATTATGACAAAGAGCTGTTTGATAAGTACGAATTCAGTCAAGTTGAAGAGATCTTCAACATCTTGTATCAACACAAATTCCGCTTCCAATCATTCATGAGTGCATTCAAGTTCTATAATAACTACGCTCTCAAAACAAATGATGGAGAGCGATTCTTGGAGCGGTACGAAGATCGATTAGCTGTCAATGCATTGTTCTTAGCAGATGGAGACTTTAATCTCGCTAAAAAGATTGCGGATCAGCTCATCAAACAGAATTATCAGCCTGCAACTCCTACATTCCTGAATGCCGGACGTTCACGGGCAGGTCGCTTAGTATCTTGTTTCCTACTCGAGATGCCGGACAGTACAGAAGGGATCATGTATGTAAACGAAGCCGTTGCCCAATTATCACGTTTTGGCGGTGGAGTAGCAGTCAACCTTTCTAAGCTCCGTAGTCTTGGAGATGAGATCAAAGGTATTCAAGGAGCATCTACTTCTATCGTAGGTATTGCTAAAATCCTTGAGGACATCTTGTCTAAGTTTAATCAGCTTGGTCAGCGTGAAGGCGCAGGAGCGATCTACGTCAATGCATTCCACTCTGATTCAAAAGCAATCCTTGCTACGAAGCGGATTAATGCAGATGAGAAAGAGCGTCTTAAATCACTTTCAGTTGGTGTAATCATTCCGAGCAAGCTGTACGAATTAGCTGAAAACGGAGAAGAGTGGTTCTCATTCTATCCTTATACAGTCTTTAAAGAGTACGGTATTCATCTCGATGACATGAATATGGATGAGTGGTACGAGAAACTGATCAACAACCCTAACGTTCGCAAGAAGCCGATGGGAGAGGCACGTTCGTTCTTCGAAGAGATTGGTCGTACTCAGATTGAATCTGGATATCCTTATATCATGAACCGTGACGTTGCCAACAAAACTCACATGCTCAAAGATATCGGAGACATCAAGATGTCCAATCTTTGCGTTGAGATCATGCAGTTGCAAACTCCTTCTGACATCCAGTCATACAAAGGCGTTGATACGTTTGGATACGATATCTCTTGTAACTTGGGATCAGTCAATATCGCTAGCATCATGGAAAACAAAGACTTCGAGAGTGCGATTACCGTGGCTGTCGATGCATTGACTACCGTGACACGTAAGACTGATATCACCGAGGTGCCTTCAGTCAAGAAAGCCAACGATGCGTTCCACTCGATCGGTCTAGGAGCTATGAATCTTCATGGGTATCTTGCCAAGAACCGAATTGGATATGAGAGCAAGATTGCTCGAGACTTCGCCAATACATTCTTCATGATGATGCGTTTCTATGCATTGAAGCGGAGTAATGAGATTGCTATGGAGTACGGTGCGTTTGAAGGCTTTGAGAAGTCTGAATATGCAAAAGGTACGATCCTCAGCAAGTATGTCGAGAAGAGCTATGCTCCTAAGTCAGAGAAAGCACAAAAGCTCTTTGAAGGAATGTATATTCCAACTCAAGAAGACTGGGCGAAGCTTATTGTATCGATCAAGAAGTACGGAATCTTCTCAGCTTACTTGATGGCTATTGCTCCGACAGGATCAATCAGTTATGTTCAGAACAGTACGCAGGGCGTCATGCCGATCACAGAGAAGATTGAGACTCGTAAGTATGGCGATAGCACGACTCACTACCCGATGCCATTCATGGATGCGTCTAACTTCTTCTACTTTAAAGAAGCATATGACATGGATATGTTCAAAGTCATTGACCTTATCTCTGTCATTCAGGAACACGTCGATCAGTCGATTTCAACAACGCTGTTCGTAGACGGCAATACGATTACTGACGGTGATCTTGCTCGTTATTACATCTATGCCCACAAGCGGAACCTGAAAACTCTTTACTACACTCGGACTAAGACTTCTTCACAAGAAGAATGCTTATCTTGCTCAGTTTAACTAAACAAAAGTATTGCAATTAAAATAAACAAATGATACGATAAAGAGGTCGAAGGGGAAATGAAAAGACCTCTTGAGTATCAAGATATCGGAGGAACATAATTTGAAGATTAATAAACAAGGACAATCGTATAACATCATCAATCGATTCAGCCTACAAAACGAAAATGGCGAGACGGTACAATATTGCCGAGTGAAGTTCTTGGCGAATGGCAAAGAGCAAGTATTTAAAGAGAGCGAAGTTGCAAAAGGTGACTGCATCGATGAGTCTCAACTAGCTCCTGTAGAGGAATTACCTCAAGCAGAACCAATTGACGAATTTCCGGCTCCGGAAGAAGCTCCAGAAGAGCTGTCAGTTGCATCGACAGAAGAAGTCGACACAGAAGTACCCGTTAAGACAACCTACACGGCTTCATTCAAAGATGCTGATCCAATCGAAGTCGAAGATCTAGAAGCATTCGTATCTGAAAACGATCTTGACATGGAAGCAGTAGAACGCCTCCTCTCAGGTGAGCAGAAAACTCATAAAGGTTGGAAGGTGTCCGTCAATGACTAAGCCATTACTCAACGCTGTTGCACCAAAGCAATCATATGGATACCTTCAGAATGGAACGCCAACTGAAGGAGTAGTATCAGAAATCATTGAAACTCGTGAGTACGTTGGTCAGCATGAGGCTCCACGAATCCATAAAGCCGTGAACTGGAACCGAGAGACGGATTCATTCACTCAGAGCTTCTGGGAGCAGAACTTAAGTCAGATGTGGATTGATACTGAATTCTCTCCTACAAAAGACAAAGTTGTCTGGAGTCGTTTAGACGAAGAGACGAAAGAAGCATACAAACGTGTTCTAGCCGGACTGACACTTCTTGATACGAAGCAGGGAACAGTCGGGATGCCTAAGATTGCAGAGCATGTTGAAGATCCTCAACGCAAGGCAGTTCTTTCATTCATGGGAATGATGGAGAACATTCATGCTAAGTCTTACTCTACGATCTTCACTACATTGATCGATAGCGAAATCGAAATTGATCAAGCATTCGAATGGGTCGAGGACAATCCTCAGCTTCAATTCAAAGCGGAGCATGTCTCTCATTACTACGAAAACATCACAGATAAGAAGTCTCTGTACTTGGCTATGATGGCTTCAGTAATGCTCGAATCATTCTTATTCTATAGCGGATTCTTCCTCCCACTATATCTATCCGGAAACGGCAAGATGGTAGCAAGCGGACAGATCGTTAAGAAAATCATTGAAGACGAATCAATCCACGGTGTATACGTTGGACTATTGGCTCAGGAACTCTACCGTGAGCTTACTCCTCAAGAGCAGTCTGAAGTTGACTATGAGACTCAAGCTAGTCTTGAAGAACTCATGGAGAACGAATACAAGTACACTGAAACGATTTATGCTCACATTGGCATGGATCATGAAGTGAAACGATTCCTTGAGTACAATGCGAACAAAGCAATGATGAACTTGGGTAAAGATCCAGTCTACAAAGAGCATCGCATCAACCCAATCGTACTCAATGGTCTTAGCACTGAGACAGAAACGAATGACTTCTTCTCTACTAAGAGTGCATATCAGAAAGCAAAACACCGTCCACTCGGAGATGCGGACTTCCAGTTCCCCAATCTCTCTGATGAACTTGTATAAAACAAAAGTATTGCAAATAACATTGAAAAGGTGATCTTATGAAATTAATCAAATTCGAACAAACAAACTGTACTCCATGCAAGATGCTTGAGAACTTCCTTGGAGAACTAGGCGTCAAAGCTGATGAGACGATCAACATCTCTCAAGGGACAATCGTCGGATCAACAGGAGAGTTAATCTCTTCTGACGAGGATGCCGTCATGGAGCTTGCCGGAGATCATGAAATCATGAAAACTCCGACACTCATTCTTCTCGCTGAAGATGGGTCGGTTATCGATCGCTATTCTGGCGTAGGTCAGACAAGTGTAAAACGTATCCTTTCACAACGTGGACTAATCTAATCAATCGGGGAGAGCAATCTCCCCACCATAATACATACCAATAATAGGAGGAATTATTAATCATGAAAAAGACAATTCGAGAAAACGTAGAAGCACTGTTGGCAAAACACGAAGAAGCACGGGCAGACGATAAGTTGTTGTTTGTCTTGTATTGGAAAGAGGTTGACGGTGTTGACCTTAATCAATCAGGAGCAAAGACATTCCTGATGAAAGCTACTCTTCCGGAATCAATTCGTCGTCAGCGCCAGTTAATTCAACAAGATGGCAAGTTCTTGCCTTCTGAAGAGGTACTCGAAGCTCGAGCTGAGCGTCGTGAATCAATGCGTCAATCACTCGGCAAACGTCGTAAAGCTGTCTAATCAATCAAATACAAACTTACTACATTGGAGGAACTAGAAATGAAACACGAAAACGCAGATTTAAAGGTAATGCACTTCTCGCACAACGACTTAGATGGAGTCGGATCAGGTATCGTATCACGAGTAGGATTTGAGGACGTTACTGTAGTATATTGCGGTTATGACGCTATCAACGAAGAGGTTAAGAACTTCATTGTCAGCGAAGAATACAAGCGGTTTGATCTAGTATTGATCACAGACATCTCAGTCAATAAGGAAGTAGAAGAGTTGATTAATGACTGCGTCAAGACATCTGATGTCGAATTTAAGCTACTCGATCATCATCCTACAGCAATGCATTTAAATGAGAATGACTGGGCATTAGTAGCCGAGTATGGACATCGTGGCAAGAATAGCGGAACGAATATGCTGTACGATTACCTTGTATCAGAAGGTGGATACTTTAAAGGTGAAATCTACTCCGATCCGCTCGAAGTATTCGTAGAAAAGGTTCGTCGATATGATTCATGGGAATGGCGTACTCATTACAATGACGATACTGAAGCACTAGCACTCAATGATTTAATGTGGCTTATCGGAGCTGAGAAGTTTGCAGACAAGTTCACTGACCGACTGCTCAACCTGTCTCACGGAGTTGTAGCCGGAGGAAGTTGGATTGGGATGCTTGAGAAGGATGATCGAGTCATTCTAGAAATGGATCATCAAAGCAAGCTTGACTACATCGAACGGAAAGGTAAGCAGATGATCGTCACTAAGATCACTGGTCGCAAAGCAGGTTTAGTCTTTGCAGAACGCTATATCAGTGAGTTAGGGAATGAGTTGTCAGCTCAAAATCCAGACCTAGACTTCATCGTAATGATCGATCTTGGAGCAAAACGTGTTTCTTACCGAACGACTAAGAAGGATATCCATCTCGGCAAAGATGTTGCCAGTCACTTTGGTGGCGGAGGTCATCCTCAAGCAAGCGGAAGTGAGATTGACTTGGATACTGTGAAGGCTGTCATCCCACTTGTATTTGGTTCTGCTAAGCTCATTGAGAAGCTAAAGGATGTCATTTTCCGTCGCAACATGATGACTATCCGGAAGCCAAAATTCCTTGCCAAAAACAAGAAATGATTTGACAATAACTATATAAACTGTTACTATTGTAGGTGAAGAAGGTTTCTACTTTCTTCCCTTAATCAAAAGTATTGCATTAAAAGCAAATGAATGAGTGAGGAGGGGAAGCGACAAAAGAAGGGAGAACGATTATGGAAATCGTTAAAGAATGGACTACCATGGAGCTAATCAGCTACCTGAACTCATATAGAAACATCAGCTTGCAAGAGAAAGCTGATCAGTATCAGCTAATGGTCTGGGTTCGTGAAGAGCTTATCCAGAGACAGCCGTTAATCGGATCAACATATAAACTATAAAACAAAAGTATTGCAAAGGGGATAATCAAAATGTTCATGAAGATCAATGAGGAACTAGCTACAAAGGTAATGGGATATACAGATGGAAAAGGGTTCAACCCCACATCGAATATTGAAGACGCTTGGACTCTACTGGAGAAATTGGAGAGTCTAGGATTTCACTTCCTAGTCCGGAACTCTGGTCGAGGAGTAAGAGACTCCATTACTCAAAAGGGTTACTTCTGCAACATTCGATATAATGATGGCTTTGAAACAATGCGCAAGACGGTAGCTGTCTCAGCTCCAATCGCTATTAGCTTTGGAGCATGCCTTGCCTTTGATATTGATGCTTCAGTCTTCGATGTCGTTGCTTGCGAGGTAACACGATGACTACAAAAGTAACCTATACAGAACTTATGCTGTCAGATGAGATTTGCAAACAGCTTTTAGAAGCAAGTAAGCGCAAGGAGCTTATCGGCATCCGTCCTCATCAGCGAGGCATCGGTAAGACTACAGGATTGATCAAAGTAGCTCGTCAGCTAGATGCTTATGTCTTGGTAGGCACCAAGTATATGGCACGTTATCTCACTGAAGCTAGCGGATATGACAAGATTGTCGGTGGACTGGATATTGTCGATATCGATAAAGGAACGAAAGTAGTATTGGATCAAGGAATCAGAATGGACATGATCCGAGATATGTCGCTAGAAGTATTGACTGGATTCTATACAATCTGATTAATGAAATCTGAGTTTTATTACGAATAATTTCAACTACCATACACTAAATAAAGGAGATATTTTTATGGGACATCAAGAGGGAATTACGATTCATTTAAAATCTAAGGAAGAGTTGGCTACTATTATTAAGGCTCTCCACCGGACAAACATTTTCCATGGCGTCATCAACACGGCTCAAGATGACATCATTGAAAGTCTAGTGGAGCAATTAGCTTCGCTTCCGTCACCGGACACAACACTACAATGATTGAACTGCGAGGCGTAAATCGTCTCGCTTTTACTCGTTCAGGAGGATCTAATTCAAATAGATCTGAGGAATACAACTATGGAGAACAAACTAATCATCAACTATGACGAACTACCAGTGAGCGTCAATCAGTACCTTAAGCCAACGTCAAGAATGTCCGGTGGTAAGCCATTGGCGTATATGTACGAGTCGACAGAGGCAAAGGATTTCAAGAAGAGATTCCAAGCACTCCTGAAGCGTACCGTGAGGGATCAGGAGTGGGATATCGAGCAGACGGCAGATGGACACTGGATCTTAGAGTGTATCTTTGTTCAAAGCAGAACAAATCAGGACAATAACAATTACTATAAAATCTTATGTGATGCAATGTCTGGAATCGCATTCATCGATGACAAGAACATCCTTGTCCAGACAAAAATGGTGATGTATGATGCTAAGAACCCACGATTCTCAGCAGTACTCAAGAAAGCTCCTTACATCGGTATCTTTAAAGATATTGAGCAATTTGAATCATTCAAGACTTCGAATTGTGCTTCATGTAAGAAGAATACAGAGAAGTGTGCTATACTCAAAAAATCAATAGAGGGTCGGATTCAACCTGACATAAAATTCGAACCCACAGGATACAATTGTCTGAAGAAAAAGCTATAGGGAGTCGGTCTCCTGTAGCTTTTTTTCTTTGTAATTGTTTTCAAAGAAAATATATCTTGCAATACTTTTGAGTGTAGAAGATAATAGTTCATGTGCTTTACTTGTTTAAAGGAGCTTTTGAAATTGAATGAATTTGAGAGAATGTTTATAGAAGAGATCCGAGACAAAAAGCGCATAGGACGAGGCATTTTCTCTCGTAAGTCAACTAGAAAAGGTGGATCTAATAAGCCACTCAAAACACCATATTACTATATGACCAACAAAGAAAGACAAGCATTAAACGGAAAGGTCAGGGTGTACGGCATGGAAGACATTATTTCTTATGAGGAATTTATGAACAGAGACATCTCTGAACAATTGAGACTTATGTCTCTCTGGAAGCAATCGCACAAAAAGGTTGATATACATCGATCTATGGGGATATCAAGCTCAACATTTTATAGATTATTAGACAATCTAGAAGAAATGCAATCCGGCACTGATGTAGTCGAAGGAGGAATTGTCGTGACAGGCAAGCCAACGCAAGAGAATATCGATGAATTCAAAGAAAGAATGATTAGTTATGAAGATTTTAGAAGCAAATCTAACCCAGAGAAGAACGAAATTATCTCTAATTATCTCCAGTTCTTTGAAACCGTTGCTGAGTTAAGTAGAAACTGGGAATCATCTGACATCTCTTATCTATACAGCGTTGCTCAGCGTGTAAAGAAGAGAAGAGAGAAGCAAGAGAGACTTCTAAAAGAGCAACGTGCCAAGGAAGCCAAGGAGCTAAGAAGTCGTAAGCAATCAGATAAGTCTAAAGATGAGAAGTACAAGTATCTTCAGGAAACTATGGCTAACATGCCAGAAAAACCTTCCGAAGAATTGAAAAGCACTATTACAGATGAACAAAACGGGGTAAATAACCATAAATCTAATGTGAATATATCCACAGAAACGCTCTCATTTGCATTGGATGGACAGTACAGTGGGGAACATATCGCTCGATTGCTCTCATTGGCTAGTGAAGTAATTACTACGAGCAACGGAAAGCTTAAGATTGAACTTAGAATTACACAGGGGGAAAATTGATCATCAACCTACTATCAAGGATATATAGGAGGAGACAAAGTGACTGTAGACAATCTGTTTGAAGGAATGTCTAATGTCCCGTTAGAGCATCCTATTCATCACTTAGAGGAGAGATTGAGGCTAATCAAATCGATGGCAGACTTGGTTCACAAGCTTCCTCTAGAAAATGCACAATTTACAACGAACGACGTATCAGAGATGATAAGGCAATTTGAGGTTGCAATTCATGTTTTAAAGTCAATATAATCTGCAAGAGGGACGGGCGAGGGAGGGCGCTAGTCTCTCTTTTTTTCTTCTATTATATATCTCATTCCTTCTTCAATTAAATCATTTGCAAATATGCCTCTTCCAAGCTTCGTACTTCTAGCCTTTACTTGCTTGAATAGGGAAGTGTTGAAAGTAGTATTGATCCGGATGCGATCACTTGGCTTTTCTCTCCTGACGAATCCCCTCTTTGGAAACACGTTTTCTATAGACCACTGCATCCCCTCTTCCAGTATGTGACCATATGGGAGATTTCTCTCTTTTGCAATTTCTCTTATCTCATCCAGTAGTTCCTTGCTCAACGTGGTATTGAAATGCCGTCTAGTAAAATCACGTTTTCTTTTTCCGAACATCATCCGGATCACCTCCAAATTTTCGTTTCATCTCACTATATTAAGTATTCACGTATTATGAGACAAAATCAAGATTCTTAACTTATGATATCTCAAAATAACAAGTATTCACCTATTGTGAGACAAATGAGAACCGTTCCCATACAGCTATTGATAATATGTATTATGTTAACTTTGGCGAAAAAATTAACGGACGAAGCCAAATTTCGACTTGTCCGCTTTCTCGTATATTTAGTTGGTGCGGTCATGACTCGCACTTTCTTACTGATCAGCTCTGCCCTTTTATTATAAAGGAACTCGAATCGATTATCCAGAGATAATTCCTTCTCGTCTCGTATTTTTCTGGACGCTGTTTTTGGATGCGAACTTTAGTAAGTCGTAGAGTTGATTTGGAGTAAGGTCGGTTCCTTGGGAAAACGATTCTACGATTCCAAGATCATCCAGTACATTTGAATTGTTCAAAACGATATAGACCAATTCAGAACAGATGAGGTTATTCGGATTGTTGAATCGATTCTTTCCTTTAATGTTGAACAGGTCTCCAATCACATACCAAACGATTTGACCAAAATCATATTTCTTACCAACCATAGCAATAGCTTCTCTTCGAACAGATTCCCTCTGAGTTGCAGTGAGACCGAGATCAATAACCTCGTAGTCCAAATAGTTGCTAGGATCGAATTTCACCGCTCCTGTCTTATGAGAGTATTCCGCTTCGATCATCATCGAATCAGAGATAGCGACTCCGCAATGACTAAACTTGCCCTTGTCGAAAGCCATGATTATTTTAGAGATAATACTCTTGCCTTTTACAAAGACAATATCTCCTTTGTTCAGTTTCATACATGTTCTCCTTTCTAAAAAAGAGAGGCATCACTGCCTCTCATTGACATTACTTCTTGTATGCAGGATTCTTTGTGAATCGAACATACTTGTCGCTCGATGTGACATACATGTCTTTTTCGAGGACGTACAATCCGTTCTTCATTCCAAGAACGTTGAGCTTGTCGCCTTTTTCAGCATACTTAACAGTTGCAGATGATAGGCTAGCCTTATCATGAAGACGAAGCGTTTCACAAGTTACAGTGAGAGTTCCGTAAATCTTGCTACCGACAGCAGGCTTTTTAGCCGGAGCCGGAGTAGGTTTAGGAGTAGCTTTCAGAGGCTTCTTGTTGATCTTGAGGACTTGTCCTTCAGCGATCTTGTTCGCATCTTTGATACCATTGAGCTTCTGGATATCTGCGATTGAAACACCATGCTTCTTAGCAATTGTCGTAAGGTTCTCACCTGCTTTAACAGTATGCTTATCGTATGCAACTCCGTCCGACGCCTTAACAGCAGATGGTTTCTTAACAGGTGTCGGAGCAGGTTTCTCAACTGGCTTTGGCGTTGGCTTCTTGACTGGCTTCGCTTCGACTTTATCAGCTCCAGTAAAGTATGCGAGTGACTTAGATCCGCACAATACGTTTAGGTCGACGGCTCCGGCAACACCTTTGAGACGACCGTTTTGTGTGAACTGGTGGATATGGCAATCAAAGTTCGGACGGACAGATTGTAGCGTTCCGTTATCATTCATCGCATAGCGTGGAATCCATAGGAAGTCCGCCTTTACCTTGCTCATACCATGTTCTGTGTAGAATGAATGACCAGTGTAGAGACCAACTTTCTTGACTCCGTTAGCATGAAGGTAGTCGATAAATGCTTGAGTTGCAGGGACTAGATCTTTTGGATTACGGCATGTCTGCTCTTCGACGTCAACGACGAGGAACTCAGCATCTTTATCAGCACGTTGAAGGAATGCCTTGGCTTCTGCGATAGCTCCGGCAACATCTTTATAGAGTGCATAAGCATAATGTCCAAAAGGAATGCCATGCTCTTTGCATTCAGCAACATACTCCTTGTACTTTGGATCGACGAATCCCGTTCCGTACTGAACACGAATGATTGCGAGATCCAACTCTTCCTTAGCGAGTGCGAAGTTGATGTTCCCTTGGTGATACGATAGGTCTGCGATTTTCTTAGTCATAATTGTAGACTCCTTTTGTTGAATTAGTTTTTTTATATTAAGGAGAAGATTTGCAATACTTTTGCTTTAAACCTTCTCACCAATACGATAGTTAGGGTTTTTGGTGAACTTAACCTTGGTTTCATCAGCAGTGATATAAGTGTCTCCGCTCAGAGCATAGAGACCATTCTTCATACCGAATACATTGTATTTATCTCCACTCTGAGTAACCGCTCGAATCCGAGACTTCACATCAGCGTTATCATAGATATTTACTTTGCTTGCGAGAATGACAATCCCACCGTAGATATTGCTAGGCAGTCCAGAGATATCCTTGAATTCTTTCTTGGTAGGGACACGGATAACCGATCCGACAGGCACCTTGTCCGTGTCTTTCATGCCATTTTCTTTCTTAATCTCACCAACTGTCGTTCCGTTATCCTTTGCGATATCACCTAATGTATCGCCCTCCTTAACCACTACTGGAGTCACTACGACGACTGGTGGCGGTGGCTTTGGTGGTGGCGGTGTTGGCTTGGGTGGAGGAGGTGGTGGCGTTGGCTTAGGCTTTGGTTTCGGTTTCGGCTTTGGTGGCTCAACCACAGGAGGCTTTGGAGTAGCCGGAACAGATGGTTTCAACACTGCCGTACCGAATGATAAATCAGTGAATTTATTGTAACGGATGATCTCATATATGTTATCTCCATACTCTGGATCATTCGCTGAATAGGATGATTTAGCTAAAGCGTCCGTTGTTGCTTTGATGCTATCTGCATTCCGGACTGCTGTATAGTAAGACAGATTCATGACTCGGATATAGTCCTTTACGAATCTATCGATTGTATAGTAACCAGACCAACCATTATTGTTGAAGTCTGCATTCTTCGTGTACTTAATCCCTGCAAAGTTGTTTCCTGTCTGAGCAAGGTTACTTCTTCCCCATGTTGACTCCCATGCCCACTGAGCCAAGATAACTTCGGGAGGAATATTGGTACCTTTGCTTGCTGTTCCTGCAAGGTTCTTCATTAGTGCAACATAATCTGCTTTGCCGACTAGCTTTGGTGGCTTGTCGAATTTACTCGGTGGCTCCGGAGGTTTTACGGGTTCAGGATCAGGCTTCGGAGCAGAGGTCGTCTTGCTAGTAAAGTAACTCAAAGGCTTCCGTCCACTGAGTACATTTAAGTCGATACTTCCACCAACGCCTGATAGTCTTCCATTCTGACTGAACTGCCAGATATCATGTCCGATAACAGGCTTAACAGAGTGAACCTGACCGTTGTCATTGTATGAATACCTTGGAATCCATAAGAAGTCAGCGTCGACCTTACTCATTCCATGTTCACTATAAAATGAGTGACCCGTATAGAGTCCTACTTTTTTTACTCCATGATCATGTAAATAATCAATGAAAGCTTGCGTAGCCGGAACAATGTCGCTCTTGTTTCGTGTCGTCATTTCTTCAACGTCGACAACTAGAAAACTAGCTTCGTCATCAGCTCTTTCAAGGAATGCCTTAGCTTCTGCTCTGGCTCCTGCTACATCTTTATATAGAGCGTAGGCATAGTGTCCGAATGGTATTCCGTATTTTTTACATCCTGCAATATAACTCTTGTACTGTCTATCAACTAATCCAGTACCATACTGGACTCGAATAATGGCTAGAGCAAGATCATCTTTTGCCTTGCTCCAATCCACTACTCCCTGATGGTGAGAGAAGTCGGCAATTTTTGTTTTTGCCACTCTATCCCCTCCTATTCTTTAATACTCTATTTAAATAGGAAGAAACTCGTCTCAACCTATTAAATATTTGATTATTTTACATATGTGATTTTTAGCTTAGGCTGATTATCACCGTCGCCATTCCCGTAGAAATAGCCATAATAATTCATACTTTCAGAGTTAGCGAAAAGGCTCACTCCTTTTAGATCACCGTCACGAATCCCTTCTCCAAGAGCATTTGGCATATCGATCCATTGCGCTTGTCCACGATCGGAATATGTTTGTCTCTTAGCGTCGTATTTGGTATGACTATATTTTGTTGGTTCTGAAGAATGATTGTGATATCCAAGTACCGCAGTTCCTCCACCATAGTAATACCAATGCTCATTTCTAAGATAGAGCTTTACATCCTTGATTTGCGCTCCGGCAAGCTCTGCTCTAATAGCTCCATTATCAAATCCAATCAGTGACCTGAAGATTCCCCAAGGCTCATCAAGGTACTCACCTTGATAAAGCTTGGTTCCTCGAGCATCTGTTCGACGCACTCCATCTTCATTGTATGTGCGAGTCCAGATTGTATTCCATGTCTTCGTGTACTCCTGTCGGTTCATTACAACCCATTTTGTACCATCATACTTTTTAATTTCAGGCTCAACCCATTTTGTCCCGTCAAATTTTTTGAATGGCACGTCAACCCATGAAGTGCCATTGAACTTCTTAATACTTCCCAACTCATCTCGCCTCTATTCGTTCATTAGTTTTAATTAAATAGCAATCCAAATATCGTCTGTAGCAGGCTTAGATGGAGCAGTAGACTGAATTGAAAGCTTATGATTCTGAACAAAGATAGAGTTAGTGAATTTAACAGTCTGATCTTCACGGTCTGTCCGGAAGATAGCCTCACCGTATTTCCAGTCGAAGAATCCAACCTGTTTCGTATTGTTGTTCATGTAGAACCCTGCGCCCTCGTCATTATCATCGAGCTTGAATCGGATAGCGACCTGACGTTCTTTTGCATTCAATACATGGTCATAAATGGATTCCATTTTACCGTCGGCTTGAATACGATGTCCTGTCAATCCATTAGCAGTGAAGTACATTTCGCTACTAGCGCTGACTCCAATTTTACCTTTGATCGTCCCATCTGAAAGTTTCCAGTAGATCGATCCTGCATTGCCTGCACCGGACGTTGCCTTAAGAATCATACTCTTCGAATTGTCGATAATCTGATCCTGCGTGTAGTAGTTGATGGAGTCTTGTCGAGCCAACTGCTCTCCTTCGATACCATCGATTCTGTCCGCATCCAGACCAGAACCTGCACCGTCATTCCCTGTATGAAGGACTTTGTAAGTGTTCGTCCCATTCGTAACATAAAGGTTGTTATCCTTTGTCTGAATGATTGACTTCGCTTTCGTATCACCAAGGACAACATCACTTGTCGTATTGACTTTACCGATGTTCAAGTCTGTGGCACCACTTGAATCTCTACCTGCAAGCGACTTGTTATTTGCTACGGATAAAGTACTCGTAACGTTTCCGCCAATGAGCTTAAGGTATCTGTCGTCGTGATTATGGGCGTTGAGCGCATTCGTAACTCCGGTAATCTCATCACTGATTCGTTTGATTACGACGTTATTCGTGTTATCTAAAGCACTCTTTACCTCATTAATAGCTCCTACGACAGCTTTAGATTGAGTCGTCAATGCAGTGGGATCTCCGACCGACTTGATGAAGTCGGATACGAATTTACCGCTACGAACCCAAGATCCTGTCGTTGCATCATCATCTAATACTCGACGATAAACATCTGCATATCGATGATCGTAGAACACTTGAATCGTAAGAAGCGTTCCGGAAGCTTTCTTCATTGTCGTTACTTCTAACTGATATGCCGTGTCTATGGCAGGAGTGATAGGTGATCCAGTAGGATTTACGACGAAGTACCGACCTGTACTTCTCACAGAAAGAATGCTTACTCCTGTGAGTGTCTTTCCATTTAATAACGTCTCAGATAGATCAGAGACTACGTTTCCCGTAGCATCGACTACCTTTACTTGACTTGCCTGTGTTTCATAATGGAGCGTATCAAACGTCGTTCCATTATCATAGTTTGCTTGAGCCTTCTTGATTGCCAAGATTATTGACCCCTTCCTACTCTAATTCTAAGATGACTTCTTGGCTGACTTCGCCAGTCTCTTGATTTTCAGTGGCATCGACACCACTTACGCCTTTTCCGATTTCTTGGTCATACATGACGAATGAAGCAGGTCTTGCCGAACCGACCTTGCCGACAACAGCCTTGTTCGTCATGTCATTGTACAGATCTTGGACAATCACGATGTCGTCCAGTCCAATCCAGTCGTGGAGATGTTCCGGAATAGTGCATTTGACTTCGTTGTCGACCATCTTCACCGTACAGCTAGGAAGATTGACGGCTACAACTTTACCAATCGAGGAAGCGGTGTAGCCTACATTCTTAACCTTTTCATCAACCAAGATCTCGATTGTCTTTAAAATACTCTCTTGTACCGATGAATTATCCACTCATCTCACCAACTTAAGAATCAATCTTGATCCACATAGTCCCTGCGTTATGCGTTGTGGGAGCTGTTGGACTAAAGTAGAGTTGATCCCATAGTGTCCACTTGGTACCTGTAGGAAGTTCCCCTGCAAGCACTGAAGTATTGGCGTAGTAAATGTGTCCTCCGTAGCGGACTGCGTCACCGAGAGCATAGGTTTTCGAACTGTCGTAGTTACCTTTGTAGGCTAATCCAAGACCGACGTCGCCCTTGTCTCCTTTAGATGAAATCTTTTGCCAGTACACTGTGTTCGTTGGGATTGTTCCTGCCGTCGTATCCTTGATGCAGAGATATAGATCACCATTGTAAGTGACCGTATTCTGGAACTCATAGGCTGTTGACGAGCTGTAATTTCCGAGATGTCGGAAGTTGCTTACATACGATGCCCATTCAATTTGCTTCGATTCAATGAAGTCCATTACTTGTTCTGTAAAGAACGTTTCTAATGAAACTACCGCATCTGCAAATTTGTTGAATGTCTCAGGAGTGATGATAAAGTCTGAAAGCTGAGCCGTTAAACTGTTCAGCTCCGCTTGCTCCGTCGATGTGAGCGTTGGCTTCATCTTTAACTCTTGATACCTTTTTGCTTGAGCCACCATATTTGCAGGTAGATCGTATAACTCCGTAAAGGAGTCAATTTGTTGAGGGAATGTACTTCGATTCAAAGCAACCCTTCCTTTCTTTTTTGCAATACTTTTGTTTAATAGATGTTTATTAAACACTTAGCACCTGACATAATAATATCAATTCAGGTGCCTAATGTCAATACTTTTGTTTAATCAAAGTCTTTCAAATTCGACCACGAACCCTGTCGATATTACTCCGGCAGTTGCTTTTGATTCATCGAAGATACTCTCGGCACTTAAAGCCGTGGTACCACGATGGTCAATTCCACCAATTGAACCCGTATCCAATTCGTCTCCGGTTAGGTTTAACGTCATCTTCGTTTTAACATAGTTCATGGCATTTGCTTTGAAATCTGCTACGAAATTATCGAAGGATGTGAATGCCGTATTTGCAACAATTGCCTCTTTAACAGCGAGTGAACCTGTCGAGCCGGAGTCCTTTACAGTAGCCATGAAGCTCTTCATGTCTTTTCCTACTACGATTTTCTTGTCCAGATACTTCATAATCAAGTATGAAGCGCTATATTCATTGCTGTCCGGAACCCATTTGTCCGTTTCATTTAATAGTCCAACTGCACGATTGATGATGAATTGAAGCATGGCATCATTGATTTTCCCATCCTCTACTATACTGATTTTGAAGCGTTCGTCCGCACCATGAAGAAACTCTGCGGTTCCCTCTTTGAACCAAATCGGAAGAGTTGATGTCTTAGCCATCCCCAGTGAACTATTCATGACAGCATGTAGCATCTCGTGCGCAATGACTCGATCTGCATAGTCTCCCTTGTTTCCGCCATTGTCTCCATTGTCATCCGTGAAGTTACCCAAGTCGACAAGGTCAATCGTCATCGTTTGAGTTGTCGTTCCAAGGAATCCAGTAGTGAAGGCAGTTGTTCCACCAATCGCATTGTACTCAAAGTTGACGACGAGTTTCGTACCGTTCCCGACAAGACCATAGTGGTCTTTGATTCTTTGTTCCGGAAGAGCGAACCATCCTTTATTCTTGATTTTATCAATGATGAGGTCAATTTTCGCATCGTGTGTATCCACTAAAATATCATCATAGTACAGCTTGTGTACTTGAATCTGAGCGAATTCACTTGGTTGCAAACCAAACGTCATGGCATCGACAACGAATTTCTCCGTCTCTTTCGTCGAATAGTTAAAGACTTCAACGACATGGTTGGCGTCAAGGAAGTAAATTGGAATCGATGTGATCGTCCCTGTCTCCTGCAGGTTACTTGTCTGAAACAGCTCGTACTTAGCCTTGGCTTGACACTGCTCCTTATTCTTTAATGAAGCATCGACTATCACTTTCTTCCGGACTCCGATATCATTTGCTCCAAATGGAGCGGTAGGATCGAGATCCATTTGAGAACGAGGGATTAATCCAGTAGTCGAATCCATCTCTCCGATGGCGATAATCCGATTCTTGACTCCAGTATATGTGAAGTTCTCATTAAATGCGATAACTAGCGGAGAGAATTCGTCAAACTTAAATTCCGGCTCCACCGACTTGTCATACACGAACTTCATCTTCCGAAAAGTAAAGTATCCATCTGTCGTATAGAAGCATTCCCAGTCCATGTAAAGACCTGCAATCTTTTGAATGGCATCAAGGATATTTGAGCCTTCAGCAAATTCAAGATCATATGGAACTGTTAAGCTACCTGAATCTTCAATTTCCCCGATGTTTTGTTCTCCAATCAGAGACATCAAGAGAGTCATGGCATCCGAAGTCTTAACGTCTACAGGAATTATGATTTTGTTCTCGAACTCCCTTTCTTCCCAGCGTGACATACGATCTCGCAGATCGATGGAGATCGTGCGGTTATCCTTGTTAATCGTCACGCTTGGTTCAGTGATATGGAAGGTGCCAATGAGAAAGTGCGTTGTCGTGGAGTCTTTTGAGCGTAAGTCATCAATTCCTGCATAGATACGAATTCTGTTCGTCATCCATAAAAGACTCTTGCTCTTAGGAAGGAGGTTGTCCGAGAGAACGAAGGTCATTGACCCTGTTCTCCGGATGAAACTCTTCCGATCCACGCTGATGTTTCCACCAGTTGCTACTCCGTTCAAAATGTCGATTACATTATCATTTTGATCAAGCACTTCCACATTAATTGCCATTTGTCTAAGTCTTTGAAGATGCAGTCTAGTATAATCTTCCAACTTGCCAGACGAGAAGTCTGTTCTCATGACGACATTGCCATCTAGATATTTCTTCATGCACTGATCACCTCTCCGTAGTCATCAAACGTAGACTTAGCTACTTCGATCGTGGACATAAGATTATTCTCAACAAGAGAATCGTAATCCAACTTGCCAATCTCAATGAAGTCAAAGCTGAGCGTAGAGAGACTTCGAAGCTGATCTCCGCCTTTCGAATCCTCTTTGACGTTTGTTGTAGCGACAAGCATATGGTTCCCCGTGTCCATTCGGAGTACTTTGGCTTTTCCATTCGTGATTAAATCAACCCATTTTGCCTTATTAACCGCTTCAGCCATGACATCAATGTCAGATCCATACATCTTGATCGTACTTTCAGACAATGGGAGTGACGTCAGATTTCCTGTTCGATACCTTGTTTGCCCCATGACAACGATAGGATACTGGCTATTGAGTGACTCATTTGTTGACGAAACCGTGTTGTAACCAATGCCAGTAATCGATGTATCGTACTCTAGCTTCAAGTTGTTCTTTCTATCTGTAAGGAAGATCCCCACATAAGATGATTCAACTGGATCAGAGTACAACTTCTCACCAAGAACTTCATTAGCTACCGGAACAATTGCGTATTTATACGTGACACCATTCTGAACATATCGGTCAACATAGTTATAGACGTTGTAGTCAGGATTATATTCAAAGATTGCGATAGGCTCCCAGTTCTCCGTACCGTCAATTGCACGGTAAAGCTGAATGTGAGTAACCTTAAATCCTTCGGCACCAATGTCGCCTGCGTCAAGGTCTCCAGTAAACTTAGCATCCATGATAGTACGAATGTGCCAAGTTATCGGCTTTTCCTTCGTATTGGGAACGGATGTATCCAAGTCTACATAAACCTCATCATAGACCCCTTCTCCCATTCGCAACTCATCGAGATGATCTGTACAAATAGGAGTATCAAATATTGAGCCTTCTTCAAAACCAAAAAAGTTATAACCTATAATCATATTCTCACCTCTTTAAATCATTTGAACATCAACGTCTATTCGATGCTCAATGGCTCTTACATAGAGCATAAATTGTGCATTGTCAGGAATCTGCATGACATTTGACCGATGTCTAGACGTGACATCTCCGTATTGTTTGACCGCCACGATGCGATCGTCGTATTTCCAAAACTGAATAATGATTCCCACTTCATCTTTAGGACTCAGTTCGAGGAACATTGAATTGTCCGGAATGTTCTTGCACCAGACCTTCATCACGAAGTCAGACGCTCTATTCATTCCCAGTCCTTTAAAGATGAGCGGATTATCAGACGGAACCACGATCCAGTCATTATCGATGTACTCGTAATTATCACTGATGAATGTGTCATTCGGATCAGTCGCTCGAACTTGAGTTCCGACCATCTGCTTTAGATTGGTAGCGACTCGCACAAATCCTTCATCCGGATCATTCATCGTCTGAATGACTCCATTGATAGAAGGGACGTAGTAGAGAGGAATAAATCGTTCTCGTTGCGACCATATTACTCCATTTCGAGTTTCAATCGAACATTCGATAAAGTACCCCTTGCCCTTCTCAAGCTTCTCTATGGTCTCTGTAAGAACGATACCTGCATCTGTAGGGTAATGAATCGGAAGGCTCTTAATCAGCTCCTCGTGTTCATTGTAAAGGCTGAAGCGATAGCTTTTGACCAACTCTCCGTCAGTTTGCGAGTACCGAGCGATGAATGTGACGTCTGAGTTATAAACATAGCCATGACCGTCGATACTTTCAATGTCGAGTACTGGCGTTGCGAGAGCGATGAATGGAACCTCATTCGAATAAGAGGAGTACGTTCCGTCTGTCAGCTTGACTCTTAGTTTTGCTTTATATTTCTTACCATTAACAAGCACGTTTGGTGGAAGGTGATGAACCTTCTCTACTCCTTCAAACAGGAAGTCATAAACGGCAAGTCCAGTTGTAGCGTCTGTAATTCGTAAATTATTCGCTTTGGACTGCGCACTTCCGGTATAGATGTAGTAAATACTCGTGCCAAGCATAGCGTCAAAAGGATTTATCGGAGATAAGATCGGTTTGATGTCTGCCATTTAATCACCTCATTTGCAATACTTTAGTTCTAGGAGAAGCGATTAAGCCTCTCCTGAACCATTTAGTTTCCCTTGTTACTTGGATCTTGCTCTTTGCATTGCAAGCTGTGGCAATCCGAGGATTGCATCCTGAACACCTTTTCCATCCGTTACGTTCGGGAATTCAAGTCTATCGATTGAGATCGATTGACTTGTCGTAGCGACTGGTGCCGTTGGCGTGATCGATGTCTTCGGTAGAATCAGAGCAATCTGATCTGCGAAGATTTTTCCAAGTTCAGAGCTGATGTCCTTGAAAGCTTTTTGAAGCTCTTGTCCGACAGTCTTAGCCGTGTCCTTGATCACCTTAGCAACCGGAGTTCCTGCAACCACCTTATTATTGTCGTCCAGATACTTCTGGAATCCATCGACAAGCTCCTTGATGTTAGGAGTTAAGTCAGGGTTTTTCTCTAGGACACCTTTGAAAGCTTCTCCTAGATTGTCAATTGCAGTCTTGAAATCTTTAACATTGTCGTACTCACCATTTTGAGCATCTGTCATGATCTTTTGGAGTTGACTAACATAGTCTTCCTTAGCCTTGTTCTCCATTTCTTGAAGGTCAATCTTGGCTTGCTTCAAATCGTCCTCCGCTTTTCTCACATCATCTTGGTTGACTGTATAAACCCAGTCCCAACTTCCGTCAGCATTTTTCTGGAGTGTTTGAGCCGTTCTCTGCTTATTGACATTGTCTAACTTTTGCTGAAGCTCTACGATATCTAGCTGTTTGTTGAGATAGTCCATTTCAAATGCACTGACTTCAGCCTGCTTATCAAGAAGGTCTAGCTTATCCTTGTTGACAGAAGTTCCGAGATCCGCCATTCGCTGATACATTTTCTCCAGAGCAAGCTCCTTTTTGAGACCAGATAACCAAAGCTGTTGATGAGTTGTCCACGCACTAAGTGACTTACCATTGAATAATTTCTTCTCGATTTCTCCGGCAGAAGCGTCAAATTTGTTTGCCAAGATATTCTTATTCATAGAGATAAGCTGTAGGTTACTGTCATTCAACTGCTGATTATAAGTCGCAAGCTTATCGTTGAGAACATTCCATTCGAAGCTTCCTTCTTCAAGGTGCTTCATCTGATCTTGAAGACTTTTAACATTTGCCTTGATGACGTCATTCTTGCTCTTCTCAGATCCATAAAGAGCGGTCAAAACTGCTCCAGTAGCTTTGTTCGAACCTGTTCCAAGAGCGTTTAGAAGATCCAGTGTTACTTGAACCTCACTCTCTTTATCCGCCACCTTCTTGATCAGGTCGTCCATCAGCGAGAATTCGAATTCGTATCTAGCCTTAACGGTCTCTTTAATCTTATTCTGAGCATCAATATTTGCCTGCTCATACTGATTGATCAAGTCCTGTCTCTTCTTAGCTTCTTCCGGAGTAAGGTTCTTGTCGTTCAATTGATTCTTGAGTTCGGCAATTGCCTTATCGTTCGCTTTCATTTGAGCTTTGAAGTATTCGATGTCGAGTCCAAATCCGTCAGTAATGAACTTGTCAGTCAAAGCATCCTTCGCTGTCTTCGTTTTTGCCTTCTTCATGTCAGCATTGTATTTATCACGAAGAGCAACCTGCTTCTTCCGAACAGCCTCAAAGTACTTCTCAAGACCAAGCGCTACGTCAGCATACGACTTATCGAATTCCTTGATATCAATCAGGTCTCCGTATTTCGTCTTATCAGCTTTGGTAGAACTCTTCTTGCCTGCATCGTATTTCGACTTCTGTACAAGCATCTCGTTGTACATTTTCGCATTGATTGTAAGAGTAGCATAGGAGACACCTTTGACTCGATCAATATTCTTTTTAGCAAATCCAACCAGTGCATCGTCTACTTCTTTTTCGAGAGCAATACGTTGCTTGGCAAGCGACTTATACTCATTATCTCTATCAATCTGCATGTACTTCGTATTGTAGCTACGAAGGTCTGTCACCTTGGTACCGCTCAACAATCCTTCTTGCAGGTTCTTGGTATTGTTATCATTTCTGCTAACGTTACGATCGACTGCTTGTTGGAATTCATTCATGTCATCAGCGATACGGGCGAATTGAAGATCTCGAATAGCCATTTTGTATCTCACGACATTATCTGCCTGAGCCTTAATGGATGTTCCGATTTTCTCAAGGGTATCCTTAAACTGCTCTCCATTCTCTTTGTACTTAAGCGTAACAGAAGAGAGTTTGTTGAACTCGCTGACAAGACCACGTAAATTGCTTTGCGTGTCTTTTAATGCCGTAGCATTCTCATGCATAGCAAGTTCTTTGTCTGCAGGATCAACATATCCGATACGCATGTCATGTTGCGTTGTGGAGTTATTAATAGAAGTAAGCGTTGCATCAACCTTGGTTAATGTTTTCTTCCAACCATCAAACTCTTTCTGAATCCGAGCAAGTTTCTCTTTATCTGCTAAGTCAGCGAGCGCAACATCTAGGTCTCGAATCTGACCATTGATTGAAGTAATCTCTCCGACAAGAGAATGCCATTTTGAAAGTAAATCATTTGCTTTCTCAGCAGATGTCCCCTTCAGGTCTTTGGCATGTCCTAAGTTAGAGATTGAATTGTCTTTGGTATTTACTCTGAATCCGTACTTCTTCAGTTGACCAAGCACTGAGTTTGCTTCGCTGTCTTTCTGATTGCGATAAACTCCAAGATTACTCTTCTGTTGCTTCGTATTCGAGATTTGCTTTTCGTAAATCGAAATTAACTTCTCCTGATTATCCTTAGCAAGAGTAATAGCTCTTTCTAGGCTTTGCATGACCGCTTCGAGCCTTGACTGCTTATCTTCCGTATTCCAGTATCTCCAAACCTCTGATTCAACACGAGATCCTGCATTCGGATCTTTCTTAGGAGCGGATTTCTTAGAGGCTGTGGATGCATCAACTACAGCTCCAACATCTCCACCTAATCCCATACCTACTACTGGAGCGGAAGAGCCACTTGCGACACTTGCAGAACTGATTGCCCGAGGCGCATAGTTTCCAGTGGATGGAGTACCGATTGCAACCGAAGATCCAAATCCACCACCAAGGAATTTATTGACCTTGCTCAATCCTTTTGCAATGACATTAACTGTGGCATTTACAGATTTATTGCTCGAGAAGAATGATTTTACCTTATCTAACAGGCTCATCTCCGGAACCTTGATTCCGATCTTCGTATCTTTCTTAGCAGGAATATCTTTTACCTTTTGAGTAAAGTCTCCAGTAAGTGTAATCGACTCTTTGGTAGAGCCATTAGAGCTGTCTGTCGCATCTTTAACGATTTGCTGAGCAGTTTTCGTAGTACCAGAGAGTTTCTTGACTGATTTTCCGGCTTCCTTATCGCCATCTACCTTTTTAGCAGTGGCTTTAAGTGCTTCTTCACCAGTCTCTGCTTGAGCGTTCTTTTCTTTCTTACGCTCTGCGACGTTTTTCTGAACCTCTTTCCGAACCTTTTTGTCTGTATTCAGAGTTTTCAGCTTCATAGTATCGTATTCAGGGAATTCCTTGATCAAGCTACGAAGTTCTTTCTTACTAAACTGATAGTCAGTTCCAAGGTTTTTCTGATACTTACCTAGTGTATTTGCAGATTTCTTAACTTTCTCATATGCCGGAAGCATTGTTTGAAGAGTTGTTACCATCTCTTTAGATGACATCTTAACCTTGCCGATGCCTTTTCCTTGAGCCATCAAAGCCGTACCGTTCTCGATGATTGCTTTTTTCTGAGCTTCGAATGTATTTCCAGACTTATTCACTTCTGAACGCAATTGCTTCAGTTGTTTCTCAGAGGCTTTGACTCGATCATTCCAGAGCTTATAGTCTTTGGAATCGACAGGATAACTATCACGAATCTTCTTCATGTTTTTACTAGCTTCAGAGACGTGATTGATTTCACGCTTAAGATTACCAATCTGACTTATCGTCGTCTTAATACCCTTGTCGCCATTCATAAGGCTATCTGATTTTGTAACAATCTTAACCATCGCTTTAGCATTCAGCTTATCAAGAGCTGTTTCTAACTGCTTAATCTTGTTAAGGATGTCGCCCGTATCGTTGATGTCTACTCGGACTTTAAGACCTAAGTCTTCAGCTTGAGAATTGAACTTCTCACGGAACTTGACGAACTTATCGCTGTCCATTCCGCCTTTATCTGTTGCGACACCTTTTTTAGTAGCTCCGTCTTTGTCGAGCTGAGAGCGGAGATTCTCGATACCGTTTCTTCCTTTGTCGACCGTACCGTTGATGTACTCGTTGCCACCTTTGAATTTCTTCATCATGTTGTCAACTTCGGTACCAGTCTGCTGAGCGCTACCACGAATCTTCTCGAAACCTTTTTCTAATGGACTCCACCAGTCAATTCCGATGATATCCATGAGCATTAAGGCTTCACCTAGGAATGGAATAAACTTGAAGGCTGTTTTACCTACGAGCTTAGCTCCGCCTTTTACGATTCCTTTCATACCGCCACGAGACGCTAAGTTGGCACCAAATCCGCCCATCCCCATCATCATGATGTCGGATGCGCCTTCTGCGACCTGACCTGCCTTACTTGGCTTACCACCTACTCGACCATCGGCTCCACCGACCATTCCGGCAACTGCCTGTGTCTTCGACAAGGTTCCTACCTTAGCATTGGCTTCACCAATCTCACGACCGATATTCTTCCATGCAAGTAGCAACTCGCCTGCCGTCCGGACAGCGTTTTTACCACCAGTCGACATCGTGTCCCAAACTCGCATAAACATATTTGCACCTGCACGAGTGATGATACCTGCGCCAATGATTTTAAGAACGTTCATGAAAGCTTCGTTCTGAACAAGATCACTTGCTGTCTGAAGACCCTTGATGACTCCGCCCAGTAGGTTAGACATTAATCCGTCTGACTCTCCCAGTGTATTCATCAGCTTCATCCATTCAGATTTCAGCTTAGCCATTTTGAATCGCAATGAGTCTGTCTGCTTGGAGAACTCGATATATGCCGATCCATCGACGCCACGTCCTAATTGCTGACGAGCTTCTTTCTCAGCCTTAACTACCGTTTCCCACTGCGAGATAATACCGTTCAAGATGTTACCGTGTTCCTTACCTGCAAGGTAGTAAACAGCAGTTGTTCTTTGTTCGGCTTTTAACTCCTTCCACTTACCATGAAGTTTATCGATAGCATCCGTTAAGCTAGTTGTCGTGTCTAAGTCCATTCCAATGTCATGGAAGAAGTCGAACTTGGCTTGTTGCTGTGGAGTAACCTGAGACTTGATCAAGTTGTAGTTCATTGAGATTGCTTTAAGCGAGGTACCGATTCGCTCCCCACCAATACGAGTTGCTTCTTGCGCACCCGTGATCAAACCAGTTAATTCAGAGAACGATACTCCTGCGGTTTTTACAGTCGTAGCAGAACGCATATATGCCTTACCAAGCTCATCCATTTCGATAGCATTGTTATTGGCAGTTTCGTTCATTGTATTGATGATATCGTTAGCTTTGACACCTTCATCTGTATAGGCTTTTAATGGAACCGACATGTACTTAACCATATCTTCCGCTTCAATGTTACCTACGAAAGAACCGATTTGAGAGATCTTAGCGAGTTCTTGCGATTTTTGGAAGGTCTCACCTGCCGTTACCCATGTCTCTACAGCCATCATGTACTGATCTGCTGTTACACCAAGCTCAGAGGCTACATCATACGAAGTGTCCTTGAAGTTTTGAAGAGTTTCATCGGAAGCGTTTGCTACCTTCGCCACTCGCATAAATGCCTCATCGAGAAGAAGCATCTGGTCAAGCATCTGTTCGACACCTTGACGTCCTTCTGCGTAAACCGTGTAAGGATCAATTAATCCGCCCGTATCATTAAATGACTGGTCACGCTCACGAGCGATCCGTCGTGCCGAGTTCGTCTGAAGTTGCTCCTTAGCCGTCTCACGAATGGCTTGAATCTCTTTATGACGTTCTTTTGTAAGCATCTTCGCATTGCTGAGAGATTCTCTGATAGCATCCGATTTAGCTTGTTCAGCTCCGATTGCTTCTAGAATAACCTCTTTTTCACGCATTCCTGCGAACACAAGGTCTCGACGTAATCGAGCGATGTTCTGCTCTGCCTTGACCCATTGACGATACTGATCATTCGTCTTATCACTTTCAGCAACCAATCTCTGAGCGCCTTGTACACGCTGAATCTCGGCTTGGTTGATCTGATGCATCATACGAAGCTGTTCACTCGTCTCCTTAGTAATTAAACCTTGAGAGGTGAGTAAATTGCGATCCTCACGAGCCATCTTGCTTTGAGTTTCGAGTTCCTGTTTCATGAGTTGAAGCTTCAGATTATCTTCTTGAGAGAATCGACCACCTGCATCCCGACGTGATTCAATCTTAGCGATTTGAAGTCGTAATCGATGGATGGCTTCCAAGTCAGAGATGACTTGACGGTTAGCTTCCTTTTGTTCTTGCGCAAGACGTTTCTGTTCTGCAGATGCTACACGATCAGCTTCCGCTTGTTCCTTCTTAGCTCTAGCTCGTTCCAGTTCAAGCTTGTTGATGTTCCGGATGTTGCCAAGCTCTTCTTCCTGCTCTGCCGTCATCTTTCTAGATGTGCCGAGTGTATCCTCAATTGATTTTTGGATATCATAGAAGTGAGTAAGTTGGGAGCGCAATGCTTCCTTTTCTTCCTGAGTTGCATTGACAAGCTTCATCTTAATAGAGTGACGCTTATTCTCTAACTGTGCGATCTTTGAGACGTCATTTGCAATCTCTTTATCCTCTTGAGCGATGAGTTTCTGGAAGGCTAATTGCTCCTTCAGTTCCTTTGTCACCTGCTGTTTACGAGCAAGTTCCTTCGTTCCATTGTCGTCCATAGCATTCATGCCGTGTTTGACTTGATACTGCTCTTTTAGCATGCCGAGCTGTTGTTGCTGAATCTGTTTCTCTTTCTCAAGCATCGCATTATAATCTGCTTCAGCACTGACTTGCTCAATATCAATCTTGTGGATCTGCTTCATTAGAGCTTCAATTTCTTTTAGATCAGCGAGGCGATTACCAAGCTTATCTTCCGAAACATCCTCTGTTACACCTTTAGAATCGATTGTCCGACTTGTTTTAATTCCGTCGTCGCTATAGTCTGTCTTAACTTTGACATTGACCATCTTGCCATCAATCTCTTTGTACTTCCGTGTGATCTTGTCATATTGACCGAGTTGCTTCTGCAAGTCTCCAGTCTCACGGTTGGTGTTATGATTAATCTTGTCCTGTTCTTCCTCAACCTTTCTAGAAGCCTTTAGAATTTCTTCAAAAGGCTTCTGAAGGGAGGTAGCGTCAAACTTAAGCTTAATCTCACGAGTTTTACCGACATTCTTATCGAACTGTAAAAGCTCCTTGTCGATTTTATTGATAGCTGTAATGGCGTGGGATGTGTCCATCTTGAGATCAAAGGTCTTCTCATCCAGTGATTTCTGGATTTTAGCCTTCATCTTTCTCATACTGTTCAGGTCGACATCTACATTAATCTTTCCGGTAAAGTCATCCTTAACAGATCGCCACTTCTCTGCAAGTTTTTCACGAATCTCCGTTGCACTTGGAAACTCGACTTGCACTTTAATACCAATCTTGTTTGACACTAATTTAACACCTCACTTGCAATACTTTTGTTTAGTTTTGGTTCGCTGACATCTTGGACTCTTTGAGTTTTCTGAGCTTCTCACGAATCTCAACCTTGGACTTAGGCTTAACGTAGTGTTTCGAAGTCGTTGAGATATCATTATGGTTCGCAATTTCTTGCGCCAAAGTAAGATCTCCAGTCTCTTCTACTACACGGTTAATTGCAGTCTTTCTCAAACAGTGAGGATGAAGATCATCCAGTCCCAAAATGTTTCCGATCTTTCTGACTCTCATATAAATAGACGTCTGAGACATCGCTTTGTACTCGCCATCTTTCCGTACAAGGAATACTGAATCGCACTCAAGGTTATCCATATCCTTGCGCATTTCCATCCATTGCTTGAGGAGCTTAGCTGTCTCTTCTTCAAAGGCAACCTCGACACGCTTCCCACGCTTTTCACGAATGTCTTCAAACAGCATGTTTTCCATGTCTAGCTTCGACCATACGAGTTTCGAGATGGCACCATTCCGGTTAGCCGAGTCGATCATCAAATGCCAAATCAACAGATGTTGAATGTCGTATTTGCGACCCTTCTCTTTCACGTAATCTTCATGAAGAGTATTCGTTACAAAGTCAACTTCCTCTTGTGATAAGAAGTAATGGTTAATCAACTTCTCATCATTTGCTCCACGCATACGGTCAAGCTTCTTATCAAACGGATGCTTTTCAATCTGACCACGCTTCATTGCCCAAACATAGAAGCTAGACACTGCAGAAAGCTTCGTATTGATGACTTTCTTGTTATTACCGAGTGTTTCTTGCAGGAATCCGATAAATCCTTCCATGATGTCAATCGCATCCTCCATGAACTCATCGCTCAGGATATGAATGTTGTCCCACTCTTCTTCTAGATATACTAGGAACTGATTGAAGTAGTTCTGGTAAGTCTTATAAGTGGTGTCTTTGACATCTTTGTTTTTAATGATGTTTGAGCGGAGATACTTATCGTAATCCTTAACGCTCTTTGGATTTCTTTTGGCTAGTTTATCTTTCGTAAAGTAGCGATTATAAACCCTTTTCTGTTCTGCCACTGTAGGCACCAACCTTTCTGCCAACAGTCGAACCGAATCCCCTATGATACGTCAATTACTTCCCATCCCAATGATCTCATGGCTCGAGCCAAAGCTCCTGCCAAATCATCGTCCAACTTCATCCAAGCTTGCTCCATATAGTGAGCGCCATCATGATCCCATAGCGACCCATCCGTACCTTCCTCTAACCATAATGGAATGTACTCCGCAACATCCATCTCTTCGACAGATGCGTGTTGATTCCATTCCCAAGGCTGAGTGATATGAGCATTAATCTTAGATGAATCCATGTAGACATCAAACGAAGCGTACTTTGTTCCGATCGTCAGATTATCCACTGTTACCGAATGGAACAAATCCATCGTGCGGTCATACGGAAAGTCTCCAGAAGAGGCGTAGCTGTAGACATTCTTTAGCAGGCTGTCGTGAACCACCTCTTCACAAATTTCGAAAAGCTTATTCTGGATCGATGTCATGATGTCCGATTTAAGCTGTCTCTGGAGAGAGCCTACGTCATCAAATAGTCTTGTCATTTTCCGGAGCCTCTGTAGCCTGCTCTGGTTCTGAATCCGCTTCTGTCTCTGTTTCTGTTTCTGGATTCGATTCAGGCTCATCAGTAGATTCAGGTTCCTGACCATCTTCTTCTAAGTCCATATCTTCAGCGAAAGCCAATGTTGCTTCACGAATAGCTTCTACCTGCTTAGCCACTTCAGGATTGCGTTTTGCCGTCTCTTCAATGAGTGAAGGGATCGAGCTGATTAATTCAACTTGAGTGAGTACAGAATCTGCATTTGCGAGATCAGCCTTGATGCGATGAGCGAACAGCTTGTTAGCCTCGGCAATGATCTGTGAGATGATGTTCTGTGCGATCAGCAAGTGTACTGTAGGATTTGCTAAGACTGCATCCAATTCTTCTTGGCTCATTCCTTCGAAATCAATATCCGTAAGTAATGGGAAGATTTCCTTTACCATAGTTTCTTCATTGAATTCTACTAAGTCTGTTTGCATATCGAAACCATTCTTGCGTTGGATTTCTAGAATCGTTTCTAAATCCTGTACGGAAGGTTCGAATACGTTGATTGCTCCATTTGGTGTATTGATGCGCTCACGAACTAAGCGAGAGATCTGCGGATTACCGAGACCTAATTTCGAAATATTAACTGACATTTTTCCATCTCCTTATAATTGCAATACTTTTGTTTAACTTACTATTAAAGAATACCAAAAAGGAGCTTGGTAGTCAATACCAAACCCCTTTTTATTTGCAAAACTTTTATTTAGCCTAACAGCTTCAACCATCCGATTAAGGACTGTGGGTCTGTTCTAGATAGCTTGCAAGGGAAATGTTCTCACTTCTTTCAAGATAGTGATATTCTCTATGATGATTAGCACAAAGGACAACGCATTTTTCTATCTCCTTGAGAATTCCTTCTCTAGTAGATCCTTTAGAATACATGAAGTCTCCTATTGTAAACTCTTTTTTTGAAGAGTCTTTATGATGGAATTCCAGCATGTAATGTCTAGTCTCACCGCACTTTTCACATCTTTGCTTAAAAGAGTTTACAAAGTCTCTCTTTTTCTGCCTGTTTTTTTTACGATAAGATACGCTATTTATATTTGTACAGTTTTTACAGATGCTTCGATAAGCACCACGCTCATCACGAAAGTAAAAGAACTCAAATCCTTTTTCTTCTTTGCACTGCTTGCATACTTTCATCTATAGATTCTCCAATCCATCTAGCGTCAGGGATACTGGGTTGCTAAATTCTACTACTATCCCTTTTTCGATTCTTATCTTGCATTTTGATTCTACCAGATTCTGAATATGGAGTCTCATTATTTGTTTAATGAAACCCATATTTTATTAATCTGAGTTATCATCCTTCTTGATGATAACTTTTTCAGTAACCTGAACTGTCTCAGTTGTCTCAGAAGAGAAGAAGCTTCCATTTTCTCCACGAACAGCTTGACCTTCTCCTTTGCCATTAATTACCTCAAGACGGTCAACCAAGGCTTTAGGAATCGGAACACCCATCTGAGCAAGATTTTCCACGATACTACTACCTTCAACGAAGATGTAGAAGTAGAGACAAATGGTTCTCAAGATTGGTAATTCTTCCGGCAAAAGTCTGTCGAGTGCAGTCGCCAAGATTATGGTAATGATATAGCCTGCCTTTGTAGCAAAGCCTTCTCTCATTCGTCTACTCGAAAACTCTCCAAATCGTAGTCCTTTGATAACTCCTGTTAGTACATCGAGTGAGATACATACGCAAAATGCGATAAATGCCTTATCCCATCCTCCAAACAAAAATGTTACTGCTGTCATTGAGAATGCAAACATGACATCCGAATGATCATTAATAAAGTGCTTCAATTATTGTGACACCCTTTCTAGTTTTGGTATACACAATAAGCAATCAGTTCCCCTTGCAATACTTTCTCTTAAATTAAGTTAAATATTATTCCAACTAATCTCATCTACTTCTTCAATTGTTGTCGCTTCGTATACTTTCGGAAGCAAGACGTTTCGATATTTCCTTACATTCCCGTCCTTGTGCATCAAGATTGCGACAGTAAGTTCATCCATCAGTTTCTTGTTTACTGGAATACGATGATATATTCCATCCTTAGATACAGTCCAGTCGACTTGACTAATGATACCCTCAGCAAGTAACGGTCTAATACCTTGAAAGTTTAATTGTGCCTCGGTATCAAATGAGAAGTGGTAACTCACTCCGTCAATTACATGATCAAATCCTGCCATAATTGCATCGTTGCAAGATTGATTTAGTTCTTGATCTTTTGCAATCTTTCTTTTTTCGAGCTGTTTCGTTTCGTCTTTTTTCAAGGCTCCTTCTTCGTAAACAAACAAATCAGGCGTATCAAAAATTTCATAACCATCGACTTCAACTTCATGATATTTGTCTGCGAAGGGAGAAGTGGATACGTGAAGCACCCTCTTCTCATCATCACAGATAATATATACTCTCATTATCTACTACCTCCATAAACTGCTACCCATGCTACCCCAGTGGGAGTGTCATTATTTCTAGTGAGGAAACAAGTGAACTGAGTGCTTGATGCACCTGCAGAAGACACCCCTGAAACCCACGTTCCACTTGTATAATAGCCGGGAATTGTTGTATTTGGTGAAACCATAACCCTTGGTGTTCCGCTAAATGCTTTAGGGAATTTAACGATTAAATCCGTAGCGATGTTCGGCTTTGGTGTGATCGATACATATCCAGTTTGAATTTGAATGTCACCCTCATGCAAGATACTATTATCATTAAATAAAGCTACTCCGCCCTTTGCCTTCAGGTTGTCATAGTCTGCACTTGATGTGCTTCCTGATGTCTTTCCGTCTTTCAAGAACAATAACCCTTCTCCTGCAGTGTCAGATGGATCATTAAAGACAATAGCATTGGCACCTGTAATATCAGAGTTCTTCATATCTAGCGCACCACTGCCAGTAGTGTAATAAACGTTGGAAGGCATAGTTAACTTAGATGTACTCTGTGTCAAATCCAAGTTCCCATCGATCCTAACATGTTTCTTAAAGGATGCGATGTCACTTTCGACAACCGTGTTGTTGACACCAGTTCTTAGAACTAAGTCTCCACCAGTAGACTCTAGAATCGTTTTGCCATCATTGTCTGATACCAGATTAAATCCTCCGTTATAACTTCCGCCAGATCCGGAATAAGAGAGACCTTTAATATTTAACTTCGTCGTCCCTCCGCCAAGACCGCCTACTGTACGACTCACAATTAAGCCTTCAGAGTCGTACCATGAGTATCCGTCTCCAGAAGGATAACTAGTATTACCGCTATCAAATGTGTAGTTATACCTCATACCCTGAGAGTTGAGATTCATCGATCCTCGGTCGCCTTTGCCAGTTTCATCAAGCTTCGTATATCCTGATGCTGTAAAGTTTGATCCATCGATATTTACACCTTTGATATCACCTGCAGTGACGGTGCCGAGATTCGCTGAGAGTGCTGAAAGCGAGGTTACACTAATCTCTCGAGATGTTATGCTGTTCGCCATAACCTTTCCACCGTTGATTTGGACTCCATCAGAAGCCTTCCATCCATTTGTTAAGGTAGTAACTGTATTTGCAGTGGTATTGGCTGTATTGGCTGTGCCTTGAGCAGAGTTAGCTAAGCTTCTCGATGTCTCGTTTACCTTTTTGATCAAAAGAGCTTTTTTGTCATAGTAATCATCAAAAGTGGCTCTGAATGTGGTTGCTGTTACAGTGGATGTCGTAGTCATACTTAGCAGGACTCCGTTAGTTCCATTTAGAAGAGTATTCAGATTGTTATAAGAAGTGACATAGTTAGTCTTCTCGGTCGTAATCCCATAAGTGGTAGCTAAACCTTCATATGAGACCTTTTCAGAGCTGATTGTTGCCCATTCTTTTTTCAACTGAACCTTTTCTACTGGAGTAATTTTTCCATCAGAAGACATGTCTGAGATCATGATATCTGCTTCGTATGCTTTAATTTCTTCAATAGAAGCTTCACGAACTAAGAGACGATCATAGATGATATCTTTATCAACTTTTGTTCCCAATCCAACATAGTTAGCCATGAGATAGCCAGAAACGCTCGTAAAGCCAGTGATGTTATCGGTAGGTCTTTTCAAAACTTTTGTGGCGTTGTACCACTTTCCGGTAACAATCGTTTCAGGAGTCATTTCCTGCAAAGTAGCTTGCGCCCTGTTTGGACTCGCCATCCCAGTCCAGTCTAGAAGAATTCCTGCACCCGTTGGCGATCCTGATACTAAATAGAATCCAAGCTCCACAACAAGATATTTAGGATTGGCAACTCCTGCTTTAAAGAAAGGTGTCGACAACGTCGCTCCTGCATCTGCAGTAGTTACTCCGGAAAATCTTAGAGCGTTTGATCCATCCCTTACAGCAGATGTTTCTTTTCTTGCCAAACTTGCCGTTCCCCAATAGTTCATTCCTGTAGGGTAGTTGGCGTGAGTAGCTCCCCAATCATTAAATAGAGCGTTCTTAGTAATAGAGGCTTTGTTGATGCCTGCGTCTGCTGTAGCTTGAGCAAAGTCCGCTAAAGATTTTGCTTTAGTATTGATTGCATTTGATAAGATTGTTGCCTTGTCATAGTAATCATTAAAGTATGATCTTAACGTCGCTCCGGTAATGTCACTTGTCGTTGTAAGACTGGCGAGAAGTGGATTCACGTAGTTATACAATGTCGTATAAGACGCTCCGTAGTTCGCCTTCTCAGTCGTGATTCCGTATGTCGTAGCAACAATATCTCCCTGTGCCTTTTCTTTAACGATCTGATCGAACTCAATTTTAAGTGACTGCTTTTCGATCGGAGTCAATTTATTGTCATTCGACATGTCGAGAACTGCACTTCTAGCACTATTCCAGTTAGAGGCACTAGTAATTTGAGTATCCGCTACTTGTCCACTCAGCTTTCCTGTATTGAATGTTCCATCAGCGTTAATATTTGAAGCTTTGTCCCAAATCGATTTATTTGTCGAGATGGCACTATTTGCACTTCCTGCTGTGGAATTAATCGCATCGCTAATAGCTTTTCTAATCTTCTCTCTTTCAGAGAAGTACGTGACCATCTGAGACTTAAATAGGTCTCGAGCTGAAGCGCTTGGAAATTCATAAGTGGTCGACATATTTGCTAATATCTCTGCCTGAATCTTTGGAGTGCCACTATCTAAAGCGTTGTATGCATTAGTATATGCAGTAGCAGAAACAGAAGTAGATGTTGCTTGGGCGTTAATATTCGTATACTCTGCCTTAATTGCTTCCCAGTCTCGACTAAGCTGATTCTTTTCTAGTGGAGTAATTTTTAAGTCGGATACCATGTCGTATATTGTCGAATCAATATCTGCAACGTCATATGCCGTAGCATAGGCGATGTTCCATACAAGCGGAGCATCTACTGTCGGTGTTGTTCCACCGCTTAAATAGAAGTGACCTCCGCCAGACATGGCTCCGTCTACTCCACACTTGACTAGTCGAATGTATTCTTCATACTTTCCGGTACCTTGATTACTTGTGATGATTCGATCCGAATAGCCATTTCCCATCAAATTACTTGCTATATTCAGCGTATATCCTACTGGAATCTTAGCAATCATCTTGACGATAAACTTAGCTCCAGATCTTGCCTGAAGGGGTACGATAACGCCTCCCCAGTTAGGATTAGCTAGAGCCGTTGTCTTGACTTCGACCGCATATCCAGAAATAGTAGGCGCATCGGCAGGCTTTGTGATCCTTGATACTGTAACGGCTCCGTTCCCACTATTATTGTAAACTTGAAGATTATTCACACCGCTCTTAAATGTCGGGTCTGTATAAATCATTCTTCCAGAAGAAATAGCAGTAGCCAGTTCAGAGGCAGTATTCGCCATTGTATCATCTGTGTACTTAGTAGACTTAACCCAGTCTGACGCAGTGTATGAACCACTGGTGCGTGAGACAACACAGTGCATAACATCTCCGCTCGCTCCCTGAACCCAGATATCTCCTATAGAATAAGGAATTGTAGGTTGAGATGTGAATGTCTTAGACTTCGAGTTAGCAGTTGTTTGTGCGGTTGTACCGATAGATCTAGAGGTCTCGTTCACTTTCTTTATCAAGAGAGCCTTCTTGTCATAATAATCATCAAATGTTGCACGGAAAGTTGAGCCTACTACGGAAGATGTAGTCACCATGTCTAACAAAACTCCGCCAGTACCATTCAACACTGTATTTAAGTTATTGTACGAAGTTGAGTAGTTTGTTTTCTCCGTTGTAATACCGAACGTTGTAGCCAGTGCTTCATAGGTTACCTTCTCAGCAGTAATGGTCGCCCATTCTTTCTTAAGCTGTACTTTTTCGGTTGGTGTAATCTTGCTATCGCTAGCCATATCCGCAAGCATATCATTAGCTTTCTTAGCATCTGCAGAGGCATTTGAGACCAGTAATTGTACGTCTTCTGGCGCAGGAGACCAGTCAGAAGAGACATTTGCCTTCTCTAGCTTCCAGTTCTTCGTATCTAATATCTTACCAATGCCGTCAAACGTAGTGATCATTAATAATTCTGAGACACTGCTAGAATCGCACGTAAAGGTTGTTGAGATTCGTGTCCAAACATTAGCTTTGATATCTCTCTGGATGGACGTAGATAGGTTTGTATCATTGGCTCCGTTTCTAACATATAGATTGGATTTCCCATCTGCATTTGGTCGAACATCCAACGAGAGAGTGTATTGAGATCCCACTACTAACTTTGTAGTGAATAGTGAGCCAAGGAATCTATACTGTGAAACAGCCTTAGTTGAGTCTGGAGTGATTCTTACAAAAGATTCTCCGTTCAATGTAGTCTGAACACTTGCGCCAAATCCTACGTCATTTGGAGATGTTGTAATTGACGAGGCACTATTGGTCAATAGATTCGCTCCACCAATGGTGATGTTATCTACGTTGCTTTGAATTTTGTCGTTGACTGCTTTTCTTAACTTCTGAGATTCTGCAAAGTAGGCATTTAGCTGAGTCTTGAATAAGTCTCTCGCAGTCGTGCTTGCGAAGGTATACGTTATACTCATACTCGCCAATACTTCTGTTGCGATTCTTGGAGTTACTCCGTCTAAGTTTGTATAAGCTGTTACATAGGCGGTACTAACAACTCCTAGAGCCGTTGCTTGAGCAGATAGTTGACCGTACTCGGCTTTAATCGACTCCCAATCTCTACTTAACTGAGACTTCTCTAAAGGAGTAACCTTCATATCAGACAACATATCATCTGTTCTTGTCTTTGCGAGATCCCAAGATGGCTTATTGCTATCAATAGTACTCTGAGCATTAACACCAATTGTTCGAGACATCTCATTAACTTTCTTGATCAATAGAGCCTTTTTATCATAGTAAGCATTGAAAGTTCCTCGGAATGTCGTCCCGACTACAGTAGACGTGGCAGTCATATCAACTAACACTCCACCCGAACCGTTCAATGACGTATTGAGATTATTATAGGCTGTAGTGAAGTCTGTTTTTTCTGTTGTAATGCCGTATGTCGTAGCAAGCGACTCATAGGTAGACTTCTCTGCTATAATCGTTGACCATTCTTTTTTGAGCTGAACTTTTTCAGTAGGAGTTACTTTACTGTCGCTAGCCATGTCGGAGAGCATGTTGTTCGCTTTTATAGCATTACTATTTGCAGAATCAATCATACGCTGAACATCTTCGTTTGAAGGAGTCCACTCTGATGAGATCGTCCCCTTCTCAAGCTTAGGTTTCTTCATATATACGACTGTATTAGACGAGAATCCGTATCCGTAAATATAGAATGAGACAGGTTTTGTCCAGTCCACGTCATTGTTGAGTTTTACCAGTGCGGTAGATCTAGACCAAGTATTGACACCAATTGTAGACTCAATTACATACTGTCCAGAATGGAATGAAGTAGTCGTCGTGCCTTGCTTAGTGTAATAGAATCCACCAAACAGCTTCCCTCCCAATAATGTTTGGAATGCATCCAGAGAGAGTCTGTAATCCCCTGCTTCTGTAACAAGGTTTGTTAGATCCACCGATATTGCTTTCCAGTTTCTCGTACCGTCCGACTCATTGTATTCGTACACAGGATATCCAAATGTATTCGTATCAACGTGAGCATGATAACTTGTAGTCGGGTTTGTAATTCCGGCATTGTAGCCACCGTAATAATCAGCATATAGATTATCATGTTTACTCGTAATGCTCGAAGAGTTACTGAGTGAAGCAAACGCACTGTTCGGGAGTAGGTTTCTTCCTCCAACCGTTACGCTATCTACATTGCTTTGAATTTTGTCGCTAATCGCCTTTCTTAACTTCTGAGACTCTGCAAAGTATGTGTTGATTTGAGTCCGGAATAAATCACGAGCCGAAGTTGAAACAAACGTATATGTCGTATTCATTACGGCAAGAACGTCTTGAGCGATTCTTGGAGAAGTGGAGTCTAAGTTTGTATATGATGTCGTGTAAGAGGTCGATGTCACTCCTAGGGCAACTGCCTGTGTGGAGAGTTGAGTATATTCCGCTTTAATAGACTCCCAATCACGACTTAATTGTGACTTCTCTAATGGAGTCACTTTCATATCCGAAAGCATGTCATCTGTTCTAGTCTTAGCAAGAGACCAGTTTGATGCACTTGCGATCTGTGCGTCTGCTACTTGTCCGCTCAGCTTGGTTGTATTAAATGTCCCGTCAGAGTTAATATTACTTGCTCTGCCCCATACGTTCTGATTATTTACAACCGTAGATTGTGCGATGGCTCCGTTACTTGCATTGTCAACTACTGTACTAGCCATGGTTCCACCAATACTGGAAGAGGAGTCGATTACGAGTCCTTTCGCATATAGGACACCGTTCGTATCAGCATATAAAACATCTTGATAGTTTACGCCATCTGAGCTTTTTTGGATCTTAAATCCTTCCGTTGCATTCATCTTGGTTCGAACTTTATTATCACTCTTAGTTACGACGATACCTGAAGTAGCGTCAATTTTAACTCCGTTATAAGAAGAAGTTGTATTAAAGGCATTATTAACTTTCGCCTTGGTGGTGTCATCAAGAGCATTGATCGTCACTGCACCAGTCAAATCAATCTTGCTTGCAACCATTTTAATGCCTTCTGATGAGGCATTAATTGATGCCACGATACTATCTTTCTTGACGACGTTCAGAGAGATGTCGTCTTTGGTCTGTTTGATTTCAGTTGCCTGAGAATCGACTTTGGTACCTAAGTTGTCTACTGAAGTCGAGATTGAGCTTACCGTAGAGGTAATACTGTCGGTAGTCGCTTTGATTTCTGATTTAGCATTCGTCACTGCAGTCGTTACTTTTCCATCAGTTTCTGTCTTTGTATAGACATCGGTAACATTCGCTTTCAAAGCAACAGCATTGTTTGTTTGAGTGATTGAAGTCTCTGCTCCACTCACACGAGAAATGAGATCCGTTGCAAGCTCGTCAACATGAGGCGTGAATATACTTGCGAAAATCCCTGTCTGCAACATTGGTCGTGCGACCCATAGTCGACCATTTTTCCCAACATGAACACGTAATCGTGCATATGTGGTACCAACGGGAGCGGTTCCGGTTACTGTGAATCGTTGCCATACAGAGTTAGAAGTTAGAGCCATTGACGTTGCCGGATATGAGATTCGTGCGTTACTTGAGTTGAAGAAATCAATTTCAATTGTTGCACCTTGATCAAACTTGGTATAATCATCCGTCATTACATAAATTGATCCTGTAAATACATCACCTGCGGTAGCTGAAATATTTTCAGATTGAAGCGGATAGTAATTATTTGCGGTTGCTCCACTTTGAATCTGCTTCATTGTGTTTGATGACTGGAATTTTGTAGTCGTATCTAAAGACCAACCAGTTCCCAAAGACCACTTGCTTGCACTCGTTAACCATTCTGCATTGTGAAGAGTATTTAATGCACTAACAGAATTCATATCAGTTTTTGCAACCTTCAATGCGATCTGATCTGCCTGAGTAGTAATGGAAGACTCTGCATTTGTCACTCTTCCGGATAGCGTGTCTAGAGAGCTTTGACTTGCCTTTAATGCGATTGCGTTATTGGCTTGAACAATGCTTGTCTCAGTAGTAGATACTCGACCTGACAGTGCATCAACATCTGTCTTATTTGCCTTGGTCGTAATACTATCTGATAACTGAGTGATTGTTGTGGCTTGTGTCGTCACTTTACTATTCAGATTATCGTAATCTGTCTTGGCTACCTTTGTAGCGATCGTATCTGAAAGTTGAGTAATATTAGACTCTGCATTTGTTACTCTCTGCGTGTACCCGTCAAATGTAGACTGAGACACCTTTGAAGCTATTTGATTAGATTGAACGACAAGCTGTCCCTCTGCTGATGTAACTCGATTCCCGATATTCGCAACATCAGTCTGACTTGCTTTCAATTCAATCTTTTCTGTTGTCTGAATCAATTCTGTTTCAGCTCGAGACAATCGTGTTTCGTTCTTATCCCCTACTCCGACAACCGAAGTGAATCGATCTACTAAAGATGAAATCTTGGTTCCTAAATCGAGTACAGGAGTTCCCGTTGCTTGACCGTGCAGAATTTCAATCGTATTCCACCCTGTCCGAAGCGATAGGCTTGCCGTACCTCGTGTAGATCCGAGGAATTTACTTTGATAAACACTTGCACCATTCATGTAAATGGCGATACTATCATCGAAAAGAATGTTTAATGAAATTGTTTTTGCTACTTTTAAATATACTCGTGCAAACAAATGTGTAATCTGGTTTGTACCAGATTTAACAGGAATGATCGCTTCGTCAACAACCTCTTCGACCGAAGTAGGGTTTACACCCTTAAACATGTCGAAAGTCGGTGCCGTTGTATTTAAATTAATCCCAGTAGCTACAGGATAAACAGAAGACACCCATTTATTAACTCCCACGGCATCATCGTATGTCGTAATTGACAACTTCTGACCAATGGCGTTTTCTAAAGCAGGAATAGTCGTTTTTGTCACTACTCCTAAGTCTTTATTTGTAGCATCTAAAGCTAATTGATTAGCCTTATTTTGCAACTCACTCGAAATCAACTCGTATTCTTGAGTGTATTGAGTGGAATCAAGCTTCTTTGCAAGCTCCTCAGACAGTGTAATCTGAGCTTCTTTTTGAGTCTGAATTTCCTGCAGACTTTCATCTAAGTCCGCTTTCAATGCATTCTGACTTGTCTCCAGTGAAGTAGCCTTCTGAGAAACAGTGTCGATGACTCCCTGTACTTCGACTACCTTTTCGGAAACTGAGTTTGTAGCATTGTCTAATGTGTTAATTCTTCCGTAGACTTTATCAAACTCAGCCTGTGCTTCAGGAGATACTCCCGATGCTCCACCACTTGAGAACAGGTAGTTAATTGCCGACACGATGTCGCTCTTCTCTTCTGTTAGAAGGGAATTAAGATCTCCAATATCCTTTACAGAAGCATACTTGTACTCTCCATTCTCTAGATATCGAATTAATCTTGGTTTAGACGTCATTTTTACACCACCTTATTTGCAATACTTTCTTTTAATATAATAGGAAAAACATATGGTTTTTACCTCAATTTATTATATCAATACGATCTTTTTATTGCAATACTTTCTTTTAATAAAATGCGGATATTATTAATTATTTTGGATACAAAAAAAATAGGGGTTTACCCGTAATGGATAAACCCCTAAGTTTGTTATTCACCGATGATTTTGTACTCAGCCATATTCTTGCCTTCTGGAACGAGGTCGAATGTGACAGACAACTTAGTTGCGTTAGCAGTATCCATTGTAACTGTGAAGTTAGATTGTGGACGTGCGTTGAAGTACTTGATCTGAACGAATTCGTCGGCACCAGAGTTACGCTCACGGATGAGTGCATCTGCGATGACTTCGAATGCTTCTGGGAATTGGTCAGAAGAGATAACGAACGAGCGAACGTTTGTATCTTTTACCAAGTAGTAAACAGCGTACTGTTCTCCTTCGATTGCATCTGTTGCGAATGTGATTTCGCCACCAGTGACTGAGAATTGTTTTCCTGCAGGAGCAGATTCAACTTCAGCAAGTGGAGCGCCAACATGTTCAACCAAGTCAGAAGCGACCTTAAGGATTTGAACAGATTTTGCAACTGGAACACCGCTAAGAGTTGCTTTCTTAGTAGCACCGACTGTAACGATTTCACGTTTGTTTACAGTGTTTTCGCCTTCAGTGATTGAAGTACCTGCAAGCAATGCCAACCATTTAAGGTCGAAGACTTCCATCTCAACAGCCAAAGTACCTTCACGGTTGTGATCCCAAGAGATCGCACGAGTACCTTTTGCAGTTGCATATACACGGTCAGCTTTCCATTCGTTTGTTGATACGTTTGCGTAGTCAGAGAACAATACTGGTTCTCCAGTTTTCTTGCTCAAAAGAGTAAGGTTTGCGCAGTCTTTGATACCATAGATCATAAGTTAATACACCTCTAGTTTTTATTTTGCAATTAAAGTTTGCAATACTTTTGTTTAGTGCAGGATAGTTACATCCCTATTCTTAAAGATTTTGTCCAATGTTCGACATCATCTTTAACTTCGTACTTAGGACTAAGCTTGTAGTCCATGCCTAACTTGTAGGCATCCATTGACATGACACTCTTATAAGCGTTTCGTAGCTGATAGTAGGTCATTTTCTCGATTTGATCGAGAGGTATATATGTCGAACCACCAAAAGATACGACGTTTATCATATCTTGAAGGTATAGGGCATCCCTTCGAGCGGTATTCCTGCGACCTCGTTGAAGCTTTTCCCAGATGTCTCTTTGTCTTTCTGACATATTCTTAGGAACCTTTTCAACGGATATGTCTTCTCTTGAAACGACGAGCTGAATGATCTTCCTCAGAGCGACGAAATCCTGTTCATCGATGACATATTCACCAATAACAATCTTCTTCCTCTGTGTAAGGAACTGTATATCTTTCGCATCGACGTTTAAGAAGTAGGAAATACTTTCTTTCAGAGAGTCCAAAGCAGACTTTCCGCCAAACACACCGTCCAAAATATACTCATCTTCACCCATTGTGGCAAAGTAGAGTTGATAGATTGGATACTTAGCTGATAACTCGCCATCATTATCCTGACCATTGAACACAGCTTCGCTAGTCAAGACGAATGGGTAGACCAAGTCATTAAATGACTCCTCTCCCATCTCAACAACCTCTGAGATTAAAGGTTGGTGTACAAATAGTCCTTCTTCGGACTTAAACGGGATCTTACGTCCCATTAGCAATTTGAGTTTATCCATATCTGATCACCCTAAATCGGATAGAGTGAACGACACAGTATATCCACCAAATTTGTTATTGTGAATCCATAGCTCAGTTGCAGAGCGAAGTTTTAGTGTACCCATCCCGATACCTGACTTTTCGTCAAACATCTTTTCTAGTTCACCTAGGATTAAATCCTGTCTTACCCCACTGTCTGTTCTCATTAGATCGTGGTGAGTAAAGAAGTAGAAGATTATTTCTCCGGACTGATACTTATCAGATACACCAGTCCCACCCTGACTCTTCCGGAAACCACTGGCTCCGATTGTTAGATAGGTACCCTGTTGTTCAACAGGATCTGGTACAAACCGATACGGGAATACTCTCGAATAGATCAAATCTTGCTTTTCCTCATCCGTCATATTCTCCTTAAACAGCGCATCCGGCTCATTGAAGAATATTAGCTTTGAAAGCACATCTGATTGAACGATCATGTCCAAGATTTTCATCTTGTATTCTGGGATTCGCTGAAGCATTCCCCGTTGCGTATTCTGTCTCTGAATCATCTTACTTGTCATCTCTTCTCACCTCTTCACTAATTTAGTATGGACTTACTACTCTGACGGATTTAGATCCGATTACTCCATCTTTAGTCTTGCCGACCACCGTAACGATCGATCCAACTCTTTGGAAATTCTTCTCGTATCGAATTGTTATAGACCGTGAATTTTGTTCAACGATCGTTCCTACTCTGTCGACATCAGACAATGTCCATTCAGAAATGTCAGATTCGACCTCCACACCGTCTTGCAGAGTTTTTGCAGTGTAGGTCATTGTCGAGCCAATCTTCGCATTGTCAGATCCGCTAACGACCAATTCTTTGTTGATACCAGTGGTAACTGCAGGAGTTTCGTCCTGTTTGATTATGTCGTAGTAGTTAGCGATCCCAATCTCGGCATCATCCCTTGTAGGGTTGAAGAAGTCCTCTTCCAATAGGAAGCTGATCAGTCCTCTACGTGCAACATAGTCTTTGAACATAACCTGATAAACGTTTCCACCAATAAACACTCGTTGACCAATCTTGATCATCCGAGCCTCTTCGCTGTCCTTCATAAACATTCCGTACTTGGCATTTACAATCCAAGCATTCTGTCCACTCGTGGATACACCGAGAGTATAGAGCGTGTTGTTTTGTACATATGCAGGATAGCCATTGCCATTTCCACATATCTTGTCGCCAACCATCCATTTAATCTGGTGATTGGTCGCTCTAATTTTTCCTTGCTTATGCGTTTCAGCAGTCTTATTCTCGACACTGAATACTAGCCAGAACTTCTCTTTCCAGTAAACCTGAGATCCGGTAGCTAAATTGCTGTCAAATCTCGTAACAATATACTTATCATCCGACAAGTCCTTGTTGTTATTCTGGTTTTGATCCTGAAACGAAGCTTCCTGTTTAATTCCGTCAATCTCAACGATTTCTTTTGTGATTGAGTTTTCGAAGTACTGCTCAAATTGCCGTTTCTTAGCACGAACAGTTCTATCAAACCCACTCAATCCTCTCGTTCCCATGCGCTTCTTGTAAGATTCTGAATAACCCATAGAGTCACCAGTCCTCTAAAGAGAAGCCATTGTATGAATAAGAGATGTTGTAATTACGGATCTTTTGCTCAATGTCATCATCAAGCTTCGAAAGCTCTTTAATGTAATTTGTGCCTTGTACCGCTTTGAAATCTCGGTCTCCGATAGCTCGGGACATAAGGTCTGCGCTATGCAACTTAGGCGATAGCCAAGCCTTTCTCATGCCGAGTGCTAGGATGTGTTGCTCCTCTAATGACAAGTCATCTTGGAAGTAACCCGTAAAATCTTGATTGACCGTAACATTCTCGAGATCCTTCTTGCATTGCTTGAAGTGGAGGCTTCTTGCCTCATCGAGAAAGCCACACAGGATTTCGTTTAGCTCTTCCTCTTCAGGAATTGCTAGTTCATAGTCGTCAATTTGACTGAGAAATATCTTGAACACTTTTTCAAAAGGCGTTCCCATAGATATCACCCGTTTCTATTAGATATAGATTTCATCATCCACTTCTGTCGACTCTGCATCATCGAAGAGATCGTCGCTCACATAGCCACGAATGACTTGCATCTTGTTATAGTCGCCAAACTCTTTGAGCTTAAATAGCGTAACTGCAGATTCGATAATTTTTACACGAAGCTTTGGATCACATTTCTCCATGAACTTTTCAAAGTCTCGAGCAGATGTATTCACTAAGAACGATTTAATGTCTTCTACACTTGCAGTATCTCCGCCAGTCATATTGAAGAAGTCTTCATATTTCTTATCCAATCCAAGGTAAACTAATAGATCTTCCAAAGTGTAGCGAGGATCAAGTACCTCAGTCAGTAAGATGCTGAATCCTTCAAGGTTCTTACGACCTGTGTTCATCATTGTTCGAAGATCTCCTACAGTCATGTAGTCTTCGTCTCCGATATGAGACAAGTCGATTGACTGCATCATACGTGGATGGCTGTAATAGAAGTTTCCGATTGTGTTGCTAACTACGACGACTTCGACGTCACGGTCTAGTACGACTCGACGTGGTCGACGTTTTTGCTGTGTTGGTTCCGCCATGCCTTCAATCGGCTTTTTGCGGACATATGTTTTCTTTGGTCGTGATGACGACGTATTTGGTTTTGGCTGAAAGTTTCCTTTCGACTTACGATTGTTGTTTCGTTGGTTTTCCATATATACACTCTCCCTCATTGCAATACTTTTGCTTTAATATTTAGTAGAGTGAAAGACAGGATTTCTTTCTGCCTTTCACTACTACCCTATCGTATCACTTTCAGTATATTATTGCAATACTTTTGTTTTACGATTACTGAATTTTGTACATTCCGTAGATAGCCGACTGCATGACACCGACACCCAGTTTTTTCTGGATGAGGTATTCCATTTGTTGGTCATTACGAGCGCCTGCATCAGCAACCTCGATCATAGTTGCTTCACCTTCGATGACAACTTTGACAAGTTTTTCTTGAGCAGGAACTACGAGCAACATGTTGTCGTCAACGAAGAACTCGTCAGTACCGACTTTATGAGCTTGTGGCAAGAGAACGAGGTCTGTACCACCGATGTTGCCGATGAAGCCGACACGGTTCATGTCCTCTTTCATTGAATCAGACATCAAGAGTTCTTTAGAAACCTTACGAAGAGCTTTCTTAGTACCCATGATGACAGCTTTGCGACCGCCTGCTTTAGCTTCTACGTGTTGGACGATGTCGAACAATTTGTCCTCTTCGTAAGTACCAGTAACACCGTAGACAGCGTTAAGAGCAGAGTAAGAGTTAGCGACAGCTTCGTAGATACGTTTTCCAAGATCGTTAGCGAACGAAAGTGAGAGACGGTCTACCATAGATGCCCAGTCAACACGACCTGCGATGAACATTTCGAGTTCAGCGTAGATTTTAGCACCGAAGTAATCAGTGTCAACTTCGAAGCGACTGTTAAGGATTTTTTGACGACGCATGTCGTTAGTACCGCCTGCGATACGAGCGATCCGGAAGAGGCTTGGATCTTCGACACGGAATGATGGTTTTTCACCAACACCGACGTTTTTAACATCTGCAAGAGCGTCGAATTGGTTAGTGATGACTACTCCAAGAGTAACATCGAGAACTTCTTCGATGATTGAGAATACATCGTATTTGTTCGAGCGGAATGTTTTGTAGTTAAATTCTCCGCCAACTGCTTCGCTAATCATGTTACGAATAGCGTCTTCTCCAGTTACCTCGTTAAATTTAACGTTTTTGTTAGTATAAGCGTCTAAAGCAAGACGTTGTAGATCTGTCATTTTTGCTTTCAAAGAGATTCACCTTCCATAATAGTATTGCACAGTACATCTGTGCAATACTTTTGTTTTAGTTTAGTTTTTTAATACGGTTGATCTTAAGCTTGGTTGATACGAATGACTGCAAGACGACCTGCGACTGCGTCAAACTCGATTGCGATAACTTCGCCTTCGAAGCCTGCAGGAGTTCCTTTAGCGAAACCATCTGCAGTTGGAACTACTTTATCGCCAACAACAAGAGTTGCGCTGTCGATAGATACAGTGTCACCTTTTTCAAGGATATAACCACGACCGACTTTACCTGCTTTAAGTTCGAAGTCGAGTTCATTTGTACGATCCTCATAAGTGAGTGGTACCGATGCGTGGAATACTAATTGCTTAGTAGCGTCTCCTGATGGAGTAGCAGAGCGAGCTTCTCCATCTGCTTGAAGCGCTCCTAATGCGAGAAACTGACCATTAACGAGGTCTGTACTTGCGACGATAGACTCAATGTGAGCCGTTGGTTTGATCTTGTCTAGACGAACATATTTCATCTGTAATTACTTCCTTTCAGTGTTTCAATTATTTTTTAAAGTATCGTGCCAAGTCTCCATACTGGAAGTTCTCATTGCTAGTAGCAATTGGAGAACGAGCCGGATCGACTTGTTGCTCAGCTTGTTGATTCGCTGAGAAATGGTTGTTTTTCAAGAGTAAGAATCCAATCTCTTTCTCGATATCAACCAATGAGAAGTTTGTAGCTTGAGACTTGATAGTCTCGATCTGCTCTTCATTCAGAACAGAAGCATAAGTGTCGATTTTGGCGATCTTCTCGCTCAACTCGACTCCTTCTTTGAACGTTTTAAGAGTATTCACTTCTTGTTGAAGTAACTCGATAGATGTTCTAGAAGCTTCTACTGCCTGCTTCTCGTTTGCATTCAGGAACATTGGGAAGACTTGTTCAACATCCTTCAGGATGACGTCTTCATCAGTAACTTCCATTCCAACTTTGTAGAACTGCTCGTCACGATATGACTCGTTTGAAACGACTACATATGTCTGATATACACCGACGATATAGAACCAAGCTTCTTCTTGTGACAATGACAATGCGTTACGCATATGATCGTCAATTTTGTCGTATAACTTACCACGAACGTCACTTTGTTCCATTTCGAATGTACGAGTTACTGAGAACTTTGTAGGTTCTTCAGGTTCTGCAACTGGATCAGCAGTTTGTTCCGGCTCAGCAGAGGCTTCTGGTTCTGTCGCTAGTGGTTCTGGAACTTCTGGTTCCTCTGGTTCTGTAGCGACTGTTTCAGTCGTTTCTGGCTCAGCGCTGAATTCTGTTTCTGGTTCAGTTGGTTCTGGAGTTGCTTCCGGCTCAGTTGCCTGTGGTTCATTTGGCTCAGTCGCTTCTGGCTCCAAGTTTTCTGGTTCATTTGTTTGATTTTCCAATTTCTTATCTCCTTTCGTACTAGAGTAATATTGATTAAACTCTCGAAGCATTTCGCTAAGTTCTTGTTTGATGTTGTCAGCCATTGAGAACTTTTCAATTCTAGAGCTGATCATTGCAGGGGTAACGTCTTCGCCTAAGATGCAAGCACCTTCAAATTTGGCTTCTGTAAAAACAAATAACCCGTGTTCATTGACATATCCTTTTGCGCTCGGAGGAAAAATCTCCATAGATTGGCTTTTGTATCCACCGTCCCTATCGAAGATTTCTTCAACCTCGGGAAACTTCTTCCATAGAAGTCCTTCTGCGACAAGATATTCACGTTCAACCCCATCTTCACCGTACATCATTTCAAACCTAGCATTATTATCTTCGGGAATGGTTCCCCAAGCATGACCCTTATACTTGATGGTAAATTTACCACCTTCGATTACGAGGTCTTCATTATGCTCCCTGAAATCCTTATCACCTGCATCGTTAAGTGCAATGTATCCAAGGATGGGAACGTTACTTAGAGATGGAATCATCGACTCCAATACTTCCTTCGAAAAGATCGATCCGTTTCTATTCTCACCCGTATGAGCAAGATAGATCTTTACCTTGATAAAGCGATCGTCTAATACGTTTTTTACTTCTTCGAATTTAATTGGAATAGTGTAGTGACCCAATTAATTTCACCTCCCTTCAAGGGTTTATTGCTGATCCTTAATCCTTACAGTTGTGTCTGAAGGATTATCCGATGTTGGGGCGCCTGCCCCGTTTGGATTTGAAGGGGAAGATGCTTTACCATCTGCTGAGCCTGCTGTCGTATGAGATGTCGCTTTGACAACCATGTAGTCGTCGATAGAGAGGACTCTCTGTTCGAATGCAAGCATGTTGGCGACTTCGATCGGTGTCATGCCTGTGTAGGCTAGATATTCGAGTCTTGACCCACCATTGGATAGCTGAGCTTGCGCACTTGCGATAGCATCTTTTCTATCAAAGTGCGAAACAGTTAACAGCTTAATTTTCCAAGTCGTACCCTTTTTGCCTGCCTTCTTCAATTCGTAATTGTAGTAATTTGTGAATAGCGGAAGGACAAACGAGTACAGCCATTGACTATCGACCTGAAGCGATCGTTCCAAAGCATTTGAGCTTGAATTATCATTGGCAAACAATTGCTGTGATACACCTGCTCCTTTGTAGAGCTGATCAACAGTCTTATCTAGGAGAGAAAAACTCCCCTCTTTACCGACACCGTTCATCGTATAGACTTCTGTGTCGAATGGGTTCGTAACTGCGACGGAGCCTTTTGGAAGACTTCGTTTTAGCGCTGAGTGATACTCATGTACAACTGGTAACTCCATCGATGGTCGACCTTTGTCGTCCAATGGAACCCGTGAGTGTACGATCTTCGTATTGTCTAATTCAGCATTGCTCTCCATTGCGTCTTTTGCAGTTTCGATCCGGATAGCATCAATCAGAACGTTTGCCAATGGTGGCAACGATTGACCTGCTTGGGAAAGTACGTCCTCATCAATTGTGAACGCAACTCCTTTATCAGAAACCTGATAGTACTTCGCCTCAATTAACGAAGAGGTGTTTCCTGCCTTGAAAGAGTTGTAAGCAGTCTGAATTTCCTTTGGATAGGAAAGAGCTGTTACTTCTGTCAGTTTTGTAACGTCCATTTGAAAGCGGAAAACTCCTTCTTCCATATAAGCGACACGACAATACTGAGTAGGCATCTCTTGATAGGCAACACTTTTGGAATCTTCAAGTTTGTACATATAGATTGTTCCAGTCGTAAACATCTTGGATACGAATACTGGCATGTTGTACTTGAGATTCAGCCTATCCAGTAGGATAGCCGTCTGAGCGAATGACTGTTGCATGGTTGCAACGTCACCGACATCAACAAACGGATTCTCCATTACTGGATAGATAGTATGGTCATAAGTGAGCATCGAACTCATATATTTAATGATTCGTTTGTAAATACCACTTACGTTTTTCATTGCTTTCGAGAAGTTACCGACAGTAACTGCGTTCTTAGCAGGATCTTGCAACATCGACTTTAGTCGAGATTCATCAAGACTCGAGGTCGAGGTTGATTTTATCCCAGTAAACTGAGCCGATGCTGATGCGAATTTTAAGTGATCCACATTTTCAGAAGGCGCTGTTTCAGGATTCTTACCGCTATTGCGATTTCTACCCTTGCTTCTGTTGTTGTAGTTTCTATTTGCCATATTCCGTTACACCTCCAATCACCATAGACAGTAGTCTAAAATGTCGTCATTTGAATTATTCTTGATCATGTCTTGCTCAAGCAGAGTCGCAACATAGTTGGCATATCCAACCGAAGAATATCTATCCTTCGTTGTCGTCCCTACTTCTTCAATCTTGATATAACCACTTGAAACCCTGTAAACAAGGTTGACCAACTCGTTCGTTAGAGCCGTAGCTTGAGCGAATGGCTTCAGCAGGTATACCTGCTCTTCCGTTGACTTTTTCAAGAAGCCTTTCTTCTCGATCAGATCTTCTCTCGCCTCAATATCATTGATAAGGAGTCGGATTTTTCGTTTCTCGAATGCGCTTCTTAATCCAGTTGCAACTTTGTGGTTAATCTCACTGGAACCTTTAATAGAGTAAATGATTGGAATAGCGTTCTTATCGATCTTCCGATCGTCCATCATCTCGTCGTTTATTACAGTCCATGCCGGATATTCAACGTCTCTATCTCTGTCGTAGAGGATTCTCATGAGATCATCGGATACGGACATACCGTTACCGTTTGTATCAAGAGCAACATAATCAGCTTCAAAGTCGTAATAGAGCTGTTTAAGTCTAATTGCTTGGATCTCGGAGTGTTGTCCTTCCATCTTTTCCATGTAGACAACATCTCTTCTGTATCCGCCATCCTGTGGCAGAAGTCTCATAAGAGTGAATTGGGTTGTATCGTTTTTGACCGCTTTACTAGAACCCATTAAGGCAACGTCCATACCGACTAGGCGAAGTTCGCCACTTTGTTTGACCATGTTAGTCTTTCTGCCTCGTTTGTCACGATTTTCAATCCACTCCATTAAGGTAGGTGGATAGAATGGCTTAGGAAGAGTTCTACACTTCTGGATGTCATCAAGTCTGAAATAAGCATTTTCGTTTTCACCAACGAATAGTGCTTCATACTCCATGTCCCAAGACATCTGGTCAAAGTCTTCTTCAGTGCGCTGTTGTTCAACACGCTTTCTTGATAGAAGATTGTGGAATACTGATAACTGCCATGGTAAGACAGCAACAAAGTAATCCTTGCCTGCAAGCATACCGTTCAGGTACGACTTGAAAGAGTCCCAAATCCAGTGGTTCTTATACCATGCTGAGGAGATGTAGATCTCTTTGTTCTCTTCCGACAAATGTTTGTACTCAGGTTTCGACAAGTAAGGTGGAGTTCTGTTTACGTTTAGGAAAGGTCGTAAGATTTGGTCAATCGTTTCCTTCGTGATCAAGCGGAACTCATCGACGATGAGGATGTTTGCTCGATAACCACGGGCGCTGTCGCCACTGGTAACTGCCGTAATCTTTGATCCATTCCAAAAGACGACGTAACATTCGTTAGCACTCGTCTTGAACTCCTTAATCTCCCTCTCGACATTCTTCGAGTTATTCTTCAGAGCGAAGATTTTCTCGGTGATAATCAGCCTTGCCTGACCCTTGGTTCCACTTGCAAGTACAATGTTGGATGATGGATACAGGATGGCTCTGATTACGCAATAAATGGCGATAATGTAGGATTTTCCTTGCCCTCTGGCGGCGATATACATAAAAAACGAATATTTATTCATCGCCCATAACAGGAGTTTCTGGTAAAGGAAGAGCCTGACTAGCAAGTAGTCATTGGCAAATCGATGTGGATTTGCTCTATAAAAGGATGTCCATTTCTTGAATCCTTGTTTAGTCTTGTCGTGGTTGCTGATCCGTTTCTTTCTTGGCATCAGTCTTCACCTTCAAGTTTGACGATATCTTCGTCCTTGATCTTTCCAAAGACTCGTTTAAGTTGAACAATGAACCATCTATCAATGTATTTGTAGATGCCGTCAACGTCTTGGAATTCTTCTTGTTGGTCTGATATAGGCTCCGTCTCTTCGACTAGTTTGACCCATTCTCCCCAACTTTTTAACGCTCCATCTTCAGAAGCGGACTTTACTTGGACAGGTTTGATGTTCGCATCCTGCATTTGCGTAGATAGCGTTTTCATCATTTTCTCGTATTTGTTATGGTCGCCTTCCTCTAGCGCCCTGTTACCCATCCACTGGGTACGAGCCATATTCTTACATATGGATTCTTGGATGGTTGTTTCGGCTTCATAGCCACCAAGTCTGTCGAATTCTTCTTCTAAGAACAAGTAATCTGGTTTTTCGAGGTTTCTACCCCACCGTTTGAGAACTTCGTCAGTCACCTCGAAGTCGTCATCGATCTCGAACAATTCTGCTTTGTTCGTTTTACCAGTGATATCATCACTGTCCTTGAATCTCAGTTCCTTATTTTGTCTAAGGGAGTTCAAGTTTTTCAGGTACGTTCCGATCGTTTCATTGTCTGCATCGTTCGCCTGCTTCCAAAACTCTTTCAAGTATGGGATGTCCATAGTGCGGAGGAAGTTGTAGAGCGTTTCCATGTCATTTAAATCGACATTACCTTTTACGCACTTTTTGCAGAAGCCGAATCGCTCATTTAATAGTGGATTTCTGTGAGAGTAAAAGCTCGAAACCGCATAGTCATTACCGCATTTCAGGCAGGTTTTCTTTTCTGATGCTTGTCTTGCCATCTTTATCACCCACTTTACTGAAACACGAATAAAGAGAAGCCTAAGCTTCTCTCATACTTTTACTTATTAATGATCTTTGTCATTTCTTCGTAGACATCTGTCAATTCGAATTCGATTACTGTTTCGCTATTATCAACGCATCCTGCCTTGATATCTTGCGGTAAGTAATGCGGTAGCAGAAGGATCTCACCTTCATGCGTCTTAACATCTTGGCTTGTAGTCTTAACAGACTCAATGTAGAAGAATGACTCCTTCATATTAGATGTAATATAGAAGTACTCTCCTTCAAGCTCGATGCTCACCTCGCTATATAACGATGTGTCAATCTCTTTCAAGAGATCTAATGTATCTGCACGATCCATCACAGTAGTGATTTCACGACGGTCTTCTCCGTAGAAATGACCTTTGATCAAGTAGGACACTGCCTGCTTGACCTGTTCGTTTGAATTTACTTTTAGTTTCGTAGACATGTTATAGTCCCTCCATGAAGTACATAGCTTCAAGGATATTCTTCTGCATCTCGATATACCGTTGTAAGTCTGAGATGTCTTTAATATGACTGCTCCCTCTTGAGGTGAGCGTCTTTATGTGGCGTTGCACATAAGCTAGTTGATCTTCTAGTTGAGTCTTTGTTGATTCTTTTTCAGGCATTCTCTCGACTCCCTCTCTCTTTGTTTGAGGAGCATGCAATGCATTAGGCTGTGTGGGGTTAGAATCAACCCCACGATTGGAATAAACAGAAATGCCATTCGTAATCAAATCACATCTAACACAAAGGAGGTATGGTGTGAAACAGGAGGAGGCGTCCACACACCCTAATACATTGCACTGACTTCCTCATGAAGTCTTGGTCGCAAATCTAATTGCGATGGTAATAGTTAAGTGTATCTTGAGAGATTCGAACTCCCGACCGACGCCTTAGAAGGGCGTTGCTCTATCCGGCTGAGCTAAAGATACATAATTACTGACTCAAGTTTCCGCTTAAGTCAGTCTCAAAAGGATTTTCAAAACAATGAAAAAAAGAATAAAATATTAGAAAACGTGATGGTGGGCAAGGTAGGATTTGAACCTACGAACCATTAAGGGACGGATTTACAGTCCGCCTGCTTTAACCACTTGCATACTTACCCAAAAAGACTCACCGTAGTCCGCTTCCTTGAGAGGCGTGGTGAGTTCATGTCTAATTTGATGCCTAATGACAGAGTCGAACTGCCGACGTCGGATTACAAAGCCGAAGTTATACCATTTAACTAATCAGGCATATCATATTATTCAAAGGGACTGAACCTTTTCAGCAAGCTGTCTGATCTTTTAGGAATAATATGGCACGAGCTGTAGGATTCGAACCCACGACAATGGTTTTGGAGACCATCATGTTACCGCTACACTAAGCTCATATAAAAAGTCCCACACGATAAGCATGAGACTTTGGAAATTTTAACTTAATCTTCGATGAACTTCTTCATCTTCTGTTTGAACTTAGTAGCCTGTTCTTTCTGAGCAAGTACTGAATTCAATGTTGCTTGACCTGCACGGAGCTTGGCTTCCATTGTCTGAGCAACCTCTTCAAAGTGTTGTTCAGCCTTTTCTGACTCCTCAATTGCCGATGCGAATTGAGCTTGTGCAGAATCGATCCAGTTCTGTGCTTTCTTGATATCCTTTTCATGCGCCTTGGCTTGCTTGCCTAGAAATGCAAGAAGGATTGCTTTTAAATACTTCATTCTCTTCACTCTCTCTCGTGTATTTAGTTTGTTTAAGCGTAGCTAGCAGGATTTGAACCTGCGACCACCTGATTAACAGTCAAGCGCTCTACCACTGAGCTATAGCCACATATTCAAAGAGGAGACTTCCGTCGAAGCCTGCTCTTAAAGGAGGAGGTTTTTACATGAAAAAATTCGATTAGCGCACACGTTCGCTTATCACTGGTCACACATTTATTCAGGAGGAGGCGCTCTGAGCAGGATTCGAACCTGCGTTTCGTTAACCGTCGTCGACGTATAATAACCTCTATATCACCAGAGCATTGAGACTCAGCCGGAGCCGAGTCAAAATTAATCAGATCTTGCGAAGTGATTTAGCGAGTGAAGCTGTTGCTTTGCGGTGAGCAGGAACAACGACGTCCTCTTTAGTTTTAGGATTTTTAGCAGTACGTTCTGCTACTTCCTTAGTTGAGAATGTTACGAAGCCTTTGAGGTCTACGCCTTCTCCTGATTGTAATGATTCAACAACTACTTCTTTGAAAGCGTCCAAGTGTTCCCGAGCGACCTTCTGTGTAGTGCCTGTTTTTTCTGCTAATGCTTTTACTGTTTCTTGAGTTAACATATTCTAATGTGTACTCCCTTTCTTCTCTCTCTACATTTAATAAAATGTCGATATTATTAGTTATTTTTGGTGTAGCCTGCAGGAATTGCACCCACATTAAATCTTCAAGCTACGAGAAAAACCCAAGCTCTTCAGCTTGGGCATAAGTGTTTAGGGGAAACAAAACGACTTATTGGTCTTTGAGAAATTTAGTTTATCTCGTAAGAGTCACTTGCAATACTTTTGCTTAGTGACCCTTACATATATAATAGCATTTGCTAAGGCAAAACAGCGACAAAAATCAAAAACTTTTTTTCGCACGTATCATTTCACGATAGTCAGACACTTGCTTCTCATAGGTTTTCACTGCCTTTTCACAGATTCGCTTCTCCATTGTGCGGATTGTATTTGCTTCTACTCCAATGGCATTGGCGATCTCTTTTTGCTTACTTCCCTCTATATACATGTTGACCACAACTCGCTCACGATCCGATAACTTCGTCTTAGACAATAGTACTTTTAAGTCGTATACGATCAGTCCGAAGTCACTCATCATATCGCTGTTGTCTAGACTCTTAAGGAGGCTGTGAATATGCTTCTTCTCCATAAAGTCAATCGCATCAAGCTTATCTGGCGCCTCTTCGTCCTTGAGAGCGTTCTCGAAGCGGATTGGACGCTTGATAGCTTCTTTGATAGCCAACTGGTTATCTCGCATGTCTCGAGTCCACAGCGCTATATATCGCTTAACATTCTGGCGAATTCGACCCAGACGTGCTTTTACGTTTCCATCTTTAATAGAAGGAAGAATTGAATCGATCTTCTTTTCAATAACGGAAACATAGTATTCTTCGTTCGCAATTCGGATCGCTTTTTCAAGCTCTGCAATCTCGACAACTTCCTTGATATCTTTGGCGTATAGCTTATTGTCAGTTGCAAGCTTAAAGTTCTTGTCATCATTTGAGTAGAACATATCAACGACGTGTACGTCATTCTTAGCTTGCTCCATCGAACTTGTATTAACGTTCTCTGACTCTTTGTACTGGTTAAACTCTCGCTCTGACTTCCAGAATCGGTATTTAATCTTACGGTTTGATTGAATATCCTTTGCATTCAGAAGATATGTTCCTAGACCTTCGATCACCTTACAGACGAAATCTTGCTCTGACAACCACCCTGTCTGGCTTGGTACTGAATCGAAGTATGTGTCGAAGTAATTTATGAAGAATTCCTCTAAGTCACCCTCTTCATTATAAATCAACTCATGTACCTCATATAACCGATCTTCAAATCTCTCTAATTTAGGGTTGTATTGCTGAAAGTCAGCAATCGTTTTCCCACCTATTTCACTTCCAAAGTACTTCATAATTAACTAATACTCCCTCTCTGCCTTTGTATAATTGATTTTGAAACTGTTTAAATTCAGCCTGTTTCTATTGAAAAGTATATCAATAGGTTGATTTATTTGCAATACTTTTGTTTAGTGATAGAGCGATAATCAACGATTGATCATTGCTCATCGTACATTTTTGGCTTTTTGAATACTTGATCCTCTTCCATCTCTGCAAGAACAGTATTCTCATAGTCCTTCGTGATCAAAAGATTTTCGTGATAAGTTTCACGTCCATTCTTATCTTTCTTGACTGCTCCGGACTTCTTGACGTTGTCTCGCAAAGCAAACACAGACTCATATACTATCGGAGTCGGCATCTCTAGATACTTCTGGAGCTTCTGTTTCAGTGCCTGACTAGGCTCATCACGTACACTGGCACAGTTACAGTAGTAATTATACTGAATCCCCATGATGCTACATAGCTCGCTCTTCTTCAATTGTTCAGCAATTCTTTTGACCTCTACCTTACGAATGATCTCGCTCGGCTCATGAGTGCCATCATACTTTTTCATAGTAATACCTCCGTGTCTTTGATTAGCTGATTTTAGTATATCACTGTAATAGTATTATAGCAAATAACAATATTACCCCTCTCTCAGAAGCTTGCTAACTTTTTCACGATCAGACCATCTGCAATAGTAGTTCTTGTCTTTCTTTATACTCTCACTGATCGTCTCGTAATAAATTAGCTCATGTTCTCGTAGCAAGGAGATATACTTCATTACTGTTTTTTCATTTGCTCCAGTTTCCTTAGCTATAGTGTCAATCGTGACCCATGAATAATCAGGACTCGTCTCTGAATCATAGATCCGATGAATGATGTTGAAGTAGACAGCAAACAGTAAGTCCTTTCTTTTCTCATCCATGAATACAAGCTTTGATACGTCATCATAATAGATCTTTGTAAAGCCGTGTTGAGCAGGTGTCCAGTCAGCCTTTACATAATAGAGACTATTGTTCTTGATCGTACCAACCTCTTCTGTCATCTTAATGTCGGAAAAGACCTGTATGAGACCCTTCTCGATCATCCCCGTGATCATATCTCTTATCATGGTCTTGTTCTTGGTGTGAGATGTAAGTCCAAAAATCTCCTGAATCAATTCTACACTTATAGCAGTGGAGTTTAAGATTGTGTTCGCCAGTCCCTTGATTACGACCATGGCAAACTTCTCTCGATGACTATGCATGTCGTTATCAAGGATAAACTTGTTGTCGACAGCAAAGTATCTGTTTCCACTGTTCATAGGTTTCCCTCCTTTATTTGCAATACTTTCGTTTAATAAGAATCAAAGATGTGGCTGATCCGAATTCCATTCGGGCGCCCACTACATCTATTTCTTATTAATATTGTCACTCTTATTAGGGTAGTCTGTGTTATTTCACTACCAAAAAGTGTCTCTCTCCTGACACTTTTTACTGAAACTCAGAATAAAGTGTCTCTGTGGTGACACTTTTTACTGAAATCCGGAAAAAAGTGTCGTCCTGCTGACACTTTATTCTTACGAGTTCATATTACAGCAGTCATTTACCTATTGCAATACTTTTGTTCTATTAAAGAGTTCGTTTCTTGGATTGCCGGATGACGACCACCGATTAATAACGATCAAGTTCCTAGGAAAATCCCGAGCCTGCTCGGGGCGCCTACATCTATTAATTATTAATATTGTCACTCTTATTAGGGAGTCTCTATTATTTCACTACCAAAAAGTGTCTCTGTGGTGACACTTTTTACTGAAATCCGGAAAAAAGTGTCGTCCTGCTGACACTTTTTACTGAAACTCGGAAAAAAGTGTCTCTCTCCTGACACTTTTTACTGGAAGCTAAATCGGAAATAAGTTCTAAAAATAGGAACATTTGTTCTTATTGTAGTTGACGGGTGTTTTTGACGGTGGTATATTCCAATAAGAAGGTGCGATTTAGTCGTCCATTTTCTTAGCCAACCGTCCCTATCAAATCGGTTGGCTATTCATTTATCTTCTATATAATGATAATAAAAAGCCACCGCATGATATGAGCGATGGCTTGGGAATATGGTGAAAGCGAATTGGAATTCACTTGTTAATACTTTTTATTAATGTTAAAATGATGACAACAAATACATCGGAAAACAGAAGCAACGCTTCATCCTTGGAGTTTGGCGACCTTGAGGACGAAGCGTTGGGGATCAAGCACCACATGTAGTGGAGTTGGTTTTCAATTAACTTATGAGGTAATGTTATCATAAGAATTTTTGAAAAGCAACAACTACATGTGTTATTGATCCTACCCTTTTCCGATAAAGGGAGGATTTTTTTATTATGGGAAAGCCTGAAGAATACAGAGAAGATGAGTATATTCATTTCTTAGAGAGAAAGTCAGGAAAGAAAGTTATGGTCGCCCAGAAGAATGGCAGAGTGAGAGAGCTTCCTGAGAGTGAGATGCATGAAATCAAATTCGAAGACGTGTTAAAGATCAACTTGAGCAAGAACACTAATTCGATATCTTCTCTCACAGACAATGCATGGAAAATGGATCGCTACATGTCTTATTACTGGTCTGTGATCATGGATAGAGATTGCGTATTCCTCTATTACCATCTTCTCGATTACTGCAGAATCTCAGAGGGAATCGACATTTGTTACGCTCCAATGTTTCAATTGCGTGAGAAAATGAATCTTTCCAAACCTACTCTTGTAAGTAAGCTGAAGAAATTAGAGGATAATAACTTTATTCTTAGAATTCGTCGCCTTGAAAAAGCAAAAGATAACCGAGAAGTGTCGCCAATCTATAAGGTGAGAGCAACAATTCCTCATATCTCGAAAGAACAGTATGACATGTTGCCACCAACTCTGCAGGAGAAGCACGATAAGTATATGGCTAGTTTTGCTAACGATACTCAGATGGATTGGTTTGCAAGTAGCGGTCGCAAGAATATCGATGAAATCATCAATAATGTTGGCGATCGAATGGTTTCAAGCAAGACACGCAAGGAGATTAAGAAGTCAATTGCTTCTGCCGAGGCTGAGACCTATATAATGGAGAATCTCCCGTCTCGTATGAGAGATACTATGAAGACTGCGGAAGAATTCCAGACGCTCCTCATCGAGAATAAATGGTTCACAAAGCCATCTGCAGAAATGATATTCAATAATACGATCACCGTTTATGACAAGTCTTCCTTTACCGCATACCTTATTGTGAAGGACAAGACTCAGAAGAGCTTCCTTGAAGAAGGTCTTTCGGAAGATCAGTTTGATCGAATGAATCAGTGTCTGATTGATATGTATGATTCTATCTATCACGTCAGATACTTCACAAGAGAACAGTTCGTAGTAACCGTAATGAAGGGCAAATAATGCCCTTCTTTTTTATTGAATATGATAGTTCACATTTTAGACACTTTTATGATTTTCGAGGTGATTGTATAGGGGTAAAGATTTTTTACCCCTGTTTTTTGCATAGGGGTTAAATTTTTTAACACTAGGAGTAAAAATTTTTTACCCCTAGGCATAAAGATTTTTTACCCCTATTTATCCACAGGTCGACCGTAGTTATCCACAGATTACAGGGGTAAAGATTTTTTACCCCTGTAAATCCAAGGGGTAAAGATTTTTTACCCCTGCCCTAAAAATTTTTTACCCCCTAATTATTCTTATCTTAATTACTTAAAAGATTATTATTATATATAGCGCAACCAGTGGAACTGGTGAGCGAGAATGAAAACACAATACGATCCAACTAACTTGACGGATATGATTTCAATCTTGCGAAGTAGTAATTATAGGTCTAGAATGCACCAGATTTGATTCTGAGTGCTTCAAATTGAATCCGAGACTCCTTATATTAATATCGATGACAAGCTCTCAAATCGCATTCTAGAAGCAATGTTGTCACCTCTTTTCGTAAATCGTGAATAAACCCTGTTAATACCGTTGACATATGCAATACTTTTGTTTAGTATTTGATTTATATCATTTATCAAACAGGAGGATTCACATGATTACTTTCACACAGGAGCAAAAAGAGGCAATCAATACGATAAACGGAAACGTACTAACGATCGCAAGTGCAGGTTCGGGTAAGACATCTGCATTCGTCACCAGAGTGGCTAATATGATCCATACGCACGAGATAGATCCGACGAATATCTTGGCATTCACTTTCACAAAGAAAGCCACTGAGGAGATCAAGAAGCGCCTCTCGAAGATGATTGGCAAGTACCGTAGCGGTGAAGTTACGATAGGGACATTTCATGCTGTCGCTCTTGGTATGCTGAAGGAGCATGGAAAGCTGAATAAGATTAAGATTTGTCCGGAGTGGTGGATGATATCGATCTTTAACGATATGTGTAAACCATACGATGCGAAGAAGAATCATCGTGGACTCGGCATTCCACTTAAGGCAGGAGAGCTATCTCAGTTCATTTCTTATCAAAAAGCGAATCTGCGTACTCCGGATGACGAATTCGTCATGACAGAGGTAGTTTCGTTTGCAGAAGGAATCGATCACGACATCCTTCGGACAGCGTATCGAAAATATGAAGACCTTAAGACATATAGCCTTCAAATCGATTTTGCAGATATTCTATATATGTTCTACAAAGAACTGCGAGATGATAAAAGCTTCCGGAAGAAGATACAGAACAAGTTTCAGTATGTACTGGTTGATGAATTCCAAGATACGTCACTCATTGTTGTTGAAATCATTAAGATGATCAATACCAAGAACGTATTTGTTGTTGGAGACTTCCGGCAAGGCATCTACAGTTTCATCAATGCTGACATTTCAAACATTCTTGAGTTCGAGAATCAGTTTGAGAATGTGAAGTTAATTGAGCTAAACAAGAACTTCCGATCCACTCAAAATATCGTCAAGTTCTCAAATCAAATCATTGCAAACTCTGACATTAAGCGATATGAGCATTTCCAACCGTCTGTATCAGTCTCTGAAGAAGGATCTAAGGTGATGATCACCCTATTCCAAGATGAGGCTATGCAAGCACGTTCTATCGCAATCAAGGTTAAAGAGATGATTGAGGATGGAGTTAATCCAAGCGAGATTGCAGTACTGGTTCGAGCGAATTCACATACGGTTCTATTTGAGGAGTCATTTGCTGATCGACGAATCCCCTTCGACGTCTCCAAGTCAGTGTCATTCTTTGATCGCAAAGAGATTGTCGACTTACTGAGCTACACTCGATTGGTAGCAGATAACTCGGACAATGCAAGCTTCCGTCGTGTCATCAACTCCCCTAACCGATATCTCAGCAAGCAGTTTGTAGAGGATCTTGAGAAGTTTGCTGTGACGAGAGACCTGAATCTTCTCACTGCGATCAAGGTAAAGGATTTATCGCAATCATGGAAGTTCAAACGAGGAGTAGACAACTTCCTCAAGGTCATGTCTGACATTTCAGTTGGCTCCAACTCTACGAATGCAGGTCGATTCCTTCGAAACGTTGTCCGGATCACTCGATACAAGGAGTTTGTTAACGAAACAACGAGCAGTGCCAACTCTATTCAAGAGAAGCAGGATGCCATTGAGCGCCTCTGTGAGATCGCCAGTAAGTTTCCTAGTATTAAAGCATTCCTTGCTCACGTACAGTCCATTACAGAGCGTAAAAACGACTCTAAAGGCAAAGATGCTGTTAACATCATGACGGTTCATGCTTCAAAAGGTCTGGAATTCGATCATGTATTCGTTCCGAACGTAAATCAGGACATGTTCCCTCATACGATGAATCCATCTGTTGAAGAGGAGCGACGCCTGTTTTACGTTGCATGCAGTCGACCTCGTAAAGCACTATTCGTCTCGTGGTTCTTTTATGACAAGGATTATGAAAAGGTCGAAGAGGGCGAGTTCATTACAGAGCTACTTGGAAAGGATGTCACTCTCGATATGAAGAAGCGACTCTTTCGTGGAGAGGCAACTGTTGAACATTATTATGAAAATAACTAAACAAAAGTATTGCAATTAAAATCTACCTATGCTATATTTCGAATGAACAAGACTGATTATTAGACTTCCATAAAAGCAAAGTTTTGCAAATGGAAGTCTCTTCATACGAATTTAATCCAGAAAGGTAGATCAGGAAAATGAAATACAGAAACAGAAAAAATGAATGGGTTAGCGTATCCGAAGAGCATTTGCGGACAGCGCTAAAAATTAAGCAAGAGTTACAAAAGACAAGTCCAAGCATGCGATGCCCTTGGGGAAAGCATAAAGCTCTCATGGCGAAAGCAGGATTTGACGACTCTGAGAGTACGGAGCCATACCGTCAAATGATTAAGAGATATCAATACTCTTCATCTGAGATCGAAGAGGTTGAAAAGGAAGCAGTTGAGTCAATCGACAATCCTATCATATCTGAACTTGGAGAGATGGCTTTCCAGAAGCGTGAAGTCCAAAATGAGTCACGCTTGATGAATAAGGTGAAACGCAAATTGATGGATGAGGTTTCCTTCCGGAGCGAGATTAAGGTTGCTATTAAAGAGGCTCTTGATGGTCTTGACCTGAAGTCGCTAGTGAGTAATATTCACTCCCCCTCCCCTGTCATCGTTCCAAATGGCAATCGACTGATTGCAGTTGTTTCCGACTGGCATATTGGTGCGTTGGTGAAAGTTGACTCAAATGAGTACAACTTCGAAATTGCTAACCAAAGAATCGATACCTACATCAAGAAAATCATTCGACTTGCACTTGATCACAACGTCAAGCATATCGATGTGGTGTACATGGGCGACATGCTTGAGCATGCCTATATGAGAAATTCTCAGGCTTACCATGCAGAGTTCCCCGTATCTAAACAAATGACTCTAGGTGGAAAACTGATCATTGAGATGCTGATCAAATTAGCTCAGAGCTTCGATGTAACATATCGTGGTTTCAGTGGTAATCACGATCGGATTAATGGTGACAAGGTTGGAAATATTGATGGTGATACCGGAATGGTTGTAGTCAACGAGATGGTCAAGCTGTTCGTTGAAACTTCTCATATCGGTAATGTTGAATATGTTGAAGCGAAAGATTTCAGTGCTGTCCTCGAAGTCAACGGAAAGATGTTCAAATTCGTTCATGGTGACTTGGAGAAGAAAGCTGACACTCGCAAGATTCATGATCACAGCTCTAGAGATCGTACTGTTTATGATGCGATCGTTTACGGACACTTCCATCACCACATGGTTCTCGAGGTGGGAATTGATCGATTTGAGATTAGATGTGGAAGCATCAAAGGCTCGGATGACTACTCTGAGAAGCTTGGATTAGGCTCTGCTCCATCTCAGCTTGGAATTGTCGTAACAAATGGTGGAGAAATCCTCCCTGAAAGAATCAGAGTCTAAACAAAAGTATTGCAAAGGAGAATGAACATGGAAGATCTTATCGTAATTGCCACACTCCATACTGGCAAGAAAATCGTAATCGGAAAGCCTGATTTAAGACGAGCTAAAATTAGCTACAGCTATCTTACCGATCAAGAGATGCTAAACGATGCACCTCAGCCATTCGGAAGACGAATCTGGATTGACACGGAGCTTTATAAGAAAGTCGAAAACGACAATGTCGTAGTATTCTTCGTTGTTGATGCGACACCAGTAGTGTTAACTCAGTTTATGTAAACAAAAAAGAGAGTTGGGATCACTCCCCCACTCTCTTTTGCTCTTCATCTGACTTCTCAATCTCTTGCTTCTCGACACTTGGAGTTGATTCCTCTGTGTATCCAAACATCTTTTTCCACCATGGGAGACTACTCTTTGCTCGGTCTTCTCTGTATTCTTTGATGAACTCATCCATCTTCTTATCACGTTCATCGATCGATGATTGAATCTCAACTTTAGTACTCTCGAGCTTCTGACTGATATTAGCCTCTACTCCATTGATCTCTTCTTTATTGCTCTCAATAGATTCCACTACGAGCTGATTAGAGTCGATGACTACCTTACTCGCCTTCTCCATCTCTTCACGTATTTCTTTCCGTACCTCTTCTTTCATCTCAGCCTTAATCTCTTCACGCATCTGAGTCATCGTTTCTCCAACTATGATCTCCATGAACTGCTTAACACGATCACTGGACATTAGTTGCTTGATATCCTCTTGATTAAGTAAGTCGAGCTGTTTAGGCGATGCTTGAGGTATCGGAGCCTCCAAGTTGGATCTAAGTTCTAGCTCCCCCTTCGCTCCCTTCTCCTTTACAAGCTGAGCTAAGTCGACCATTTGCACTCTGCGACCATACTCTTCTTTCATGCGTTGTACATATGAGAAGACTTCGATGTCACTGTCCTCATAGATCCTCTCACTTCTACCATTCCGTTTTACGAAGTGGATATTCAGTTCTTCAAGCTGTGTCGTCCAGTGTCTGAGTGTCGGTGATGGTACTTCAAGCCTCTTCGAAGCATCTCCGAGAGTAATGTATTCGACTTCAAGAGCCACGTTAGCCACCTCATTTCTCTTTAGTAGTCATTTCTACTGCTAATATTAAACTATTTCATAGCCTATAACAATCTTGCCCTTCATGAAAGTTCGTAACTGTATAGGTTATATTAGTCTTGCCCTACATGAGAGTTGACAAACAAATAGCCTATATTAGTGTTGCCCTTCATGAAAGGTGACAAGTCGACATGTTAGAAAAGGCTTTAAATAGGCTATATTGACCATGCTCTACATGAACTCTCGAAGTTCGAAATGAAATAAAGCTTATCAGTAGGCTACTTGATGACTTAAAAGATTGGTCAATCACTTAATGTCCAAAGTTTTGTACAAAGTTATGGTACAAAATAGGGAAAAACACCGTAAATAACTGCGATTGCGATCTATTTAATAATGTTTTGTCCAAAGTTTTGTACAAAGTTATGGTACAAGTTAGGGAAAAGTTTTGCTTAAAGTGTTGACATCGAGCTATAAGTAAGATTATGATACTAACCAAGGCAGTAAACATTAACTTTTGGAGGTTTTTACAATGGCGACCACACGAAAAAAGAAGAAATTTGATCGAGTAATTGGGATTGACTTAGGAAATGGAATGGTTAAGATTCGTTCTACAGATGCGAAAGGGAAGGCGTACTCACTAGTCCTACCATGCGCATGGGCATATAAAAAGGATGTTGGAGATCAGGTTCACAGCAAGCAGTTGAAACTCGAAAGCTTCTTCTTAAACGATGTTGAATATGTCTGGGGAGAAGATATTGCAGAGCTAGGAAGCAAGATCAAGGTTGCAATTGGTCATGACGGTCGATACAAATCAGAACCTTATAAGATCATGGCTCAAATCGCAATGGCGAAGGCTGTTAAGGATCTTGATGTAGCTCCGACAGATAAGATTTACTTAGTAACTGGCGTACCAAGTCAGGAAACAAATACAGAGCGTGAAAATGACATCGCAAATGCTTTCTATGGAGAAAACAATGGTGTTCATGAAATCGATGTAGTAGATGAGAAGGGTGTCGACAAGGAATTATTGTTCCGGATCGGACACGTAGAAGTAATGTCTCAGCCAGTGGCAACTGTAATTGGACGCTACCTCGATGATGAAGGTTATATTGGAGATGAAGATTATCAGAACATCAAAGTAGGAGTAATTGATATTGGTGGAGGAACAACGGATCTCGATATCGTTGATCAGCTACAGCGTCAGAAAAACTACACGAGCATTCCTAAAGGATTCTCAGATGTCTACAAATCAATCCGTGAGGTAATCAAGCATGAGCATCCATCACATGATGTAACGGACTACGAATTGCTCGAGTGCTTAAATGAACAGAGCTATAAGCCGTCACGTCGCTCAAATGGAGTAGATTTCTCAAGTGCAATGGATGCAGGTATCCGTGAAGTATCGGTTGATATTCAGCAAGCAATCCTTTCTAACTGGAAAGATCAGACTGACATGGATGAGATCCTATTGATTGGTGCAAGCGTTAAGTACTTTGAAAGCAACCTATCTAATGTAGTTTCTGGACTGACGATTCCTGAGAATCATGAAGTCAGTAATGTTGAAGGATACTTCCGTTGGGGAATGAACAAAGTAGGGGAGGATGAGTAATGTCTCAGACTCACTACAAGCTACCACTCGATACTGAAGTGGACAAGGATATCATCGATTGGATTGCTGACATCCCTAGAACTAAAAAGGGAGAATTAGTCCGGCATGCGATTCGATACTATATGGAGATCCTCGGAGAAGATGAGGGATCAACTATAAAATTCCCGTCCGCTAGTAAAAGTGAAAAAAGTACACCTAAAAAACAGGTGGATGCTCCAATGACTCAAGGAGAGAAAAACAAAAGAGAGAGAGTCCGACCGAAGTTTAATTCAGATTCTCTAAAATAAGGAGATGATCGTATGTTGCTCAAATTTGAGATGATGCTAGACTCGAATAACCGGAATATGCATAAATTCAGTGATCCCAACGGGAGATGGACTGAAGATCCTGAGTTGATTGAGGAGTACATTGAATCGCTAAGTGGGGAAGCTAAGACTCAAGCGATCATGAAATTCCGTGCTGAAGAGTACTGGAATCTCTAAAATAACCTTAAAATACCGTATAAATGGCACCTTATTCTAATAGGATAGGGTGCTTTTTTGTGTTAAAATGGACTAATTGAGGCTGAAATAGCTCGAATTTAGGTCTAAAAAGGTGTCAAAATGTGCGTTTTAGCCATAAAATAGCTGATTTAGATCGAAAAGGATTCGAAAATTGATTAAAAATGGTCGAAAATGAGCTAAAAATGCTCAAAATGTACTGATTTTTGCTTAAAAATGACTAAAATAGCTCGAAATAGTGCAAAAATGAGCGAAAATGGCTCAAAAGGCGTTGTTTTAGCTGAAATATAGCGTAATAGAGGTTGATCAGTCATATACTGGCTGATCTAAGGACTGTTTGGTGCAAATGTGATCTTGTCACTGTAGGGTAGGGGAGACAAGGGATTGCTGTGATTCAGACATGCATTTTGAGTCGGATCAGATTGCCAGATAGGGGAGATTGGATCAGGATTGATCAGGATGTTTACGAGACGCTTTACGATACGGAAAAAGTGGAGATCTGGAAGGTAAAGGTTGTCGTAAGGGTCGAATCGAGGATTTTCAAAATGTGTGTGTGTAGCTACCTCCCCTCATATGGCGTGTATAACACTGGTAAAATGTGGTAAATACCCCCGTCCTTGTGTCTCACTAATACACATTAGTAGGACTGTCAAATACTGGAAGCTCTGTCTGTGTGTCAAGTACAATCACTTGACAGCACACCATCAGATTTTCATTCACCTTTTG